GATGGGTTCCGCTCACGCTAAAGAACTCAAAACAACTCCTCTCTTCTTAGAGACATTCCTTAGGAACTAAACCCCATGGAACAGAATAACGAGAACACCGAACAGCAAGCTCCTGAAGCCGTTGTAGTGGAAGAGCAGCTGGAACAGGCACAACCGGAGCAAGAAGCTCCGATCGTTGCTGAGGAAGGCTCTGAAGAGCCCGTGGCCGCTGTAGACGCAGATGCGATGGCTACCAGCTTCGCCAATATGTCTGACACTGAATTGGCTGGTCAGATCGATTGGATGTTGCGGACTGTTGATCAGGATACCATCGGTGCCGATCACGTACCTGAAGAATGGGCTGAGCGTCTGCGTTCGTTCTTCTTCGACGAAGCTGGCAATGCCAACACGGTTGAAATGGTTCGCCTGCTCATGGCCGAATTGATTGGTCCTGCTGATGAAGTTCAGCCGCTGGAAGAATCGGTAGAAGATGAACAAGCTGCTCTCGCCGAAGAGCCTGAAGTTACTGAAGCTGAAGAAGCTGCCGCGGCAGCCGCACACCTGGCTGCTGGCGACATCGTTGAACCAAAGGTAGTGGTTGAAGAGCCAGCTCCTGAAGTCGTTGAACCGGCAATGGAAGTGACCGTTCAAATCACCGATCTGTCTGAAGTGGTCGAGCTTCCGGTGACTCCTGAAACTCCAGCGGAAGATCAAACTCCGCCTGAAGGTGAAGAAGGGGCCGAGCCTGATGCTCCGGCTGAAGAGCCTCAAGTCGACGAAGACGCCAAGGCTGACGAAGAAGACGAAGCTGTTCCGGATGAGGAAGAAGAGGCTACCCCTCTCGACCCTACCTCTCTGGAAGGTCTGCGTGCTGATCTGACCGGCGTTCTGACGGCTGATGCTCTGGCTGCCTGGGACCGCGATACCCTGCTGACCTACGTCGAAACCAAAGCTCAACCAACCAAGACCGCTCGTGGTAGCTGGCCTATCGACCTGCGTCGTGGTCAGAGCATGATCAACTGGACTGGCGGCGAACTGGCTGACTGGGTTGATGGTCTGATCCTGACTCCGAAAGGCATGGATGAAGAGCTGATCTACGACGAGCTCTACAAACGTTACCGCCTGCCTAACAACTGGACTCACGAAGCTGTCAAGCTGTTCGTACAGACCGGCGAGAAGCCTGCTGTTACCGAACACGGTGTTCTGATCGAAGACCGCATGCGTGACCGTAAGACTCCTTCTCAGTGGACTCACCTCGAACTGCGCTCGGCTCTGCTGGATCAGATCGAAAGCGAACACTCGAAGGAAGACCTGGTCGAAAGCCTGAAGGCGCGCCTGGGTCTGTCCGCAGAGTTCAGCGGCCAACGCATTCTCGAAACCCTCGCTGATACACCTACGGAAGCTTCCATGGACAACATCCTGCTGAAATCCAAACTTGACGAATACAAGGACGCCATGTCCAAGTACGGCAAGAACCTGACTGACGATACCGCCGGTAAGGCGCAAGTCATGCTGTACAAAGCAATCCGTCAAGTAATGGCTCGTGACAGCGTCGGCTTCACCGAAGGCTGGAACATCCTGCTGGACTTCGTCAACACCAACTACACCCTGCTGTTCCTGCCGGAAATCGCACGTCGTGGTTACAATCAGTTGGGTATCTCGAAGTCTGCTGCACTGACCTTCGAAGACCTGATGTCGTTGCTGATCCACACCCGCGTACCTGGTACTCGCCAGCGTGAAGCCAAGATCTACAAGCTCGACAACATTCTGCGCTACGTGCCGAATGAAGAAGAGCGTCAGAACGTGATCCTGTATTACTCTGACGCCCAGTAATACAGCAAAAAAAAAAGAGTAGACATAAAGCCCGGCTCAATGCCGGGCTTTATGCTGTTAAGCTTTAAATGCAGTTAATGCTTCATTAACTTTAACGGCAGTCCATTCAACCAAAGGTTCTTTCGATTCAGGGAATTGCTTGCGGGCGTGAACTAAGACCTTGTCCAGATACGTTTCGCTGGACTTACACCGTTCAACTATCCAGAACACCTGAGTATACGTGAGTACACCATCGAGATCAAGATTGTCTGTGTCCGCTATAATGCGGGCATGTGTTTGCTGCATTAGGTTTGTTTTCAGCTCTTCCAGGGTTGGTGATTTCAATACAATCGCTTGATCTGCTGGCTTGCTCTTACCCAGCAAGAACCGGGCCATCTCCGCAACCTGCTGTGGAGACTGAGTCATCTTGAGGATGGAGAACTTGTGATACCCGAGGGTAGTCATCAGCTCCAGCATCTTTTCCTCAGGAATCTCCACGCCAAGTACACGCGAGATGACTTCACCGATCTGACGGTACTCGTACATTTCAGGTACTTCGATTGTAACCATGTCGTTCTTCATACACGTTCCCCGTTTGTTTCCGATTCTTCTTCGTAGGTGTTTGTATCATGCATCCCAGTTCTGTTGATGCCGATGAAACCTTTGTATTCCCGCAGTCGACAGAAGAAGACCTCTGTCATTCGTTCCACCTCACACATGAATTGAGCCTTAGTGAGTAAGGCATTCTCGCGCAGTGGGTAAAGATGATCACGCAACAGCTTCGTTCGCGTCTCACTGAACTTATCTCGGTGCATGATTCCGTTCATCGGGTTAACCAGCGTGATGGTTACACTCGACAGATAGAAGGCTACATGGACCTTGAAGTCAGGACCTCCAGGGTACAGCTCTTCCGGGATATCGTCTAAACCGACTACGACAGAGTTGGTCAGTAGAACCGCCATCAGTAATCCTCCAGCGAGTAATGTTCAGCCAGAGTGGTGCGCTTGGCGATAACCTCGTTATCGATTTCCCAAGCCTTGGCGTCACCACGTATTAGAGCTCGGCGGTGGATCGTATAAAGCTTTGATTCATCACTAGGCTCCCCATGAGGGATAGCTGCGAAGACGTATTCTGCTTTCATGGTGAGTTGATTCAGGGACATCTTTTCCTCCTAATGGGAACATAAAGGCGGGGATTTCTCCCCGCTTCTTAAATGTAGAAAGGTGACTGCTCTTGACCGTGGGACTTAACCTTCCCTTTAAAGTAGTCAAGCTTATTGCGATGGTAGAGCATGTGCTTCTCGATGCTGCTGCAAACGAAGTAACGGAACCGTGGAGTGATGTCAGGCCAGTCTTTCAGCAGACGTGTACGCCCCAAGGTTTGTTCGTTCGATTGCTGGGAATCGATTGCTGTTGTCATCAGGTTGTAACGGAGGTTCTTGATGTCTACCGCAGTACCTGCCGATAGTACTGTACTAACGCCAATGTCTGAGCGCTCCAACACAGACATCTTGTCCCCAGACACGTAGCGAGCCACGAGTAGTTTCGGGAACTTCTTTTGCAAGAACTTAGTCAGTATCGTACAAAGCTTAATGGTAGCGCAGAACACGATTGCCTTCTGTCCTTTCTCCATCACATCGACGAAGTCAGTCTGGATATAGTACGCAATCATTTCAAGATACTTCTCAAGAAGCTTCTTGTTCTTTGCCAACATCATTGAGGCTTCGAAAGCCGTGTGGCTGTACGCTCCACCGAACCCCTTACATCGAATTGCTTTGGCGTTACTCAACTGGTAGATGATCGCCGACACGTCAATAAACGCATCGTAATAATCCCCGTTATATCGAGCAGGCCTCGGGTACATGATCTCGTACATCTTGTTCATGAACTTGTCTTTGGTGTCGAGTGTTGCAGACAAGGTCAGGAACTTGTGGATATTCATGTAAGCGAAGAACTTCATGATAGCGTGCGGGTACTGGTGACCCTCATCGAGTACACCGAAACCGATGCCGCACATTTCAAAGAAGTCGATCGGTGCGATAGGGAAACCTGAGTCGTACCCTTCCGCTTCAAATTCCTTGATGTAGTTGACGTAGGTGTTTGTGGAGATAAGGATGACCTTACCGATGTCACGCTTCTCCAACACCATTTCCATCAGACCCTTCAGCGCCGGACTTCCTCGGACAACAAGGAGTTGACCACGCTTCAGTTTGAATGATGACTCAAGGTCAGGCACCCAACGGTCTAGATAACCACCCTTCATGAAGATAGCCGTACGCAGCCCCAGCTGGTGCATGCAATGCTTCGTCAGCTCCGTCTTACCCTTACCCGTCTGGAGGGTTACGACCTTGTTGCTACCTTCCTCATTCACAACGTGGTTAATGATAGCCGGCTGTGGATGGCGAGGTGGCCACAAGTGGATTACTTCATGTTCAACCTTGAAGCGATCCGTTGGAGTGTTATCGTGTTTAACGACTGTGTATTCATCAGACTTAATGAAGTTGTAGTTCAGGGTCTGGAAGAATTCCACCTTCATGTTGATGTGGAAACGGTAGTACTGTCTGGCAGCGGTAGAGGATGCGAACACCCTTGCAGCCACCATCTCCTTACGGCCGTCTTCAATAACCATCTCATGCTGGATGAGTGTTTTGCAGAACTGTTCGACGGCTTTCTTCTGTCGCTCGTTCAAATCACTGACCATGAACGAATGGCTATAGACGTCGATCTTCAAGACGTTCTCCCCAAATATCTACCTAGTGCGTTTACGGCACACTTCGCCTATAATAGATATACGTCTATAGTTAGTTCTTACTACAAAAGAAAGGTAAGAGTTAGGGCGGAGTTTCCTCCGCCTCGGATGTTACTGGACTTCTACGGACACCTTCTCGATAGTGATTGTATCCAAGTGTTCGTGGTGCCATGGGATAAAGTGAAGGCTGTGGCAGAGTCGCCATGTACCGTCAGGAAGTTCATCGAGGAAGTAGAACGGACTGTCACGTTCAACGTCAATTACCGTGTAGATACTGATAGCGTACTTACGCTCAGCAATGGTGAATGTCGCGCTATCGCCTGCACGATCCCAAGTGATAGCCAGAGAGTCTGGAAGCTCGTCTACGAAGCGCGTGGCATCGAAGAGGAAGTTAGTGTTACCTTTACGTTCGATATGTAAGAAACGTAACGCATCGTCTTTCACAGGTAGTTTCTTATAGACGACGTGGGTGAAGAGAGTCGAGGCACTATCCCCTTCAAACCGTATAGATACAAATTGTGGCTTAGCCATTATGGCCTCCTTGTTATAAAGTGGGGCATAAAGGCGGAGTTTCCTCCGCCAGTATGTTTGTCAGTTACCAGCCGGGCATCAGCAACGGATCGAGCAGATGTTGTTCCCGTTCAGTGATCATGTACTGCTCAAGTGTATCGAGCAGGTTACGACCACCCTGATAGGCGAAGAACGCGCCCATCGAGCGACCACTGATTACGTGATCGTATTTAGCAAACCGAGTAGGTTCGCCCAGAGGTGGAATCCTGTAATCGCCTGACTTCGTACTGGATACCATCATAGACAGCAACACAATAGCGACGTGGGTGAAGTGAACAGGAACCTTCAGTGCGATCAGCTCATGCGTATCCAACATTGCTTCAGTTGGGTTTGCATAGTCCTTCAATTGCTTCAACCGACCCAAGTGGCGCTGGTTGGAGTCACGAGTAGAGCGGATCATTACTTCCACTACTGCTGCGTGGTCCTTCATGCTACCGTGGCGGTTTGGCATTTCAAAGGCTGGCAGGTCGAAGTTCCAATCCTTCAGATCAATCCGATAATAACCATCATCATCGATTCGGAAGCCTTTCTTCAGGAAGTAGTCCAGGAACTCACGAGTCAGGTTCGACATGCGCGCGCCACGGGATACCGTGACGTGTACCCGGTTCGACTGCTTGTTCTCGCTAGGCAGCTCAAAGCTGACTTCACGGAACTGACTGAACTTGGCGATGTTAACGCCAGCGCGCAGATCGGTACGTTTCAGTACAGGAAGCTTCGATGCGTTGTGAACACCCTGAGAGTAACCACCGCGAAGCATCAGCGGGATACCCTTAACGCCCAGTCTTGGGTTCAGACGAATCTGGTGACCTTCAGATGCTGGGAGGATGTACGGCCGCTCTTCATCTTGAATGATGATCGGATCAGAAGAAGCAGACGCCTCAGAGTGCTTAACCTTCAACACTGCCTGAGATACTTCCGATTGGGTCATTGTAGATGCGATGTGACCGATGTTCGCACCGAACGGCACGTTATACGCCAGCAAGCCGTAGCACATCTTGCAGACGTTGTTGTGATGCCGGTACTTACAGTTGAATGCCAGACGGAACTTGCGTGTCTCACCAATCAGGTGAGTGTCAGTCATCCGCAATGGTTTCAACCGGTTGGTATCAGGATCGAGATAGTTGAGACCGTCCATGGCTTTGAACCTGAACTTGGTGATCTCAATCTCCCCGTACTCAGTCGATCCACAGTCAGCCATTACCAGCAAGTCAACCTGCTGGGTAGTGAACTGCATCTTCCGGTTCGCATACTCGGTTTGTTCGAGCGGCGCTCCGGTAAAGATGATAGCCTTAGCGGCCAGTGTGGATTCCATCATGGCTTCCGCAGGATCGTGAATACCTGCGAAGTAGTTGCCCATGATAGGTTTGCTATATACGTGCCCATCGATGTCGGTGTTGTAGCCCCGCACGATGAGGATCTGAAGCAACTGCTCCATCTTCAACAGACCAGCCCGAAGGTCGGAGATGATCACGTTACGAGCAATCGCAGGATCACGTTCCAGAACCAACTTCGCCGCATCGTAAGCCTTCTCGATAGACAGCTTGTTAGGCTGGCATTCGGTACGGATCTTAGCGATTGGCGGATACTCGTACAGATGACTGAAGTCAAACGAGTTACTGCCGCGAACATACGCCGCATATTCGACGATGGATTCGTTGTACAGACGGTTGGTGCCGTAATAGTTGTGTCGCCACAACTCTTCACGGTTAAAGCCCAACTCACCGTACGTGTTGTACATGTCTTCAGTGATCGCACCCTGTACTTCATGGATGCGTTCATTGGACAGCGAACCATTACCGATGTGGTGGCGCTTGAAGATACCGAGTTTGTCGTATACCTCGTGTGGCAACCAGAGCTTGCGGGAGATCTGGGTATTGATTGTTGTTGTGGTCATCGTGTCGCCGTCGTCGAACTCGAGGATGAATTCCTCGTACTCAGCGCAAGGCCAAAGATGTACCATCGTATCGAACAGGTCACGGGCTCTGAACCGACGATGTCTTGCCATTAATTAACACGCTCCTACGTTGTACCGCCAGGGATTACTCCCTGGAGATATTCTTACCAGATACGGCCATCATGTGGCGAACGTAAGCCAGCGGACGATGTCCACCAAGCTTAAACTTCTCACGGTCAACAAGACATTCGATGTTGGTCGGTGTCTCGTGGGTGAGGATCGTCATGCAGGCTTCTTTGTGGACCACCGGGTTGTAGTTCAAGTCCATGATGTGAGCAAGGGGCTCAGCACCATAAGCGTGAGCGTGGTTACGCGCTTCGGACTCACCGGTAGATTTGGTTACGGTTTCACGGCCAGGGCTGGCATATTTGTCAGCATTCGTCAGACGGGCAGTAACGCCGAAGTGGTTGGTCTTGGAGGACGATACACCGGAACCGTCGGTAGCCGTCTTCTCCAAAGGCAGGTAGTAGTCAGGACCGATCAAGATGCTGGTCTTGGTGGTTACCATATCGCCAGCCAGGTTCCGGTAGGTCACTGGCGTCAGATCTGGCATGTACGGACCTGATTCGATCTCCTTGATGACTTTGTCCATGTAGACTTCGTCAGAGGATGCGAGTTGCAGGAACAGACCGTGAGGATCTTCGCCGTCCATGATGCATTCGATTACATGCTGCAAGTGAATCCCTTGCGGAATGACATCGTTACGCGTCAGACGTTCGTACATTGCAGGCGCCACCAGCTTATAGAAGCCGATGATGTACGCAAAGTTCTTCATGGTTACAGCCATGTTGTTCTGAGACGTCACCGCACGTTTGACTTCTTCCCGATCAATCGGACCGAAGGCTGGCAAGCCGTAAGACTTACGAACACGTTTGATGATATCCCGGCCAGCAGCACCGATTACCTGGGTATGTTGACGACCGTTGTTCAGACGGTTTACCGTGGAGTTCGAGAAGATCACCACGTCGGCTCGAATACCGTTCTCGTCTGTAGGCATGTCTTCGTCTGGAGCAACCGCCGAAGTAACACCTTTACCGCCAGATTGGTCAGTAACCTTAGGACCTTCACCAACCGACGTCTTGTACTGGTAGATGATTTCCACACGGAACTCATCCAAGATCTCGCCGCGATACTTCGTGCGAACACGCAGTTGGTCGGCTTTGCTCTTCGGCCAGATGCCTTCTTCCAGCAGACGCTCACCGCTACGTGCGATTGCTTCGTACAGGAGAATGCGCAGACGTGGAGACATTGCAACGTCGTCAGCCAGGAAGTTACCTTTCCGGCAGAGGCACGTCTTAACGATCTTGGTGTAGAACTCTTGGTCGGCCTCGTAGTACTTCAGGAACTGTTTGGTCATTTCCTTTGGTAGTTTCGGGGAAGACAGCCTATCGTTATGAAGGACTCGGATGTCTACGACTTGAGCGTTCGGTACGCCGTACAGCGGTGTGTCCAACCCATACTGCGGTTTAAGCAGCTTGGTCCGAGTCATGTAGACTGGATCATACTTTGGATCGAAAGGCCGTGATGCGCAGATCAGACCGTTTGACTGGATGAAATCACCGATGTCTGGAATAGGTTTGTACTCTTCCAGGTTACCGTTCCAGTTAATTGGGTAATGACTACCGCCGAAGCGAGCAATCCGACTTTCAAAGCCTGTCGAGCGAATACGCTTGGCATAACTCTGACTGATCTTTACACCGTCTTCAGTACCTGCCGGATCAGAGATCATGCAGACGTTGGTTTCCAGGCCGTACATGTAGTCGCCATCATCCGTAACAGCCGGAGAACGAGCAATAACCGTACCTGCCTTGAAACGTTTACCTTTAACGATGGCGTCGTAGACGTCCTGATCGTATTCGAACTCGAATCCGTAATGCTGGTGCATTACGTGAAACTTGCTCAACTCGACCACGTCCAGCTCTTTCGTTTCCCAATCCTCGTAGATCACCAGATCGAACGGGTTGATCTGGAACTTATCGCCGAAGTTACGGGATGTAAATCGTGGGATGATCGCCAACACCACAGCTTCACGAGGAAACTGATGGTTAAATGTAGCTTTGGCAATCTCGCGTTCCAACCCAGTCTGCTGGCGTTTACGGGTACGTCCATCCACGATCAATACTTGGGACAGGTTACCGGTGAACATTGCTTGACGGGCACCAGAGACACATTTGAACTGAGAGTTTAAACCACTGATCGGAACCATCTCCGGTGGAATGGTGTAGCGCTCTTGAGGTAAATGATCGGTTGGATCAAATGGATTCATTCAATCGGTCTCCTTATTACTTTGGGCTGAGATTCTATTTCGGTAATGTATAACTCAAGACTTTTATAGGTAAACACATGACTGGCATTTCCAAGTGGATCGTAGCGTCTCCCTCAAGCTTCACACTCACTCAAGAATATAAGACGTACGTGGACTCCCTGATCATCTACTTCAGGGAATCTGAGACCACTCGTCAAGTGATGGTATCTCCTGAGACTGGATATCTCTACAGGTTTGACCTAACACAGTTCCTTTTAGCGAACGGCGTACCACTTGAGGATCATTATCTGGTGATGCGAGTTAACGGGTTTTCCTCTATTCACCAGATTGATGAAACGATCAACCATGTGCTTGTGCCTGACATGGCCTTGGTTGCGCGGTTTAAACAAATCTACAGAACTAGCTTAAATGTCAGCTAGGGAACAAAAAGAAAAGTAGAATAGGCGGGGAAGTCCCCGCCTCTCTATGCCGCTAATTACCAGCCGCGGCCACCGCGACCACCACGGTCACGATCATCACGATCACGCCCTGAACGCCAGCTTGGGCTTTCACGACGGCTATCACGATCGTCACGATCGCGGTCACGACCCTTACCGCCCATCAAGTCACGGAAGCTTCCATGATTCGAACGGCTATCCGAGCGATCATCATCACGATCACGGCTCGAACGAGAGCTGCTGACAGTGTCGCGGAAACTCGAACCAGCAGCCGGACGCTTCTCGTCATCGCTACCGATGGTGAGTTTGGCTTTAGGTTCATTCCACGGCAGATCATCATCGGCACCAACATCACTCGCACTTGCTTCGAACGCAGAACGTTCTTCTTCGATTTCCTTACCGGTGTTACCCGGCAGAGCAGGAACTGCTCGGCTGCAAACCTTGGCGAAGTCGTCGAAGTTATCGAGTTCATCGCTCCAGTCCAGATTGAACTTCAGCTCTTCGAACGATGGGCACTTAGGCGCATGTACGGTGAGGATGTCGTTCAATCGAGTCGCCAGCTTGTGGAAGGACAGCAACAGGCTGTGGAAGTACGGCGAGTTGCCGTTCTTACTGCCGGAGGTGTACATCTTGCGAGCTGGCTCGTCGCCAAGGATGTATTCGAGAACCGATACAATCAGCGCTTTGTCCTTGGTCTTCCGTGGCATCTTCACGCCAAAGAAGGTTTCGGTTTCTTCGCTATCGGCTTCATCCATGATCGGGAAGGTTACAACCGATTGACGCAGACTGCCGTCGTCGGTCTTGGCTTTCAGGATAATGGTAATCAGGTGCTTCTCAGGAACCTGACTGACAGCATCGAACACCTTGCGCATGGTATCGACAGTCTTTTCATCGACTTCACCAATACCTGCCAGAGCGGTCAGATACTTGGAAGCCTTGGCAGACATGCCTTTGTGGCGCTTGGAGTCGGATGCCAGTTCCATCAACGACAGGCCGATATGGCGAACCGTTGCCTTGATGCGCTCACCGACGTAGTTCTTGAAGGCATTCAGTACAGGACTTGGACCTTCGGTGATCTGTTCAGCAAGGGGATGGAACCCAGTACGTTCTTCGCCCAGGCCTTCTTTCAAGATCTTCTGTACAGTGATGCACAGACGGGTCTTGTTCAGGGTCACTGGAGATGGCTTACCGTCCTTAAGGTAGGACAGATGGCCGTCATCTACTTCTTCTTCGAAAACCCCTACGTCAAGTAGGACCTTTCGGTTGAAGTCATTCATTCGATCGAGCTTACTTCCACTCATCACTAATTCCCGTGGTCATTAATAGGGGTTTGTGAAAAGGGCTTTACCAGCCCTTACCACCTTTACGTTCGCCAGATGCTGCTGCTGGAGCGGCTCTGTAATCGTTATCCCGAGGACGCGACTCTTTACTGCTTGGAGCCAGATTGATGCGACTTTCACTGCCAGTGTTCAGGCCGTCTTCACGAGCCCCAACGCCAGAGCGCGACATCCGCATGTTCGACAGACCAGAGGCCAGATCGATAACGCCTTTCGACATCCGATCGAGCGACTTGAAGTCTTTATCCTGAGTAGGCGCCAGAAGGCTGGACGCATACGCTGGGAAGTTGAACGATGCTTCTTCACCGCCGTCCATCCGGATACGGATCTTGATGAACTGGTCGATGTTCGCGTCGATGTACGCTTCGAACTCAAACGCACCACCGCAACCAACTTCTTCCATCAGAACGTGTTCGATCTGACTTTCGAAGTACGGCCAGTTCGCCTTAACCGACATGCCTGGAGCAAACGGAGTTGGCTCAGAGCAAACCACTTTGTACTCGCCGAAGCGGGCACGACTGTTCAGCACCAGACCAGACACCGACGAATACATCGAGTTGATCAGAATGCCAGGCAGGGAGTTTGCGATGATGGTCGCTGCAATCGCCTCGTTGGTATCTTCACCCCAAGCGGAGTTGTTGATGAAACCACCGCGCTTACGTTTGTCCAACGGAACGAACATCAACTGACGATCTTCATCGAAGTCTTCGTTCATGTCCATCAGTTCGCCGAAAGTAATGCAACCTTCACGGAGAATGTTGGTGTCGCGCTTGATACGCTCCAGATACGGATCGAGTTCCAGAGAGTTCTCTGCCAACCGATCAGAAGTTGCCTGGATGGTGTCTTCATCATTACCGTCACCGACGTACGCATCGTTAGGCGAGTTGCTCGCCTGCATCCACGCATTCAGGTTACGGGCCGCGTAAGCGGTCTGGCTATTGTTGACAACGTTCGATGCACGGATTGCCGAGCTGAACGAACCAACGGTGTTGTTGACATTGCTGTCGTTATCACGCATGAACGAACCGAATGCCGCATCTGCACCACCACGTTTGAACAAGTCGGTAGGGCGCAGAGTAACTGGACGATCGCCGCCACGGGTAGTGCCACGATCAGAACCAGTCAGGCTGGAGCGAAGCAGGATCTGGTCATGCGCTTGGATCTTCGGCACCCAGATATTGCTATCGCGGTGACGGGATTCCTGCATGTGGACCCGCGTGATGTTGTTGAAGTACATCTTCATGCCAGCATCGAACTTCGCGTTATCGCCACGACGGGCGTGTTCGCTGTGATCGGTATAACCCACGATATATTCGTAGGTGCTGGCGTTGTCACGGTTCATCACCTTAACAACCATCCCGAACATGATCCGAGTGGTATCCCAACCATTGCTGATGTGGGACTTGTGTTGACGACGGTTCGATGGACCGAGGAGTGGCGCAACTACCTTGGCCAGACGAATGGTGCTCAGGTTCGAGCCGTCATCGGTAGCCTTGGCGAAGAGATCGAGGTCGTCTTTCTTCAGCGTGGTTTCGTAAGGACGAATGACTGGAGTGTCGCTGCCTTCAGTTTCCACGAAGATAAGTTTAACAAGTTCCATGAATTACTCCTGTGCTTAATACTCTAGGGGATTGAACTTTTCAGTCCATTACCGGGATAGGGATGTGACGTACGTAACCGTCCAGCTTGATAAACAACTCAGCCAGCTCATCACGGAAGTCACTGGAAACTTGCAGACGCCGGGTAACGTCTGTCCGCTCGTACTTCGCTGCCAATTGGCGCGGGCACTGAGGTTCCCACTCGTTCTTAAAGAATACATTTGCCGCGTCTTCCACCCCACGTACCCCAACGTTTGGTGATTGACCACTATCCTTCTTGCTCTCCGGCATTGTGTAAGGATAGATGTATTCCAGCTGTTTCATGTTCTCGTCGCTGATCTTGGTTCTAGGAACCGGGGTCATCATCTCGTCGTCTGCCATCTGGACGGGAGCTGCTGTTTGTAGGATTGCCAATTGATGGAAACCCCACTTCCACAGGACGGTCTGGGAAATACCCATTGCCGTGAACAGAGTGTTACGGTCGAACATCTCGATCGCACAACCTGCTACCACTGTAGACATAACCCAGATGCAGAGAGCTACTTGTGCATCGTTCGGATCAAACCGTGCCAACTTCTGCGCGCGGGCTACGCACATCTCGGTTTGTTCGTCAGTGATCTCTTGATCGATTGCCCGAGCTGCCTCGAGGTAATCGGTGATGTACAGCTGGAAGATGCAGAGGTCGCCAGTACTGATCTGCTCCTTCATTTTGTAATAGCACCAGACCGAACTGTTGTCGTCTGTTGCTGCTTCCACATCGATCTTCGACCGGATGTTACCGCCGAATGCCGCCGGAAGTCTGTTGTTGTTACCGCAGACGTAGTTGAAGACCACCTTCATCAAGTGATCCTTATCCGTCTCTGCGGACAACGGGGCGATCGAAACCTTACGGATCAATGCCAGTGCCATCAGGAAGACAGGGATCTCCTCGGATGACAGGAACTCGAAGATGATAGCCATCTCGTGTTCCATCTCTGTAGTGTTTGCCCGAACGTAAGTTTCCAGACGATCGAATGCAGGACACTCTTTGAGCAGGCAGGTTTCCAGAAGTTTGTACGCAACGTACTCCTTCTTCTTCGGACCTTCTTCCTTTATAGCGATTGGAAGGAAGGCTCCCCAAACAGGAATCATGCACCGCAGGCCCAATGCCACTGCTGCCAGATCGATGTATTCCCGTTTCAGATAAGTACGCTCCATGTAGATCGGAGTGATCTTATCCGCTGTAACGTAAGTGTCGGCCAGTTCTGCGGGGAACTTGATGTTCTTATTACTGGTCAGGTAATCACGCAGATCTTCGAACTTCACGATGTCGAAGATACCTTTAACGATATCTTGCAGCAACTCCATGAATTCACTGGCTTTTACATCTGTACCGTACGAGTCCAGCACCGTGTCAAGGCGGGCGTAGCAATCGTACAGCTTTTGTTGATCCCCCTTACTGTAACGGCTGATGAGATCATTGATCTCGCTGAACAGCTCGACGCGCATCCCGAACTCGTCATCGTTCTTTACTGCACCCGGTTTAGCGTTAGCGTAACCCGCAGCATTAATGATGATATCGTTTTCACCAGGGTGGGACACAGCGACAGCTGAGAAACTTCGTTTGGTAAATCCAGTGATGCTGAATTCCATCAATACACTCCGCTTGGTCACTATATGGTGCTTACTCTATACTGTAATGTATGGCTGTGTATTTTTACGTTAAGGCGGCATAAAGCCCGTGATACAAGGCTTTAGACCCTGTATCACAAACGCTAAATGCTCTCAGACCCTAGAAAGGGATATCGTCGTCGAAGCCGTTACCGTCGCCAAGAGGCGCTGATGGCTGCTGTTGCTGTTGCTGAGGAGGACGTTGCTGGTAGTTGTTACCACCGCCGCCACCATTGTTGTTACGTTGCTGGTAACCGCCGCCGCCATTTTGGGCTTTCTGCATGTTTTCCAGACGACGCTTCTTCTGGTACTCAGGTTCTTCCCACTTGTTGGTGAAGCGCTCGTAGTACACTTCCAGCCAGGCTTCAGCAGTTGCAATCGCTGCTTCACGGCTAGAGATCTTCACGTCAACCGGCTGACCATTTTGCATGATCATGTGGTATTCGTCAGATTTGAACTCGTGAACCATGTCTGGCTTGCCTTTGGCAGTGATGCCGAAGGTTACAACACCGTCTTCACGTTTGGCCACTTGGAAGCGAGAGATGATCATCTTCTCTTTGGCACGAACACTCTTACGCTGATCCGCATCCCACATGAATGGGAAGCCCCAATTGTCGACTTCGAACGACACTTCGCCGTTGTAGTTCGCAACACGGATGATCAGGTTCATCAGGGTACGGAAAGGGATCGGCGCCATCGGCGTATCGATCTTGACCGGGAAGCCTTCAGACTTGCCGGCTTTCGGTTCGGTCTTGTAACCGAAGTCGACCTCGATGATCGGGTTGTTGTTGTTCGAATCCAGCTTCACCCGGATCATTGTCTGACGGGCGCCTTCCTTCTGAGGAGCGCCGTACAGACGGAGTTTACCGTCGTCGATGGCTTCCGGTTCGCGGCGTTTCTTTTCGGGTTGTTGCGACATGTAAATCACCTGAGTGAGGATGAATGTGGTTTCTGGACATTCCATTGTCCCTATTCATAACTATTTACGCACTATAGAGATCCTTGATCAGCATCTCCAAGGCTGGATCTTTACGAGCCGCCGCAGAGTCAATGATCAAAGCCTTAGTGGTAGCCGGAGTCCATTTGTAGGTCTCAGCTAGCTCCAGAACACGTTTGCGGATCTTGATAGGCATCGGGCTGAATAGAATCCCATCACCAAACATCTGCAAGGTCATCTTGTCAAAAGGCAGGTTCGGATTCTCCTTCCCGCCAAGTAACTTCGTGTTCCACATAAGAGGTGTCTTTATAGCCCCTGTGTGCGATTCTAAGAGCGCTAACGAGGTAAACCGATACCTTTGTAGCAGGTCGATCGGATAATGCGTCAGAAGCACTGTCTTGTAATTGAAGTCAGGGAAGTCGGTTGTGTACTGCTCGATAGGAGAACCGCTCTCAAATTGAGTCAGGAGATTCTTGATCACCAGATTCTTCTGAGCCCAGTACATGTGTTGTGCTGTTGTGGTCGGAGCTTTCAACAGAGCTTGCTTGTACTTGCGCGGAACATCGCCATACGTGCAGTGATAGAACTTTACTTCACATCGACCATCTGACGTCTCTGAGATGATCTCCTCAATAACGCGCATCTCGTTACTGACGGCTTCAGCCATCGTGTACTCTTCGAGTAAAGCGCGCGCCTCCTTATCTACAGAGCCCAACAGGTTACGAATCAACGTGCGGATGTTGATCAGTAGCAGGTCCCGCTTGAAGATCTCAGGCGAGTCCGTAGGAGCCTCAGGAAGGATACCGACCAGAGACTCGATTGCCAGACTTGTAGCAATGGAGATTGGAAACTGACCCATGGCTCTTTCGGACAGCTTCTCTCGTGAAATATTCTCAACGGTCATGTATCTATTCCTGTTAGCCTTTCTCCAGCACCTTCACGATCTCCTTCATGATGTCATCAGGCGTACCCTCTAGACGTGGAAGGAGTAGCTGCATGAGCGTGTCTGGCCTGATTGATGTCAGGGTCACGGTCTCAACTATCAGTCCAGTATCTTCGGTGTCAAGGTCACCAGCGCCATCCACTACTTTGGTAGAGATGTTAAACTGCGGGAATTCTACGGTTATTCGGGTTAAGGCTGTGTAAGCCTCATCGTTTCGGCTTAGCTTCAAACGGAAGTAACTACCGTCTGGACTGCCGTTGTATTTCTTGAGGGTAGCAATCACTTGGTTCAGTGTCTTGCCCACTACCTCGATAGTCGTGAAGATGGTCGCTTCTTCATTGACCACAAAGAACTCATCGTAGACGCCTTCCGTTGGGGAGAAGCAGAATTGTAGATGTCCTTTGTCATCCTCTTCATTAAACCTAAGTCTTTCAGTAGAGGACGGCACACGAATCTTACCACTGGTCGTGTGGTGGTGATTGTGACCAATGATGATCAAATGAACTACGATTGATTCGTACCGTTCCTCAAGATGACTCGAGATACTGCGTACAGGCTCCTGATAGGTGAACATGCCGTGCATAACGGCAAAGTCTACCTTGTCTATGCCTTGCTCCCGCATCAAGTCCTGAACCATCTTCCAGGTCTTGTTAGCGTCGTGGTTCACTTCATCCTGAATATACAGGACAGTCGGACCACCGGGGATGAGTTCATCGATGACGATGTTCTCGTAGTACTTGATGTCGGCATTGGCCTCAATCATTTCGTTGTACTGAATCATCCAGCGGGACTGTCTGTTATCGTGGCTAGGCGTACCTTCAAGGATTCGGATAGCTACGTTGTGCTTTGCAGCCAGTTTCAGGAAACGTTCCATCCACCGTGTAATCACGAACGCGTCATCGCTGTCATAAGCGAGACGTTTGTCAAACAGATCACCGGAGATAATGATCACATCCAGAACTTTCATCCGCTCTTCATGGAAGGTCTTCTCCAGTACATCTACAATCTTTCCAGACTTAACCCGGTTATGTCCGAGGTGTACGTCGCTGATAACAGCGATCAGCAGGTCACCCGCTTGTCTGACAGCGTAGGTGAGGCGGCTAAGCCCCACCTTGATGACGGTGCCTTTAGTCGATGATAAAGTCGTCGTCGGATCTTGCATTATTACCGCTCTCTGCAATGGCGTTAGTACCGGGCTTTTTAGCAGCCCTCAAGGCCGCTGCAATAACGGGAGCGAGTTTCTCACCCACGAGTTCCTCAAGAGGCAGCTCGTAGCGATCGTAGATGTAGCACAACATCACCAGACACCGGGTCTTGGATGCGTCTTCTGCACGCGGAGCCAAGATGTCAACCAGATCGTTCTCGATCGTGAAGACTTGACGCATGTCGTTGTTATCAACGTGCATCCCCTGAATCTGAACCAACTTGTGGATAGTTGGGATATTGACACCAGGTTCATGGCGCGCCACTCGAGTGGGTACGTCTACAAACAATGGTGGTACATCGTACAGTTTCACGCCTTCCTGATCGACAACCTCGATCTCATTGTTGAGACCATCGGCTACGTTCAGGTAGTGGCCGATTTCAACTTCTTCCCGACGAATCCACTTACGCAGAACCGGCAGAAGGATGTTGACGAAGTATTGCTCAGGGACCTTACGCTTACGCTCAGCCGTGGAGTCATTGATCTCTGTGGCTGCTTTAGCCATTCGCTCAAGACCTTCCTGAACATAAGCCCGGTAAGCTTCAGAGCCTTTATCCTCAAGATCCTCACGGGGCTTGTTGCGGATTACAGGCTTTCTTTCACGAGGACCAGTACGGGACATAAAAAACTCCTAGAGACAAGGGAGCCGAAGCTCCCTGTCAGGCCGGCAATTAAACCGGAGCGGCGTCGTTCTGAGCCTGGTTCAGCAGGGCTTCAGCAGCGGCGTCCAGTTGCGCGTCAACAGCGCGGTTGCTGGTGATGTACCAGACATCGCCCGGCGCGGTGGATTGCGACAGAACCAGCTTGGCGATCTTTTGCAGAGCTTCGTTCGGCATGCCGGAGTCGATCCACTCTTCGCTGCCAGCAGCGCGGGTGGTGATGTCGACGGTCAGAGGCTCGTCGCCAGCTTCGGTGTTGGCGCTGATGACGGCACGCAGGCAACCAGCGTATGGAGTGCGGGTCAGGACCGGACGCAGTGCCAGTTGGGATGCCAGTTGAGCCTGGTTGTTCAGAGCGCTCAGAGCGCCGGACAGAACAACGCGAGCGAAGTGGGTAGCGTTTTCCGGGATGTTCAGCAGGTCGGTAACGCTGGCCGCGACGAACGCTTTCAGTTGCTCAGGGGTTTCTGGCATGAAGACTGGTTGTGGAGCTGCTGCTTCAGGAGCTGCGGCTTCGGTGGCTTCGTTTTGTTTCGAGATTTCAGACGACATGGGTCTTCCTTAGGAGGAGTACAGTGTTGTACCACTGTTGGTGTTGAGGATTGTTTTCAACATGGAATCTTTGGCGGTGAGAGCGTATCCGATGCTTCGTGATTCTACATCGATGCTGTCTCCGTCGCTTACTATTCCCTCGATTAGTAAAGAAATACCTGGACCCACCGTTGTGGTGTCCAAAGTAACTTCCAGAGTAACGCTGCTGAAACCTTCTGAGAGGAAGCTGTAGAGGTCTGACTTCAACTTCTCGGCAATGGCGAAGGGATCGTTGCCGTATTGCTGTATGACCTTTGTAAGCGAGTGTACGTTGTCTTTGAAGTAGGTTGTCTGGCTGTATTTCGAAAAGAAGTAACAGCACATCATGTAATCGATCTTGAGATCAATATCTTCGACACAACCAGCCTTACCTAGAGTTGCTACTTTAATGGCCATAGCGGATCTGCCTAATAGAATCGGACATCCTATTTGGACAAAAAAAAAGAAGTAGGACAGCAGGGAGCCGAAGCTCCCCGTGTTTATGCTGCTTACGGCTCTACGGTTATTGTTGTCTTACCGGACTTGAATGTGACTAGGTAACCTGTATCGGCTAACGAGATATTCAGCACGGCGTCATCTGGGGCTTCCATTGTGGCTACAACGAGGACATCCCCTTGCTCATGGGTTAGAGCGTTATCCTCTTCCATGCTAAGGATAGCTAAAGCGATTTCACAGCGGGTCGTGTATTCCCCTACGTGTTTCGACATGTTCAGCTCCTGGATCATTAGGTGGTTGTTTCAAAGGTCTTCCACGTCTTGCACCGGGTATGAAGAAAGCTGCACCGAAGCATCGGTCACGCCATACCCCTTCAATATGCGGTTTAAAGTTTAGTTCTTGAATCACCCCCTCCATGAAGTAAATAGCTGCTGGCCGGTCGTCGTCCTCTACCTGCCCTGCAACTATCATTCCAATCCTTTCGGCTACCCGATGTCCATCGAGTAACGCAAACTCTTCTGCACCGAATTCATGGGTATCGAACTTAAAGGTGACGTAGTACACGATGAGTTCTTTACCGTATCCACGTAAGACACTTACGTACCCGTGGGCATCTTCCCAAGTAATCGGTGCATCAGTTGTACTGAGGGCAATGCCGAGCTCTGGAAGGATATCCTCACGCGTATCGAAGTTTGAACCTTCGAGAAGTATCTCCGTGAATGCGCTGTTCTTATCACGCGCCGTAGGGAGTATCCCTTTAACTAGAAACATGTATCGTTACTCCTGGCAAAAATAAAGGGCATAAAGCCCGGCTTTCACCGGGCTCTACGTTTTACAGTGTGTTACCAATCGGGCTGAGTGGATCTTGCTTGCCTTCGTCGATGAAGCCACGCTGAGCTGCCCATGTCCCATGACGGGTCATGTCTTTCTCATTGAACGTAAATGGTTCATCACCATGTTCGTCCTGTACCAGAAGGTAGGTCACGTAGTGATCTTCATCTGGAATGTCTTGACTAACGTACGCACCGTTCATGATTTCACGGTACGGCGTATGGTCTCGACCAATCATGCCTGGTTCTTCGTCTTCGTAAAGCTCGCCATAGCCTTCCAAGCGTCCCTGTTGCCAGAGAAGTCGGGTTCTTGGTTCGGCCATTGCTGCTCGACGCATCTTCGGCTTGGCATTACGCAACCCTTCACGAGTTGTCAGAAGAACGATACGATCCTCGTCCCACCGTTTACCAAACCTGTCGCGTAGGCCACTCACGCGATCCCGCAGACGGCCGAGATCGAAGTTAGCCAGCCTGTCGCTAGCCGCCTTTAAGAAGCTGGATGCATATCCGCCAGCAGATGTCATTGCGCTGTCCATGCGATCTCGCAGGAAGCTCAAGTCATCCCTGTCCATGATACCGTGAGTGGCAGCATGGATTACGTCATCATCAGCACTTACGATGTAAGCCATGTCAATCTCCCATGGGTACTGATAGGTCGTTTCCTTCCTCAATACGTGCGTTGATTGTAGAGATAACCGGCGCAGGTATGTTTGCGTGGTTACTCACTCCGAAGACCTTCTTGAGATCCATGAACCCAGTACTTGGTTTCAGGCGCTCGAAAGCCCTTGCTGTCACGTTATCCAGTGCCAATTGTCCAGACATGTAGTCACCATCGAAGTCGGCGTTGGGCGCTACCAGCGTCAATACAGAGATGGATGTACTCAATTGGGTAGGATCGCGTTTGATCGTATCGATGTAGAAGCCTTGCGTAGAACCACGCTTAAGCGATGGGAACCGCGTAAAGCCTGCCATCATCCCTCGACCGCCTGGAGATTCGGCGATCAGCTCGTCGAAGATCTTCTCAATGCGGTGGTGCGTCCGAAGAACGTTATCGTAGACCAGCGTCAAGATTTCGTTAGGAGTATACTTCTCCTTCCGTAGCTTGTTCGCGATGTGGAGCTTAAACGTCAGAACTGCTGAACCCCATGGAATCTCGAGAGACTCGTGATCGTGAGGTTTGTGGTTCGAGGTGATTACCGTACGGAACGTAAAGTGCGGCGATACACCGTAAACCAGTTTTCGCAATACTCCTTTCTTGTCAAAGATTTTGAGGTGCTCGTTACCAGAGTAATAGGTGCAGAGCTTATTGCTTGACCGTGCGATCCGGGATTCAAGATCGTACAGAGAAATGCGCTTGGCCGATGCTACTTTGCCAAGACAGATGAGCGCATCCAGTGCGGGCGCCATCTTTGGATCGACGTACGTACGGTCGCCCACATCTTCGACGATGAAACCAATCTTGGATGGGAACGGCATGTAGCGGCAGAAGATCAGGTGTTTGTGGATATCAATGAAACGCATCGTGCTAGCAGCTTTGGCCGCTGTTACGAAGTGCCTGATTGCGCACAACTTGGACATGATCTCATCGAAGTGCTTATGGAAGTAGACCAACCCACGAGTAGGTACGATCGCTTCAATAAGACGCTCTTCTTTGCTGTTAAGCTTAGGAGGTCGGTACTTTGGATCAAGGATGTAGTCGAAGACGCTGAATGAGGACTTGGTGAATCGGGCCTTGAGCAACCGGTAGATTGTCAAGTTGATGAACCCAGGAACTTCGTCAGGTGCCCTTACCCAGACGATAGGTTCGATAGTTTGCTCTGTAATTGGCAGTACTTCATAACCGCAGTGAATACAGTTGTCATGAATACGGCTACCACCAGAAGTCTTACGGCATGGACACGCCGGCACGTTGGAGAACACGTCACCATCGTACTTGGTGTAGACCAGATCGTTGAACCGCTGTTTACCTTCATCTGTTTCGAGATCCAGGTCGTTTGCCAACATCGGCTTAATGCTCAAGTTCTTGAACATCAGGTCGAAGTCTTCAATGACTGGATAGATACCCTTACGCCCCGGATAACGCTGACGTGGCTCGTAGATATCGTAATTAATCAAATCCATGGCGCTTCTCGCAGATAAAGAAAAAAGAAACAGGAGGAGGGTTGCCCCTCCTCCCGTGTCAGTTTACCGCATCTGCCGACTTAGTAGTCGATGGTGTCGAACAGACCACCACGGCCACGATCAGCGGTGGTGCGGTCGGAACCACGACGACGGCTGATGCCGATGTCGGAAGTTGCCAGCTGCGACCAGTTGCTGCCACCAACGTGACGACGAGTGTTCAGACCACCTTCGGCAGTCATGTAGCTCGACATGTCAGCTGCGTCCAGGGAGCGCGACAGCGCCTCGAGGAAGTCAGGCTCGAAGCCCAGCAGCGGAGCGGTGGTGGTAACGCGGATGCCCGGAACAACCTTCTGGAGGTAGCCCAGACGTTCTGCCAGGCAGAAGTCCACGGTGTTGCGATCGTTCTCGTAGGTGTACTGGAAGTCAGTAACCAGATCGATGTTCTTCTCGCCAACTTCGGTGAGGAGAGACTGAACGTTCCATTCGCGCAGGTCGCGCACGTTGCCTTGGTTATCAACCCAGGTGCCGATCAGCTGACGAGTACCCATCGAACGCACTGGAGCTACGTCGGTGGAACCAGCCAGGTCCTTGTAGGCGCGGCTGAAGCGGTTGCCCGACAGAACGTCGGCAGCTTCGAACAGCGTCTTGGTGTGGCGACGAGCAACGTCGGTATCGCGAGTGGTCGCGATGCTTTCGAAGATCGACAGAACCGAGGACTTCTCGCCCGAGCTTGGGATCATCATGCCGATGGCCAGTTTCGGGAAGACCGTGAACGCGAGGTAATCACTCAGATCGTTGTCGTCCATGTTCGGAGACACGTCGTCGAAGATCTTGGCGAAGTCGCGGTTCGGGTTCAGCAGGTGCAGGCAGTTGATGTTGCTGGTAGGCTTCATCACGCCGGTGCCATCTGGATTGCTGATTGCAGTGCGAGGACGCAGCTGGGAAGCCCAGCGGTAGTCGTTCGATTGCAGGTTGGCCTGAGCCAACAGCAGCAGTGCCAGTTCCAGAGAGAACGGGAAGTTCGGCGCCGGAGCGATCGAGGTGATGTTCAGAACGGCCTGGATGAACGGTTCGCCTTCTTCTTGCGACTTGCGACGGCGCGAGAAGGATGGACCGCTGGATTGTTCACGGTTGTCGGCCAGGAAGAGGTCGATACCGGCACGGATTTCGCCCATTGGGGTACGATCGTACTGGTTGTCGTCTTCGTTGCTGGCTTCGCTGTAGAACAGGTTACCGGTGCAGTCGGAACGGATCGGCTGACCCGAGCTATCTTCGCCCGGTTGACCGCTGTAGTTCCAGGTGGTTTCCAGACGGCCAGTGCGGCCGATCATTTTCGGGCTGATACGGAAGGCGCTGTTGCGGGAACCACCGGCCTTGTCGACCAGGTTTTCGCGGTAGCCGCACAGTGCGTCCAGGGCGTTGTCGAAGATACGATCGACGACGGCGCTGTTTTCTTCTTTGTTCAGCTTCGCTACAACCGACGACAGCAGAACCTGCGAACCGATCACCACAACCTTGGCATCTTTGTTCAGGCCGGAGACCTGATCTTCGATGGCGCGTTTGTACGGCTTGGTAGCCAGTTGGTCTTCAGGCAGAACGATCGCATCGTAAGTGGTGCCGCGATCGACCTGACTGCGAGTACCGTGGCCACCGGCCGGTTCGATGGTCAGAACGTAAACCAGAGTTGCCTTGCCAGCGCCGATGACGATTGGCAAAGTTACCAGCAGCGAGTTCAGCGAGGACTTGGCCAGGGAGCCGTCCAGCGGAATCACTTTGAAGCGGTCGCGCTTGATTGCATCAGGCAGGTTCGGTTTGTCGAACGCCTTGTTCTTCTCGAACGCAGCCATGAGTGCGGACAGAGCAGCATCGCTCAGGCCACCGCTGGATGGACGGACGTTCAGGGTACGGCCGATGTCCGCAATCGTGAACGCACGTTCTTCGCCTTCTTCACGCTCATCGCGATCGCGGCGGGTATTGCGTTCTTCACGACGTGGCTCTTCGCGACGTTCTTCACGGCGCTCAGATGCTGGAGCTTCGGCGCGTGGGGCTGGGGCGTCATCTTTCATTTCGAAGCCGTCGTTACCGTTTTCTTTGCTCACTGGTGCTACTCCTAAAGATTTTGTGTACACATTTATTGCGATGGTGCCTAACTGGCAATTACGGTACTATTACCCTTATCGCTATCAGGGATTCCCGGCAATACCCACCGTCGTGAATAGCACGGGCTTGAACCGGTTGCACTAAACCGGCTTTACGCTACGGGTCTTAAGATTCTGTTGCTGTGTGACTTTTTACTTAGATCACTTCGACTTTCCTTATCTACTGGTTATATTCACTACGGTAATGTATACCTGTAATGTTTTTAGATTCATTTCCATCAGCGTGTTTCTATATGCACGATGATAATGTATCACCAGAAATTTGTTGGTCGCGGTCCAAATGAAATGACTCTAAACAGCGTACTGGGGTAGCAGACGCTGTCGAGACATTCGGGTTACGAATGTCTTCGAGGGATCTACTATATAATAGTGAACATGTGTAACTTTTTACGCAACCATCTATCCGGGACATTAAAATGTATCAGTTACTTAATCGGACAACCCGGTTTGAGAATTCGCCTTTCCAATTCCCCCGGATGGACTATCTGCGTGGGAGGGTTAGCGAGAACTACAAGAAGTACGTAACCGAACGCGGTAGTTATCCAGGTCGTGTCGACAGCTCTCATCTATTAGCTAAGATCCTTCTGAACCTCAATGTCGAGTTCACAGGGGATCTGGTCAAGTACATGGCTGACTGCGAGATAGCGGCCAGACGGATGTGTTCTGGACTGGGCATTGCGGCCAGCTTCAGCAAAGGGACCCTATTCACAGAAGGCGTCTTCTATCCGGGCTGCCCTGAGATCATTATGTACTCTCGCGATGAGTCGTACACGATCATGGACCTTTGGCGTGGATGGCAGGACCTTGAGCCGGTCACTGTAGTCAATCACCCAATCAGCGACATGACGATGGTCGAACTCGGTGTGATGAACTCCATCGACATCGAGAAGCCAGACTTAGCGGTCATCAACATCGACATCCCTCTGTTGGCTGCTCAATGGAAGATGTGGCAGGCGGCTAATCCGGGTAAGTTGATCGAAGCCTTCCTGACCCAGGTTGTTCTGCTCAACCTGATTAAGAGTCACCTTAACGTGGCTCTGTTCAATAAGTTGATGGTTCACTTGGGTATTCGTGAAAGCTGCGATGTCAAGACCAACCTGCCATTCGGTCAAACCTCTGTGAATGACCCAGCTCAAGCTATTGTGGTTGATGTCTACAGTAAGGTCTCGGCTAAGGCCATGACTGGTGGGCAGATGATGGCTTCTATTCCAGCTATCTTCGGTAGCAACTACCTCGACACCGTTTGTCTTCCATCCATGACTCCTACCTATCAGGTAGAGTGGGCACTGATGGCGCAGAAGATGGATGCTGTAGCTGTAATGCTGGCATTTGCTGAGAAGAGTGGTTACGACCGCATCCTCAAGGAAACAACCATTCTCAGACGCACTCTCATCCAGATCAAAGAAGAGAAGACATTTGACAATGGCCTTACTGGGGCTGCCTCGGGTTACTTGTCTGAGCGCCTTGTAAGGATGGTTGTGGAAAGACTGCCAGCAGCATAAAACAGAGCGGGGCACTGCCCCGCTCTGTATGCCGTTTACTCGTCTACCGGTTCAACTTCTTCGGTAGGTTCTTCAGCTACTTCCGGTTCTGGGATAGCTTCAGTAACGCCGGGCACAGGAGCGCCCAATGGAAGACTATTAGTACCGATAAGGATATTACCGATCATTGCTATCACCCTTGGCCACCAAAGCGGTGGCTATGTCGATTGGATTGGCCAGCATATACATCTTGACCCTTTGCAATACCTCGTCGCGATATTCACGACGGACATCGGCATCGGTCAAGGCTATTTCCATAACCTCGATTGTCTGATAATCCCACCAGCCGTTAGATCGGGCAGTCTCGATGAATTCAGCCCAATCGATGCGAGTTTGCAGGCTGTCATCAAAGATCTTGCTGATAGCCACATCCAGAGGTAAGCCGTGCGTTGCTTTCAGCTCGAACAGTTTCTTACCTGAGAACATCGGACCGTATACAGTTTGCTGCCCCCAGTGTATATTTGCTGGAGGGGTAGAATTGAACTGTAACCCACCTTCATTTGGTTTGAACCCACCGACTGGGAAATCAAAGCCAACCATTGTTTTAATTGCCATTGTATTCACCCGACACCAGACTGCCGTAAACGCTTTGGATCATCTTCTCGCGAATGAACACGAGACAAGACGCCATTGCCATAGTCATCGGTTCGTCAAAGACATGGAACGAAATGCTGCCGCATTCACCATGACCAAACTTACCGCGTTTGATTGTGATACCTGTGATAAATGCAGCAGCTTTCTGTCTCATGCAGTAAGTCCCAAGAAGTCGTAGATTAGACGGTAGTTATTCCGATCCACCAGATGAAGACCAGTAGACTCCAAGATCCGGTAGAAGCCTGAGTTGATCTGATAGGCCAACTTCCGGACGTTTGCAGCTTCCTGTAGTTCGATAGGAAGACCACCGTTCTTGATCACCATGGTTGGTAGATAGAAGGTAGTGATCTCTTTACGGTTCCACTTGACCATCCACGCAGCCATTCGCTTGGCCAGCTCCTGATCTTCCATACCCGCCAACCATTCCTGAGTCTTCGTCTTGTTAGACAGCTCAGAAGTGATCTTAACGCATGGATACGGAGGATTAACCGATTCACCGTACTTAGGAGCAAACACTTCTTGCCACAGTTCGTGGTGAAGCATCTTGTTACTGTCCGGCTTGATCTGAGCGGAACGCAGGTATTTGTATTCCCCACGCTTAATGGACTGGATCGTTTCAATCTCGTGATCGGCAACGAACCGCAGGAGTTTACCCGCATTCATCTTCCGACCTTCATTGACGTGAGTAGCGATGTTCTCCATCATCTCCTCAGCCGCTTTCAAGATGTGCTTAGGTGCAGTAGAACCGCGCAGCTCTACACCCTTGATCTCCAGCTCGTTCTCTTCGTAAACGTTACCTTCCCGCATGGACATGAAGGAGAAGTAGTGCTTAGCAAGGTTGGTCAGAGCAAACACCGGGAAGGCGTACTCATTCTTCATTGCCAGACGGAAGAGTTGCGAACGTTCCACACCGACGTTTGCCGACAACATTGCCAGACTGTGCGCAATGCACTGGCAAGACATGTAGGTGGCGAGATACCAGATACGGTCCTCTACTTCCCCACGCTTCATGCTGCCGGTATACCACTCAACCCAGTATTCGGTACTGAAGATGGAGGAGTCGGTATCTGCTGCCAGACATACACGGCGCTGAATGCCCTTGAGAGCGGCTACAGTCGGCGGAAGATGCTTAGGCGCAAATAGGTTAGTGATCAGGGTTGCGTACTTCGCAGAGGCTTCTTTAAAGCGTTGTGCTGTACGACCGATAACCTGCCAACCTGCCGGGTTGTTCTCTTTAACCAGCTTGTGCGTACTACCTTTCAGGATGTTTGCACACAGGGCGTTGATGTAAGCGATGGCCGTGGTATCGACAGTCATCAGGATGGCGTCAGTATCAACGTCTTCCATGTCTTCGATATTGATGGCAATCATTTCGCCCATCAGGTTCTTAACAACTTCAGGGTTGAACTTAGCCAAGTGGTACATGTCACCCGAGTAGCAAACGGTGGCACGCTCAAGTGGAGTCATCCCTTCTGCCATCTGACGGATCAAAGCCATCTCGTGAGGGATATCCCAGTACAGGCTGGTAGAACGCTCAACCATGGCTACCACGTCATCCACAGTTGGATACACGAGGTTGTATTCGTCAATCACCAACTGAACCCGACTCATCTGTTCGATAGTCGTGATGGCCGTCAAGTTGGCTTTGGCTATCTCTGGCGTATGGTAATGCTTCGACCCCGCCATGAATCTTTCAACAGTGGCGTTACCGTACCCCGCTGCTGCCCGGCACATGGATGTCAGACTGGAGTGACCGGTTGCCAAGAAGATTGGGTTACCTTCAAAGCCACGCATACCGGATACGGAGTTGATACGGATCTTACGGGCGTTCTGGTCATAGTCCGCGAGCGCAGACTTCATCAGTTCACCGATCTGTTTCAATTCAAACATCGCTTTCTTCGACTTCTTACGAGCCGCGATGTTGTCGTCCAGCCATTCAGCTGTAACGGAACGTTCTACTTCTGGACGCTCGTAAACCACCAGCGATGGGGAAACGATACGACCAGATTCACGAATCTCTTCGATGTAACCGAGGAAGGTAGTTTCATCCTCAACCCGGTGACCGCGTGCTTTCTTGATCAACTGCTGCATTGCAGGATCTTTGAATGCAAACATGCCGCCCTTAGCTACTTTCTTAAGGACGTACTTCAGCGTGTTCTCGTAAGGGAGTTTGAGCTGAAGTGAAAGATACTTGGCTACTTGTTGGATATAGCCTTTCTTGACATCGATGTCACGTTTGTATTCCTCTATTGGTAAGAGGAACGGGTTATCGTTAGCCATCAATCAAACCTCTGAGGTACTCTACGTATTGTTAGTACGGTTTGTATCTTTCAACAAAACAAAAAAAAAGACGCTACACTCCTGCCAACCTTTTACGGCTGGCAGGAGTGCGTGATCAGGCTACGGTGAGCTTGAATCGTCCTTCGAACCCAGAGGCCACCAGGATCGAGCGGAATGTTTCCAGCTCGGCGGAGGTTGGGTTCAGGAGAAGGCAGTTGTAGTTGACGTTGTCGAGGACGGTGATGGAACCTTCCTTGATCCACGGTACGCCAACATACAGGATCTTATTCTCCGGATCGACGAACTTGGCATACGCATACGCCGTGAAGTCGTCTGGAGAATCGGATGGCATGTACGGGTAGTTCTGATGGTGTTCACCAGCCGCTTGGAACCCCACTGCTACAACGGTCCCCACATCGAGCAGGGCCAGCAGCTTGTAGTTCGTGTACCGGATACCAGAGCTCAGCTCGAAACTGAGCGTCTTCCCTTTAAAAGATTCGTTGAGGGGCATTTACACTCTCCAGCCGAGCCAAGTAATAGCCTCGGTCATTAAATATCAAATCTTCGATCGAACCTTCTTCGACCAGTTGTCTCAAATCATCGTCATCAATAGCCTCATAGAGACTTTCGACAGTAGCCAGATAATCCGGATCAATAGATTCGATACCGATCATGCAATTGGTCAGGTAATCCAGAAACTCAATGCGTTCCCAGTTTACGAACTGCGTGTCAATTGAAGCCAGTGGGGAGTCTGGTTCATCAGCGGACACCTGTTCCGGGACTTCACGATACCCCACTGATTGCAGGTAATCGTAGAATCCCGGACTGTAGCCTACGATACAGTGGTTTTTCATGAAGCAGCTCCGTACTGGTTAGATAACCATCATGATTGCATTACATCTTATCTGCCGGTTGATACTATTTAACTTCAGCTTCACATCGTGGACTGCTCCGATCATGTACCCTAAGTCACGGATATGTTCGGTGATTCCACGGTAAAGCGTACCAAGGGCAGCTCTTGCTATTATTGGTCCGTCGTCGTCAACTTTTACACAACCGTGTTCTAGGAACTTGTTTGACAGACCCGTGACGATCTCATCATACCGTCCTACATGGCGATAAGCTGAATACTGCCTGATGATGGCATCGATGTCGTACGAAAGACTTTCCACTTCTCGGTCAACTTCATTGCAGAATGCCCGTACCGTATCGGATATATCTACAACGATGAACTCCTTATCAGTGGAGCCTCCCGAGTCTCGCCGCAAGTGGGACGGAAAGCACGGTATATCGTTTTGGGACATGTTGGACAACCTGCATGGTCATAAGGACAGATACAGGGTATCCGTTCTCAGACAGTTCATCGAACAAAGCGTTGTACAGCGTGGAAAGCTTTGACTTCCCGGTGCAGCGATCAAGAATGATCTCAGCAGGCGGCCAGTTATAAACATATTGACAGATTGGCATAGCCTGCACGAAATCAAACGCGATTCCAGACAGAACCTTGATGTGTTCCGACAGATCCTCGGTGTTAATGAAACTGTTGAGGGAGTCGTTATGAACGGCAATCAAGCTCTTTGTAGCGATTGCTGGTAACGTATTTGCTTTCATGTCCACTCCAGATCAATTAACGCCACATCGCGCTTAACCCTGCATGATACTGAGCTGAGTCTGCGATCGTCGGTCATCAGTTGCGCATATAACCCGCACTCCTCCAGTGCGTCGAGTACGTCACCTGACATCTTCTCAATGGTTTTAATACTGAGATTGTAGTCATGGGTAAGGGTAATGAGCGTGTCAGCACTCAACCATTCTTTACGAGAAGCTGAGTCCAATACCCAATTAGACAGCATAAAACCCACGGCGGAGTCAGATACGCCGTGGGTATGTGTAATCTCAATAACAAACTGTTCCGCTTCCAACATCTGACCTCCCTAATCTAAGATCTTTTCCATCCAGACTACAAAGAACTTCCGGTTGGGGTTAACTTCTGGTTCAGTGAACCGATACTTCTTCCAACCCTTCCTTTCTTGTTCCTGTGCAATGTCGATGAGAGTTAACTTGGTGTTGTAGAAATCTGGGAAGTCATCCAGATCGGCTTTCGACAGATCCATTATATTGCGCTTAGTTCGGCGACCTATTTCCTGATCGTCGTACTCATCGCAAGCGCCTAGGATGTAGGACAGTTCGTCCATATCCGCTAAGCACCAATAATCAATGATCGAGCTGAGAACCAGCGATGCCAGATAATCAGAGCATTCGCCCTCAAAGTCTGGCATCTTCTGCAAGTCATCAGCGATCTTGAATAAGTAATGGCTGCCGTGTGAATCAATCTCAGCAATAATCCTGATTGAATCATTTTCGGTAGTCATTTAACTCACCTTCAGATAGCCACCTTTGTCCGCAACCTCTACTTCGAAGATCAACTCAGGGAATTCCTTGGGATGCTTCGGCATCATGTCTTCAAGATCTCTGATCAATTCGTCATGGTGATAGTAGTGGTTGTGGAAGTAGTTGGCCAGGGCTAAGAACTCACCCCAGATAGTCGCATGCTTCTTCATGTCAGAGATGTGGGCGAGAGAGGTGATGCGTTCAAATGCATCAACGGCACCATCTCTATCGCACATCAACAACGACATTAACAGAATGCTTGCGGTGTACTGGATGAACTGGTTGCGCTCATAGTTGGGGACATGGTCACCAAGACGTATCAGCGCTTCGTGGAACTCATTGTCGATATCCACGATAAGGGTACGTCTTGTCCCCTTGCCTAGCTTCATTCATCACCATCTTCCGGAACGTCAAGATCTTCTTCGTCCAGATCAGTGGCTGGCTCGAGGTGGAGATCTGGGTCGTCCAATTCGAGTTGGGCCTCAGGAGACAATGCCTTACAGATTTCGATCAGGCATTGGCCGTGTACAATCAAGCAGTCGCTAACGACAGCCGGGCGAACATCACGCAGGAACTCAAACGTGTCATGCAGGCGTTCTACGTTCTCGGCGTACCAAGTGTCGAGTGCCAGCGATACGTTGCCTTCAGACGGATCTGGGATGTCCTGAGACAGATGCTTGAAGTCGAAGTCATCGTCCCAGAACTCGTACTTCAATACAGCTTTCAGCAGAGCACCCGGATCGATCAGCGTACTTTCGGATATGTCAGTCATGTTGAAGTCACCGACGTCAACGATCACGTACTTATACGAATAGTTAGGCGCCGCGGATACTTCTCCAGAGCCTGAGTTGCTTGTCGAGTTCTGGGTGGACGTATTCACCGCTTCTTCGACAAGATTCGATATAAGTTTCAAATCCAGTTTCATCTGGCCTCCGAGTATCTTCCATATGGAAGACAAGTATAAGTTTGTCATGTGGGATGGTTACACCCGTCACGTCGCATTTACGATCGTGACACATCTTAACCAACTCACGCATTTCGTGGTCAAACTCAACCAACTGTTCTAGAAGCGTGGTGTACGCCTTTCGAGAATTGGTTGCTCTGACCGCTAGCTGATAAATGGAGGACTCGGTAGGGTTGATGATTGTGTCGACGACATTCACGATCAACGTCCTAACTTTTGTATCCATCCCCCGCAGCTCTGTATTATCAAGGTCAAGGGTATCTTTGAACCGTGAGTACCATTCGTCCACAGCATGGACGATTACATCACCATCCCTTGCCGTTGTAGTTAGTCGAATACTCATGGGCGTGCTCTTTTGTCCACTGGACTATACGTTGGTCTTCTCCCACTGACAGATGGATAGCAGTTCCTGATACGCGCATTGATACGTCGTACCATGTAGGTAACGCCATCACCTCAGCCAACACTTCAGAGATCTCATCGTAAACATCGATGATGACCGTGCGGATATTTGGATGATCGCGGCAGCACTTAGGCAGCCGGTTGATGAAGTAACTTTCATTGAAGTCGTGGAACGCCTTGGTCCAAGTCATGCTCTTCGTCATGTAGTCATCGAACATCTCACCCACTACACGTTCGACATTCCGTCTATCTCGAGACGTCGGCTCCTTTGTGAACCTTGTAGCCTCGCCGAAGAAATTGTCGCTGATCTCTGAGAAATCAATTACGCAGTCGTCGCCAACATTTTTCAATAGCACGGCTATTCCCCATTGCTAAGTACGATCCACGAACGTAAAACCAAACACCGCACTCATCTAGCCAATCGTCTTCCGGCTCTGGAAGGAAGTCAACTGGACGCAGGCCGATCTCTGTCGCCGTTACGCTCAATTGCATTCTTTCGAACGCGGTTTGTTGTCCAGGTCTTTCGAACAGGCTGGCGCTTACAGTGGCGACACCATGATTCTTGGCGTATCCACGGGCCATCCATGCTTCCATCACATCTGGATGGAAATTACCATGACGCTTGAGCAACTCCACTTGTTCACTGATATCAACGACAGTGAAGTTTCGCTCATCTAAGATTTTGTCCGGCAGTCGTAGATTCTCAAACATACGTGTCCCCTATAGCCTACATGATTAGGTCGTTTTGTAGATAAATACATCTACAAGGCTCTACGAGCTGCATAGAAGCCGTTTCGAATACAAATGAATACCGTGATAACAAAAAAGAAAGAACGCCACTAGGAGATCGTTTTACGGATCTCCTAGCGTTCGTGACCCCTATCAGAATTTAGGGGAGCCGTCTTCATTGAAATATGGATTGACGCGGTTGGTGCAGACGTGGTGGACTTCATCGTATTTATCTTCGCTGAAATAGCCGTGCCATGTACCAAACTTGCAACGATGGCATTCGAAACCATTACCGCCAGATTGATGAGTGTAATGCAGGTCGTCTACGTTACCGCAATGGTCACAGACAAAACGCATGTTCAGATTTACAGCCATGATGGTGAACCTCTTTACGAATAGGGCATAAACTGCGGGGCCAAGTGCCCCGCAGTTTATTAACGGCTCAGGTCTTACAAGACCAGGCCGGTTGCTTCATCTACCACAACGCCAGCGGTAGCAAGGGTCGAAACGGTGTTGGTGACGCGTTCTTTCAGTTCAGCCTGAGCTTTACGATCGTTCATGTCTTTGACAACGCCGTTCAGCTTCTCGATGGACACGACGAAGTAGAAGGAGTTGGCGAATTCACGATTGTCTTCAGGCAGGTAGCCGACAGTGTCATAAGCGGCATTGATAGCCGGCATGACGCTGGTGCGATCTTTCAGCAGACCGGCAATGCCGATGGCGCTGGTAACGTCAGACTTCAACTGTTCTTCACCAGCGTACACATCCAGCAGAGCCAGCGATGGCTTGTAGTTGGTTACGGTGTGGAAGTCGAACAGGTTCGCCACGTCGGACGAATCCAGATGGCCGTTCTTGCCGCTCGCCAGTTTGGCCAGGGTTTGCAGAACGAACAGTGGTTTGATGTTGTTGTCGGAATCGGTTTTGTTCGGATCGTTCGGGGTGTAGCTCAGAACAACCGGACGGCCGACGGACGCAACAGCCAACTCCAGGCCAGTCAGGGTATCGATGGCGTTGGAGGATTTCTTGCCGGAGGTGAATGCTGCGGAAGTAACGCCGACAGCTTTGTGACCTTTGGCCAGCAGTTCTTTCAGGATGATCGGGCCGGCCACGGAGCCAGTGCCGCCAGACAGGGAGAAGATAACGACGTTGAAGTCAGCAGGCTGGTGAGCCAACATGATTTCAGGAAGTACCCCCACGATACGCGCAGCGTTCTTCTTCCGGTCGGAACCCGAACCATCGGCTTCTTTCAGGGTGAAGGTTTCGGACATCAGCGCGCCATCGAGGTTGGCGAAGCTGGTATCGATGTAGCTGTATTTCTCGTCGCCATGCAGACGCGGTTCACCAGGATGGTTATCGCGGTATGCTCGCAGTTGGTTGATTGCAGTACCACCACAGGCGTAGAAACGGATAGTGCGAGGACGAACGTTGATCAGGCCAGTGTTGATTACTTCAGACATGTACAGCTCCTAATGGATGGTTGGTGCAACAATGGTAAGAGGCTTCAAGCGAAATCACTTGAGTCCTATTGGAGGGATTCGTTATGTCAGATCCGGTTACAGTGGCGATCATGCGTGTCAAGAACGGTATTCCACCGGATATCTTGAAGCAAGCATTCATGCCAAAGCGTTACGACCCAACACGCCAAGAGCGTTATTTCGATAACGTCAATGGGCTGTCTATTGATCAGCGTATCCGCGAACTCGTTATTGAGGCTCGTGTCGCAATCGATGTCAACCTGAACTCTGGTACTGAAATGTTCCTTCCGTTGTGTTTTGCGGAAGTTGATTTCATCGATGCTTACAACGTAGTGTACCGATTCCCCCGTGAAGCATTGGGTGGTCGGAACATCACAACTGTCCATGAACTTATCTACGGTTTGACTCAAGGCCTGAGTAGCAGTACTAACTCAGGTTTCGATCGTCGTGCTGGCGATATGCTCATGGTTGGTCGTGACATCATGCGGGCCGTTAGCGGCAGTACCGTAATGGGTACAGCATACGTTCAACTCGTAGGAATTAACACCATCCTAGTCAACGACATCAACCAATTGGTCGGTGACGGTGCGGTACGGTGCCGTGTGTCCCACGAGGCGAACTTTAACAACCTCGACCCGATGTACTACTCAGAGTTTGCGGAACTCGTCTTCCGTGCAGTCAAGGCGTACATCTACAACAACCTGATCATTGATCTGGATGAAGGTCAGATTCGAGCTGGCGCAAGTCTCGGACGTATCCGGGAGATTATCGACAGCTACGCTGATGCTGACCAAATGTACATGGACTACCTCAACGTGGATTGGAAGAAAGTCGGGATGCTTGCGGACCAAGAGCTTAAGCGTAAAATCCTTAAGCTGTCTCTCGGTGCAAGACCTCGATACTGATTACACGTCGGTAATGTATGATCATAGAGGTTTAGGATAGGGTGGGTAATCCCACCCCGTCTTTATGCCGCATGATCAAGCTTCACCATTCTCCAGAATCGCAGTGTGCAACTGCTCTTCTTCATCCACCACGAGGAATCCTTCATTCTGAAGGTATTCCTTTACATCACCATTACCATTCATCAGGTAGAGCAATCCGCTCTCGCCATCCTTGACGGTATCTTCAGGACGCACCAGCTTTACCACCTTGTAGACGGAGTGGTCGTCTACCTTCGGTAAGCTTACGCCATTGATGATGTTGTTATCCCCAGACGCAGTACCCGCCACAGGACGACCTGTGTCGATACCTTCAGACGCGTCTTCAAAAGAAGCGTCGCCTTCGCGGCGCCAGCTAACCTTAAAACCCTTGGCTTCAAGACTTTCGATAATCCCATTCACGCCATCATCAAATGGCATGGTAATTGGGAGTTCGATCATGACTTCACCGGACTCGCGAGCGTCAGGCATAGATCGCAGGTGCATGCCCGGTTGAGTTTCCTCTACCAGCTTCTTGGCTTTTTCTTTCTCTTCAGCTTCAGTCATCGGTGAAATCCTCGAAAAACAATTAAGAGCAGTTGCTTACATTTCATTAGGGCTTTTTTAAGTAAAGAGCATAAAAGGATTTTCACTCGGATAGGCAATAGGCCTATCCTGTTTACACGCCCTATAAATATCATTAGGACATTTCGTTAATTTTTAATTCCTCTTAGCGAGTTCCTCGCTATAAAGATACTCCTACTCAATATCGTTTCACTCATTTCGCTACGGAGTCTAGTCTATCCCATTCACCACCAACCCGGTGTTTACTTCGTAAACACCACCCTTCCTCCTCTTTCCCAAGATGAAGTCGAGTAGTGCATAGACATATCCACCGAAGTCATTTCTTACAAAAAAAAGAATGAAGCAACCTCCCCGAAGGGAGGCTACTCTTAGAACGCGTCGTAGAAGCCGAACACAATCCAATCCTGCCCGGTTTCAGAACACCATTGGATGAACTTGAAGAACTCATCACGCTGCTCTTCAGGAACACCACGCACCATGAATAACTCATGGTAAGTATCACCGCCCGGCGTAGGCACGGCATCGTAATTGAACTCAACCAACTCCTTTACGCTGACGTAGTTCCAGTTGGAATCGCCGATCCAGAAATCACCAGTCTTGTTGTAGTCGTTATCGATCCCCAACCAGTCGAGTAACTCCAGAACCTTTTCACCCCGTTCTTCGAGATTCTCATGGAGAGGTGGTGTTTCGCCGCAGACGCCAGCTAACCAAGAGAACAGCCGATAGTTTCGGCCTAGATCCACCTCTTTAGGAACCATGGCGATTTCGATGTCGGTGATAGATACATCTCGCCCGAACATCCCCGTAAGGAAAATATTCGGAGCATCGCTAAGCATCGTCCGAGGCTTCAGTTTTACGGAAGCACCATGCCAATCCGCACCCATTACTGTTCCCCTTCCTTAACTTCCGGCATAGCCTTGATGTGAACACGACCACCAACGTAGTGCCAGTCGTGCTTACGACCGGTTACCTTGGTTTGTTCGATACACCAAGCTTCCGCCTCGTCTTTGGTCATGTCGTGGAAACCAAGGCTAACGCCGTGTTTGTAAACGTCATCGGCACAACGGGCTGGATCTGGAGCGACCTCCTTCGTCAGGAACTTCTCGACACCCTCGACGTACTGCTCCATCGTCTTTGGTGCAGCATCAGGATCGATGACTGCGTCGCTATGAATCTTACGCATGCGCGTGATTTCCGATTCAGGAGCTTTAAGTACCAATTCGTGGTTTGGCAGCAGACGTACAAGACGTTCAGCCAGTTTGAGAATGTCGGCCTCGTCGTAGATAGCGATCAGAGAATCGTCATCTTCGTAAAGACCGTCGCGGCCAGAATAGTCGAAATCCATTGGCAGGTGTGGGGCGTTAGGATCATCCTTCAGCCGCATTGCCTGATCCAGCATATCGACCCATTCATCAGAACCATTGTTCATGATGTTGTCAGGGCGGATCGGATCGGTAACCCAGTCGTTATTGCCACAGTTCTCGAGTTTGATTTCAAACCCTTCGAATATCATCGGGCTAAACTTCGAGAACAGTACTTCACCTTCCAACAGTTTGAATGCACGACGGGTAATCAGTTTCATGCGTTTGTTCCTTCAAGTTTAGTGACGTGATATTCTTTATCGACTTTACCGAGAACACCTTTGTTCACGATAGTAGCCTTGATCCAGATAGGACCGTGTTTGCCAGGCCACCAGTGGCCTTTACGTTTGTGTTCACGAGGAGAGGCGTGAGTACCACCTTTCCAATCAGTACGTTTACCACGACGACCTTGCACCAGACTAACCACGTTGTAGCAGTTGCCCGGCTTAGGTGGAGGAACGTCTTGCTCAGGGGCGGTGATAACAGTTTCGATCTCAACTTCACTAAGCTGCTCACCAGCGATGAAGGCAAGAACAGAAGACACCATACCCAAACGCTTATCCAGACTGCGTTTAGTGTTACCCCAACGAACCTTAACCTTATCGCCTTGAAGACGCGCGTACAGCGTTGCAGTGGCGTGCCAAGGGATATCCTTCTTGGTCTCAGATAGAAGCTTCAGAGTGATTACGTCCTCGTCTTCCTGAGTAGCCAGAACAACAGCCTTCAGTTCATCACCCAATACAAACAGGCAGGAATCGTAAGGCAGGCGCAGACCATCGAACTTGGTATCTGGATTGAACTCGAAGCCTTTGAGATCCTTGATGATGAATCGCTCAGGCATTTCCAGATCACCGGTGGTGAAGTCCAGAATAGGCGGTGGAGGTGGTGGCTCTTCCGGTTCAACGACTACCGGTTCTTCAATAGGCGCCATCAACATCGCTTGTTCTTTACGCAGACGGATAATCCGAGCTTCCCAACCAGGATCTTTGAACATCATGATGCTCTCGATGTGATCCTCAATAGCTCGGACCTTAAAGAGTGGATCACGGTATTGACGAGCGATCAGATCGTCATCGTAAGATGTCGGGTCCTTAATAGGCCGGCGATTAGGATCATCAGGACCAAAGAGTTCATAACCGTTGACGTGCGCGCGCCATTCTTTCTGGCGCATTTTGTTGAGCTGATCTGCGTTATAAGCAACTACTTGAGTAGCCTCAACACGAGTCATCCCTTCTTCCATCAACTTCAAGATACGTTGCTCAACCGCTTCAGCCTTAGCCAACATTTTACGGTTGAAGTATTCGCTCTCGTCCAGCGGTTTGTTCTCCATGATCAGGGCTTTAGTCGCGTCACCTGTCTCGAGAACCATCGCTGTTTGTGACTCAGCCATAAACCGCTGATAATCAGCGAACGCATCTGGAGTGAGAGAGATGTCGGAATTTATATCTGTAGCGTAACCTCGTGTAAAGAGCACTTGCTCTAGTTGCCCCGGTTTTATATTCAAGGCATTACCATCGAAGTCAGCATTAGGTCCAATCAGCGACAATAACGGATTGAAAGAACCTCGACCAACACTCTCGTACTTAGCCTTGTCGATGTACGTCTGACGCACTTCAGCTTCGCCGAAGATACGGGTAGGAACTTCACGTTCGGTTGTTGTTGGTTTCAAAGCGATAACTTCTTCGCGGATAGTCATGGGACTTAACTCTTATCGGTTACGGCATAAACGCCGTATAGTTTAGATTTCTTCGATCTTATTCAGATCTTTGTCTGTGAAGAGATTAGGGAAATCGAAATCCAACAGACGCTGGATATCGTGACGCCACATGACGATACCGCCAATGTCTGCCTGATCAATACCCTCGAACAACTCGTCAGCTTTAGCCTGATCCCAGTTACAGCCCTGGAATTCAAACTTATGATTGATCCACAGACGGCAACGTCCAGGACGGCCATTACGAGAACCGAGCTCCTCCTTCAGGTAATTCGGAAGACCATCGGGTAAAGTTACTCGGTCAAACTCACCTTTCTCATGTTTAGCGTAACGAGCAAAGATCTCTTTTACTTGCTCGCCAGTAATCCACCAAATAATCAATTCACCCATGATAGGTATTCCTTAAAGTTGGGCGTAATCGCCGATAGAGGGACGTGGGTTTCTCAGGTTTTCGATGTGTTCGTCAGGAGCAGACGACACCTTAGCGTGATACCAAGACTCATACCCCATCGCCTTAGCTAGGAGTCTGTAAGAGTCACCGAGGGTCAATTGACCAGACGACAGGATCTGCATATCCCGCGCACACTCTTTCAAGGTCTTACGGCATTGGTTATAGTGGAATGCCACCTTCACCATGTAGTCGACCGGAGTGTAGTAAGTCGCTGGTTGAATGTCGTAGCCTCGCTCTAGGAACAGAGACCAGTAATCGATGACCTTAACCTTTACGTCGATTGGAGCAATGGAGTCCGGCTCGAAGATTTGTTTCCGGCCAGTCATCCCGTGACGCCAAACGCTCGGGTAGTAATACGTTCTCGACTTGAACTTCAGCTTTACAGCCTTAGAACGAAGTTGAGCTCTATCCCGATAACCCAGTGCCTGCGAAAGGATCTCATCGACCAGTTCTTCAGGCACATGACCACCCAACAATGAAACAAGGCGCTTACTACATTCCTCGAACTGCGCCGAGTGAACACCGTTACCATAAGCCAAAGTGAAGATAGTACCGATAACGGTCTTCTCATCCAGATAGCCAGTAGGGTCGGTGACAAACTCAATCAGTTGGTTCTTCTTCAGGAACTCACTGAACTTAGGGCCCAATTCTTCGATAACGTGCAGCGCTGTAATAGTGAACATCGTGACTTCCTCAGCCGTTGTAATGTTTAGAGATCCAGTTGAAGCGGTGTTCGTTGAACTCCTTGAGGTGTTCACCGCAGAAGCGAAACAGCTTGTGCTCACCTACCGGATCGATCCGACGGGAAACCTTGAACTGCTCCCGTGCTACTTTGACGCAGCAATGGCAACGAACGTTACGTTCCATCTCGAACGAAGTATCATCGGCGGCTTCGAACATCGTGTCTTCAACTTCCTGATCGACGATGTAGCCTGTATCGCCGATACTACCATGACCAGAAAGAACCCAGCGACCAGCGGCCACTTCTAGAGCCAGATGATCGACTTGACCGCAGTAGATCTTGGCCAGGCGATGCAGAAGCTCAGGATGGTAGTCGTGATCAATCCACAAACCATCATTTCCAGAAGCTTCCATCACGAGATCACCTGGAACTGTCTCTATTACGTCACCTGGGAAAACGACGTAGATGTTGTACCACTTCTCGTAGTTCTCGAGAGTGATGATCGGAACATCAGAAGAGATGTAGAGGAGTAGCAGTTTATCGCGTTCAGATCTTAAGGGCATGAGAAACTCCAACGTTGGACAAAGAAAAAAGAGCCCGGCATCCCAAGGGAACAGTAAAGACGCCGGACTAAAGGGGACTCAGTTTAAACCTTCCAGACGAAAGGTCCATCAGGGTGTACGATGACGGTCAGTTCATTACGGTACGTCACGTAGTTCACGATGAAGCCTTCCTTGCGGAGACGGCGTGCCAGTTCTACGTTGATACCTTCGTTGAACCAGAGATTGCGTTTCAATGCAACCATCATGCTACGGAAGCACGGCGAGGCACATTCCTTGTCGAGCTCTTTGGTCGGGATGTTCTTGAAGATGTGCAGGTATTCGATGATGCCGTCGGTTTGGTTCCAGATGATAGGTTCATCCAGAGGTTTGATTTCAGCGATCGACTGCATGTACGTACGTGGGGTGCTGAGCCCCATTTCGGTTTCGATTGGAGTTGGAGCAACTTCGACAGGGATTTCGGATTCAGGCCAGATATCGGCGGCAGACAGGACGTAACGCAGCTTGGCGTCTTTGTCAACCACTTCATCAACTGGAATAGAGTCGAGGTCACCTCGGACCATGTACTTGCTGTTAGACAGGTCGACCTTGTTAACGCCTTTGTTGCGGTATAGATCGACGGTGAGGTCTTGCCTGACCGGAGTACTGAAGATATTGACCACGTTCTTGTTGTTAGCGGAGTTGGCCATGATCTCCTGGAACTCAGCCTCGGTGAGGAACATCTTGCCGTTGTCTACGGTGTATGCTTTCAGAACTTCGGACTCTGGCGCATTACACCAAACGACTGGGAAGTCAGCGGCAGTTACCAGATGTTCCTGTTGAACGTGAGCGAAAGCAGCTTGCAGAGCGGATACTGGAGTAGTGTCAGTGGTGATCATCTTGGAATCCTTAAGAAGTTAGAAATCGTGCTTAGCGGCATAAGCGCCGGGAACGCCCCGGCAAGTCCTTATGCTTCTGGTGAGTAGTCGGCAAGATGCTTGCTAACGTCACCCTTAGAAGAAATACAAGCAGGACACACGTTCGCAACAATCGAACTGTATCCACCTGTGTTTAACGTTGTGGTGAACAACGTATCGACTTGCTTCCCACATTGAGAGCAAACCGGTTGAAGCTTTGTAGGTTCTTGCTGAGACATCATTAAGACCCTTTGTTGTCTTCCTTCCAATCATCGTAATGATCATCACAGAAAACGTGGTACGAGGTTTTGCCTGGAGCTGTTTGATACGGAATCTTTACGCTTCCCCGTCGACCGCAATCGCAGTCAAGATCATCACCGGAACGCAGAAAGATCGGCTTATTAGTTGCTTGATTACTCATTGCGTTGACCTCCTACGGTCGGTTAGTGTTGTTATATCTAGTTCACAATGTAGGACTATAATAATTTGCGTTAGGTATCCTGTGACTAAAGAACCCTAACAGGGTGGGGACTTCGATGATTCAAGATTCTCTCAGACCATCCACAGCGCCGGGTCGCAATATCAAAGAAGTGTTTGAGCAACATTGCTCCCACCTTGTCTTTGATCAGAAGCTTCTCCGGAAGGTGATGGATTACGAACAGCGGTTCGTAAACAAGAATGACGTACACATCAGATTCTTCGGTGGGAACCTGATGGGCGTTGATCCGGTTCGATTCAAAGATGAAGACCGGAACAAGTGGTTCGATGAAGTGATGGACGTGGATGAGGATTCCCTCGAGGATGATCTACACGCTCTTCCAGAAGTGGTAACTCACCGGCACGTATCCAGCGACGTTATGAATTTGGCATGCCTCTGGATGATCCATAAATTTCTGACGGCAGATAAACTCAATGAAGGCGATCGGCACTCTGGCGCTATGGCTTGCGCTCTCGTTCTCCAGTACAAGTATATCACATCTATTCTCGCTAATTGGTTTACCTGGGACGCCGATCCCATCGTCGCCCAAGCGACCTACGCTCAGCTATCAAAACGGTTTGGTCTTAAGGTAGCGGGTAGTTGGGGTGAGTTGCTTAAGCAACGTGCTGCGGATATCGTGAGTCCGGGGACGCTGTGGTACAACCACCTGGTCAAGTTCGATAAGGACATCGACAAGATCGCCAACGATACTCAAGGCCGTATCAAGGATATCTTGAAGAACATCCGGGATGTCTTCGAAACCGTGCTGCATGATCCAACTCTTCAGATCCGTAACTCGGATGCGCAGATCGAACTCGATGGTGAGCTCAAGATCCGTGACAAGACTCGGTTGTATTCGAGCTACATCCGTTACCTGTTGGAGATCATTAGCGATAAGAACAACTTCATCATCCCGGAGTTGGTCGAGGTTATCGTTAAGACAGTCCCTACGATGCCTAAGAGCGCGTTGGTGAACACACTGTCGTACATGTCCAACAATGCCTCTCCTCGAGCTGACAAGCGCGTACAGCGGATCTGTGAGATTACGCTGCAACATGCGTTCGACTACTTGAACAAGAATCCATCGACCATGGTCTCCAGTTCTGACATCCCAGGACTGCTGCGTAAGATGCGCTCGTTGTATCAAGCGTCTCGTACGAACAACCCGATGATTCTGGAGATGCGGGAGCTGACTGAAGAGATTACGACTATTGCGATCAAGTCCAAGAACAAGGTTTTGATCTCATCAGTACGTAACGCCGTACTTCTTTACATTCTTCTGCGTGCCTTCACAAAGCACCACAACGAGAAGTAAGCGAACATAAGGCCCGGCGTGAGCCGGGCTTTATGCTGTTAACGACGATTGAAGCCTGGACGGAAAGGCATGTTGCGAGCGGCTGCGAACAGACCATCTCGGTTCATCCCACGAGCAGCAGTTGTTTGAATGTTCTTCTCACTAACAGCAACCCGGTCAACCGAAACTACATCAGACTCTTCCTCACCCATAGCCTCAGACATCAGAGACTTGAGTTTGGCTTCCAAGTAACGACGTTCGATCAGAGTAGCCGCGCCTTCGATGCGTGCTTCAAGGATCTCTACATCAATCGCATGCTTCTCACGTTTACGATTCTTGGCGACGACCTTAGGATCATTACCGGCAGTAACAGAACGTACACGGGACAAGACTTTACGCGGATCGATTCCGTAGTGATCCAAGTTACGGGCGAAACGAAGGAACCAGTTAGCCATGAGCCATGAGATTACATGGTCATCGTGCCCGGAGGCTTTGTGGTCAACTCGCCCGCGACGTTCCACCAGACTGGACAGCTCATCGATAAGCGCAGGCTCACGGATCAGTTCAGCCTGTTGAACAGTAGCCAACTTCAAGATGTCGATGTACAGATCGCCCCGACTACCGGCCGTAGTCATGAAACCAAAGTCGTTACGGAACGGGAAGTACTTACGCTCAGAACTACCACCAGACGTGTAGTCGCGGTAGGTGCGCTTCTCAGCATCAGAGCCGTAAGCGTTGTCCACGATATCCGAGTAGATACGACGACCCACATCCACACCCAACATCGGGAGACGGCTGTTAAGGATGTCGAACATACCAAGCCACGAGGACTTGTTCTCAGGAATCAGGGTGAAGTTCGGGAAGTCGGCCATGAATTGAGCCAACCAATAAGCGAAGTAAGACAGACTGATCTCACTCACCATGAACGTCATCAACGTCTCACCGGTCTCCACATCGATCATCACGCCAGTAATGGCATCTCGGTTAACCGCGTTAGAGGTATCGAGACCCATCACAGCTTTACGAGCCCTTACTTCCTCAGGAGGAAGTTGGAACTTGATGTGATACTTGTACTTCTCTTCAACCTGAACATGTGGTGCTTGCGTTGCGTGGTCACGGATCTTGTTGAGGATCTTCTCAGGAATCGGGTTACTCTCAGAACCGAAAGTCCAACGTCCAAGGAAGTCTCGTTCGATCTGGTCACGAGATGCAGAAACCATCGCGATCTTACCGCGGAGCCATTCGTTCGTCTTACCGAGCTGCAAGTGGTTAAACGAGATATCCACGAACGGTGCATCGCGGGATTCACACTTACTGTTCGCCATGATCATGTCGATAGCTTCTGCACGATTACGAGCGTCGTACAGAGCCTCACTGAAGAACATGGCCTTCTTCTTGATCTTCTCGTAAACGTACTTACCAGAATCGGTGGACAAGTCACCGGCCGTAGTCGTGTAGAGAACACCGTGGAACAGACCTTGAGCTCTCGCCTTATCGAAGGAGTCCGTGGTGGATGCGATCAATGCAGGAAGAGAGATTGCAGCGTACGGCAAGAATGGAATCTCATCGCCGTAGATGAAGCGAGGGGTCTTACCGCGACCCACGTTGTTCGCTTCCTCAGGAGAACCTTGTGGAACGTACGAGTACGTGATGTTTTTATTCATCATCGTGGTGAATTCGTACTGGTTATCCGTGTCCTTGTCCGCCTTGTACCACATCCATTTCGGAAGAGCGTCCCGATAAGCCTTGTAGTTCTTGATCTCGCCTTTACGCAAGTCACCCTTGGTGAAGAGGATGGAGTCAGAACCTTGAGCTGCAAACATGTGCAACAGGATGATGATTGCCCGACTGTTCAGCGATTTACCAGTCTGACGAATCTGCTGTACGTAAGTAACAAAGGCGTTGAAGATACACCAGAACATGGCGATGTTGCCACGGTTCGCATCCAAGTGGAAATACTGATCACCACCAGCATCCGGGAAACGAATCACCTCACGTAAAGCGTACCAGAAGTTCTCGGAACACTCGAGCAAGATCATCTGCTGTTGCGCAGGAGTCAAGTCATCCGAATATGGATCGACCCCCTGCAAGAGAGGGTTATGCAAAGCCAAGTGGAAGTAATAGTTACTCACCCCCATCTTCTGGTACTTTGCTGCCAACTGAACCCACGTCTTACGGCGCGTTAGGGTATCGGCAATCGCGTTGGGATATTTGTTATCCCAGTCGTCTAAATACAAAAGAGTCATGATTGGTCCTCAATGCGGCATAGTGACCTAGGGAGGTCGCCCTCCCTAGATCGTATCCCTTAGACCGAGTGCGTAGGGAAACCAGCCACAGCCAATTGCAGATCGCCAGAGACGTTACGTTTGAGGAACTTAACGTACAGAGTCTCGCCTTCCAGCAGATCGTTGATGAATGTGAGGTCGTTCGCCCACTGACTGATCGGGAATTCGTAGACGCGAGTCTTCGTAGTCACGATGAAGTGAGTAGGAGCTGGAGCCGACACTTCAGTTTGCGGATCGTACAGAGCTTGCAATGGTTCGAAGACCAACTTCAGCCATGCATCCTTATCAACAGCACCGCACTTCAAGTTGACAGTACTCAGGCCGCTGCTGCCAGCACGGATGATTGCTTCGACACCAGTACCGTAGTAACCCGGTTGGTTGCTCGCAAACTTGACTTTCCAGTTGGTAGCCCGAAGACCACCATCACGCTGCAACGCAATCTGCACGGTTTGTACATGACGGTTGCTGCCGTAACTGGTATCGACAACGCTGAGGTTCACACCGAACTTCAGAGTCTGCACCGAAGTGTATTCCAGTCCGTCGAACGGCATGGACTCTTCGTGCAATTCCACCGCAGCTTTCGGCACACGACGAGCGACTTGACGGTTCAGATCGTACAGCCAGTATTCCAACGTGTAGCCTTGCAGGTTCGAGATCCACGATGGGAACACGAACAGCTTGAGGCTGTAGGATGGATCGGCTGGCAGGCCACGGATCTGATAAGGAACAGTCACAGTACCGGCATATGTGGTGCCTTGACTGTAAGAGAATTCCTCACCTTCACTCGGAGCATAGCTCAGAGTAACGTCGGCGTAACGGCCGGTGATGGTTGGGGACCAGTACTTCAGGCCCAGCAACTTCATCTTGCCGTTCGAGTCTTCATCCACAACGTCTTGGATAGAAGTCGAGCCGTCGATGTACGTCACCTTACCGCGCAGTGCCAGAGTGGCCACAGTTGCAGAGATGGAGATGTTCAGGACGTTCGGCTCAGTCGTCGACAGATACGGACTGATGATCTCGATCGATTTGATTCGTTTGACAGAATCATCCGGATGACGGACCACGTTGGTGTTGTGGATCAACAGCTTAGCGATGCTCAGGATCGCGCCAGTGAAGCTGTAGAACACAGCAGTCACCAATGCACCATCTTCGAGCTCAACGGTGCTGTAGCCCGCTGTAGGAGCTTTGATATTGAGGTTAGTAACAACGTCAGTACCAACTGTCTTCAGCGGGATAGCGTCATTGACGTATTCGTTCGATGCGTTGTAATACGCACTGATGACTTCGCCAGTCTGGGTGATGTCAATGCCTTTGAAGACACGGAATTCTTTCGCCAGATCGCTGTACATGTGGAGTCGACCATCAACGTCCAGAGTGTACGGCAGCTTGCGGGTGTCCAGCATTGCCCGCCAAGTTTCGCTGGTGTAGCCCGTGCCAACACCGAGCAGAACATCGACCACGCCAACATCACCACCAGACTTGGGAAGTTCCCAGAGTTCTAGGTCAGCGACGTAACTGGTGTAATCCACCCGACTAACACGAAACATGCCGAGGTCATAAATGATGACCAGGTCATCGACGTTCGGTACGTACTTGCCTTCGCCTTTAATAACATCGCTGCCATCGTCCACGAGTCTGTAGGAGTAGAGGTCAGCGAGTTTGAACACCGACGCCTTTTCGCGATCTTGGTCAGTGATCACCGTATAACCGTTCGGTAACGGGATGATATTCTCAGCCATAATTTCGACTCAGTAGAGGGAGCGGTTGCCCGCCCCCTATGGGTTTATGCCGACACTTCGTCCCAAGAACGATGCGGGTGAGGGTGATCGTCCTGCTCATGCTCGTAGCCAGGCTCTACAATCACCAAGTGGTGGTTGAGAGGAACCTTACCGTCGAGGAAAGCTTCGACCGCCCGATCCAAGAACCGATACTGGTAGATGTTGAGCTCAAGGACATCGGCTTCAGGATGCGGATCGATCTTGACGTATTCATCATTCACGCCCCGTACAGCTGGGTCGTACTTGAGAATCCATTCGTAACCAACCAACTTCTCCTTCACCTGCTGCAAGGTATAAGTACCCATGAACTCATCCATCAACAGAATGCCATTAAGCATGTCGTAGATAAGCTTAGCGCAGAAAGGACTGAAGACCGAATACCAAGCAGGCATTCCAGACGGCAAAGGTTGCACCGGTTCTGGTCTGTACTGAGTGAGATACCCTTCCACTTTCTCATCGATGGCATCAGAAACAGCCTTCAATGTGTAGGTGTCGGTATCCGTTACGCCCATCATCGGAATCACCGGGTGAGTGATCAGGTACGGCGTGCCGTTCTTCACACCAGTGGCAAGCACTGTCCCGTCTTCACTGAAAGCAACTTCTTCACGGGTATACAACTGACCTGCAATGGAGATACGGCAGACCTTATCGTCACGCACGTTAAACCGAGCGTTATGACTGAGCTGCTCGTAAGCAACAAAGCCAGAATCACCGACCGGTTCCAAAGTCATGTCAGGGTTACAGAAGCCACGACCACGAATGGTCACGTCCTGCATGATACCCGGTTTCAGATACATCTTGTTGACGATGCAGACCTCAGGCCATTCGACGTAGTAGTCGATATCAGGCACCAGAGTGTACTTGTTGAGGATCACGTCGAACTGACCAGGCGGAACACGCATCACGTCGGTAACCGGAACACGTCCACTCAACACTTCATCGATATTCACGGTGAGAGTCAGCAGGTCATCCCGATAGTTCAACTGGAGGGTGTGACACAGGAAGTCTCTACTGTCACGGATTGCCGTGTGGTGTTTCGTCTGATCGATGTGCCAACTAACCACCCGGTTAGAGATGGTGTAGTACTCATCGTCACCCGTTACGTCCTTCCAGTTGTTCTTGGAAACGCCGTTCCAGATGTCACAAACGTAGAACCGGTAGTCAACGCCGTAGTCCAGCTTAACCATGTCGGTATCGTAAACCGTCGACAACTTGGTGCCGCCACGACCAACGTAGCTCTCGATGTACATCGTTCCAGCATTGTGGACCGGATACTGAATCGAGTTATCGTGAACGTACCATCCGAGCAACAGACCGGAAGCGTCGTATTCAAACACAGTCGAGAACTGCGTCACTGCGAATGGAAGATCCACCCACGGCGAATTCACAGCAATCTTGTAAGGCACATCGCAGATCAGTTTAGCGATCGCGTTGTACCCATAAGCCTTCTCGACCATCGGACGATCAATGCCACCAAACTCAGCGCGCATGATCTTCGGATAGAAGCTGTTCTCGAGTTCGGCTGCATGCCAGATATCGAGAGACTGCTCACCGATCATTGCCTTCAGACGGTTAGTCTCAGAAAGCTTGAACAGTTCCTTGATCCGATGCGCCTCGTTAACCAGAGGGCGATTCGTCCAGCCGCTATTCCGGACAATCACTTCCAGACGCAGATCATCGTTCCAGATCCACCCGGCGATGTTATCGATGAAGTGTTGGAGATAGGTCTGCGGAATCGAGTAATCCCGATGAGTCACCATCCGAACAGAGTCCGGTTGGTTCTGGTGGTAATAGTGACCAGTGTAGGCTTGCGCCAATTGGTAGCGCAGCATGTAGATGTCGATGTCATCGCAATAATCGATGATGTCAGAAACACCAGCACGCGGAACCAGATACTTACCCTTGGTATCGAGGATACTCAAGAACGACTTGAGGTCCTTGATCTTCAGTTCAGTAACAACCTTAACCGAAGCGTCGTAGGTGTACTCAAGGATATCCCCGACCTGCGCGGTAGTCAGGTTGATGTCCTTAACGCGCACACCGTTGACGAAAGCCCACGCATAACCAGGCTTCAGTTTGGCATCGCGCCATTTCGCTTGGAATAGCGAATACTGAGCCTGAGTGGTCGGCGTAAGGCCTGCGATCTCGATGCCGTCATTCTGAAACGTGATACCCTCGTCGAAGTAAGCGTTGCTTCTCCAACGGATATACGGCTGCTCAATACCGAGGTTTGCGATCTTCTTGGTATCCAAAATAGCGATGACCAACTGCCCGGTATGAGTGTACAGCCAATATGCTCTGTGGGCCGGGATGTGTAAACCGAGTTCGGTATACAGATCTACCAGTAATGAAGTGGCATTACACTGCCCCATTACCGATACCCATTTATCGACGATTGTGTTCATCCCCACCAAGATAGGTGGGAGGTCGCCGATGTTGAAAACGTGATACCACTGGCCCAGCGAAGGAAGGTTGTAAGTCTTCATCCCGAGCTTGACGTTACCGATAGCACCTTGGCGTTTAGTTACCCGCGTCGGTGCTACGATGTGCTGGCGATCTTGCCGTGGACTGCACCAAGCATTCCGGTAGGCGTGATCAACCAGAAAGTCGGTTGAACTAACCATGTGCTTACCTCTGACCGATAAGGTGGTTCATGCTCTTGACGAATTCTTTATCGGAACCCTGACGGATTACCGCTTCGATAACCCGGCCAAGTCCTGTGCGGGTATAGCTGCGTTCTTTGCAGGTGGAATACAGCATCGCCAAGAACATTGGCGGGTATTCGACGGCGACGGCGACGGCTTCACGATGGAGTGGGCCGAAGCTTGCTCCTAATGCAGTGTAGACGTAGGCCACTGTCAAGTCGTGAGTTCGTGGAGAATCCAACACTCTTACGATCCATGAAATCAGATCTTTAAACGTATTGAGTGAAGGAATCTCACCCAGTGCGCCGCGGAGAGTTGTAGGGTCCATCGCCGGCAGCAGACGGGATGCACGAACCATCAAACGATCAACGTCGTTCTCAGATGCATTCTCCGGCAGTGGGCCAAAGAGCTGAACGTAGTAGATTGCGATCATCGCTCGAACCAAAGTGCTTTGACCAAGGTCGAGACCAATCCGTTGACTGATTGCCCCGTTGAGCCAGGAGATGAAAACCTTGGCTGGGAAATCACCGACGTTCAACATGTCACGCTTGAAGGAAGTTTCTTGGGTGTACCACATCACAACCAAGTCAGCAACCAAGATAGCGTGCTTAGCAGCATCATCTTTAATGAAGCGACCGTCTGCGCGCATCAACGAGCGGCCATCAATGACAGCCGGTGCTTGCAAGGATGGAATCTGGACGCGAGTGAACACTTGTTGGAATGGTTTGATGTCAATAACACCCGGTGGAATAAGCAACACACCTTGGGTGCTGAAGTCCGTTCCAACCAGTTCTTCATTGATTTCCAGCTTCCGAATCGCAGCAGCGGTTTCGTCCAAAGAGAACCGCGAACATGGAGTGGTCTGGTATGGGGTCTCGAACATTGTTCGCGTCTCCTACTTATGTGAGTTAAAAGTTACATTCGTTTGCATAAAGCGGGAATAAAAATAGTATGCTTACTTCGGCGTTTCGGCTGAAGTTCGCTGACCATACCATTCCTCGAAGTTCTGCGCAGAACTAGCTCCTGGGAGTACAACATGTCTGTAAGTCGTTTGAGTTCCGTGCCACGGACTGAGTTCCGGGGCGTTAAGGACGAGACGGTAACGAACTTGACCCTTCCGGTCGAGAACCTTCCGATTCGTCTTCCTTTGTTCCAATCGTTCGCACCTTGGGGTGAGTACGGTAACGGTCGCTACGTAAACGACTCGGGCTTGAGCCTGCTGTTCGGTTCGGGTGTAACGGACCCATTGTCTCCGTTCTTCACTCACCAATCGCAGTTCATCCGTAGCCATTTCGAAGCTTCCGGTAAAGCGATCTTCGTTCGTCTGCCTGCGCCGGGTGCTGCACAAGCGTCCTTCCGCCTGGCTCTCGATGTCGTCGAAGACCTGATTCCTCTCTACGAGCGGAACACCGACGGTAGCCTGAAGCTCGATGCCCAAGGCGCCAAGATTCCTACTGGCGAAACTGCAACCGGTCACCGCGCTCAATGGCGCTGGAAGCCTGTTAGCAAAACCGCTCAAGGCGAATCGACCTTCGGCGCTGCTGCTGAAGCAGAAGGCCTGCTGGTTTCCACCGTCGACGGTGCGGTCTCGAAAGAGATCCCAATCTGGGACGGCCTGGCTCGCTTCGAAGGCGAGAAGGGTAACAACATCGGTCTGCGTCTGATCGCTCCGACTACCAAGTCGCAGCAGCCTGCTGACGAAGATCTGGCCGACACTCTGGGCGCTCGACTCTATCGCGTTCAGTTCGTGAACCGCGCCAACAAGTCTTCGACCGCTACTTTGCAGCGCACGCTGCGTAGCCAGCCATTCCTGGACTTCTCGTTCAAGAAAGGCACGATCGACTTGGCGACCTCCACCGAGTACTACGGTGGAAAGGTTATCAAGAAGAACTACGAAGCAAGCAATCCACAAGCCTTCACCGGTTGGGGTCCTTGCGAGAAGTTCGCGTTCTACGATGCGAACATCCAGGCGCTGTTGACCACTCTGGCTACGGCCGAGTCGGATTACACCACTGAAGAGTTCAAAGATGTCAACCTGTTCAACTTCCTGACAGGCACCGACATCAACGGCAACCCTTACCATACCTTCGTCATTGAAGGTCCTGCTGACGGCGGCATCCTCTTGGGCGAACTGTCCAACCTGTGGATGACTGGCGGCGCAGACGGTGAACTGGGTAACGACAGCTTCAACGCCGTGATGGACACCGTCCTGACCGACCTCAGCAGCAATGGCGTCCCATACAAAGACATCGCACGCATGCCGTACGACTCCGTCTGGGATTCGGGTTTCCCGGTTGCCACCAAGCTGAAGTTCTCGGCATTCCACACCGCGCGTCCAGACGTCTACGTTCACACCTGCACCCAGGACGTGATGAAGCCGCTGAACACTCCGGCGCAAGACTCCTCGATTGCTATCACCCTGCGTTCGCACTTCCGTGCGCAGCAAGAATCGTCCGAGTTCGGCACCAAGGCGCTGCGCTTCTGCGTATTCGGTCAGGCTGGTTATCTGATCGACGATCTGTACGACGGCATCGTTCCATTCCTGGAATACATCTTGATCCTCGGCACCGAGTACATGGGCGCTGAAGGCGGTGAGATGAAGAACGAGAAATCGTTCGGCCGTGGTGAGCAGAACACCATCACTCGTTATCGCGACCACAACGTCGTGACCCAAGAGCCTGAAGTGCGTCAGGTCGACTGGGACAACGGGATGAACTACGCCGAGTACTTCGATATGGGCCGCCTCTTCTGGGCCGGCATCCAGTCGATCTACGAAGAGCAAACCTCGATTCTGCATGCGTACATCAACGTGTGCATCGCGTGCAACCTGACGCGGATCGGGCACATCACCTGGCGTGAAATGTCCGGTGATTCGCAGCTCACCGATGAGCAGTTCCTGGACATGGTAAACGACAAGGTTACCGCTCGTACTGCTGGTAAGTACGACGGCCGCGTCGACGTGACTCCGGACGCTTATTTCGATGCGTTCGATACTCAGAGCAACTTCTCGTGGCACCTGAATATCGAGATGGCTGGTGACAACGCTCGCACCGTTGAGAACCTGGCGATCATCGCGCAAAACCGTCGTTCTTCGGAGACTTAATAAATGGGACGGTATGCAGATACTCTGACCAATAAGGCGTACGCCGAACGCGCTCAGATGACAGTGCTGAACATGGCGGTACAGGGCCAACAAGGCTACCTGACCGACATGCAGTACTACCCATCGGCTACGGACTACATCCGTAAACCGTTGATCATCAAAGTGCTGCAAGCGCCCGCCGGTCTGATGATGCTTCCTAATGGGCAGCTGTACGTAGCTGCCTACAAGAACTTCATCGAAAACTGGATGCAGTCCTGGAACGGCTTCAACCGTACCCTGACTGTTAACACCCAGGAAACTCAGCTGGGTAACGCCGGTGAGGTCTTCCAGACCCCATCCCGTGTATCGCGTGCGCGGTCGCAGATCACCTCCACCGTGGTGGACAAGGATCGTCGTCCAATCATGCGCTTCATGGAAGACATGGTGCGTTACCTGTTCATGGACCCGGATACCGGCCATCCACTCCTCACTGGTGTAAGTGATCGATTCACTGACCAGCTGGCGGACGTGTACGGCGGCACCATCATCGCCTTCGAGCCCGACAAGACTTTCCGTTACGTCGAGAACTCTTGGCTGATCACCAACTTCTGGCTCCATCAGGAAATTGGTGAGAACATCGGTAACCGTCAGCTTCAGCAGGATGGTGAGCTTGCCACCTACAACCTGTCCTGGACTGGCTGGCAGAAGGTTGGTTACGCAGTTGACAAATTGGCTCAGGGCTTCATGGATGCCGTCCGCGTAAGCGGTATGGACCCACAGTACCAGGCCAACTTCGTCACCGGCGTTGATTCCAACGTATCGGCCGTTGCAACGGGTTTCACCGAGCAGATCAATGCGATCAAAGGCTCGTTGGTAACTCCGTAACACCGTTACTCCTGGACTCTTCCGAAAGGTTGAGTCCAGGCTTTATACCGTGAAGTACTAAAAGAGATAGCACTATGCCAGCACAACACAAACTACTTGAGTCACTCAAGGAGCTAGAGAGCGATTTGAGGCTGCAAGGTGTGGGGACCTGTGGCATCGTATACCTGGACAAAGAAAACGTCAGGGATGAGGTTCGTAGGGTCGGGGAAGCCCTACGGGAACTGGGTGGCGTAGTCCACTACAGTCAGAATTGTGTAGATAGCCGCTTTCTGGAAGGAAGTGACTATCGTTTGGAGTCCATAAGCATGACTGGGGAGATCATGATTGGGACGATGGTTGGTAAGCTTGTGCTGCCGAAGAGCACCAAGTACCGGATAACCTCCAAACGGTGACAAAAAAAAAAGAAGTGGCATAGACCGGGGCATTACGCCCCGGCCTTTATGCTGTTAATCAGTAGTTTGGTTTGGATAAGGTTTCGTTACAAATACCTGAGCAGGACCGCCCACACCCCGATGCTTGTGTTTGTAGATGAAGTCCTTAGTACCCATGGCAACGATATCAAACTCGGTGTCGATGTTCTTCCCACCGTTCTGACGACGCATCAGAGAGATACGCTCATCGCCTTCGGCAGCTAAGTACTTCTCATCCCGGCAGTAATACCGAGCGAAGATGTTACGGATACACGACTCTACCCAAGCCAGCGATGGTGGACCGAAACGATGAAGTTCATTAATATCGATGAGGTCCATGACGACCACATGGATATCTTCAGAATGTTCATTGCGGTACATGGCACGATCCCAGAGTGTACCGTGAGCGATCTGAATGAACTTGGTGCCATTGAACCCGAACTGTTCGTACAGCTCATCAACACGTTCAGGGGTATCTACGATCATGAGACCGCAGTGCTGCTTTGGAATCTCGTACTTCGGCATTTGCTCGCTGACGAGTTCTACAAGTTCACGATCCATCGATGAATCCTTATTCGAAACCAATGTTCTTGATGAGGGTTTGTCCAGCCGGGATATTACCCGTCTTACTGATCACGGTAATCCCTACATTGGCGAGAATGTGATCATCGCCAGCATTGAGACCACGAGTACGCAGAGGGCCGCGGATCATGCTGACGTACGCAGCGACAGTCATGTTGCCAGTCAGAATAGGCAAGGCATAACGCCCGCGGTGTGGAACTTTGAGCAGAGGTGTATCTGCGTCAGCCTGAAACACAATGCGGATCTTACTCTCACGGAAGAGAGCATCAGCCAGAGTGCCAAGGTTCTTGAAATCAGAAGTGCGGAGGATCATGCTTTAGTCCTTACGGGTTGTGAGAAAGTGAAATGTATACTAAGAAAAAATAAAGGGGCATAAAGCCGGAGGCGAACCCCCGGCTTTACGATCGGCTACCACTGGAGAAGTGTTGGCCCCTTCTCCAGTCACGGCGCCCAGGCAGTGCAATCAGTTGGCGAATACGGAGGCCGCATCTTCGCTCAGGTAGTTCACGACAGCTTTCAGATCCGAGCCCTTGCGGCCGACACCGAGAGTAACGTCGGTATTGGAAACGCCGAACTTCTCCCACGGCTTGCCCATGGCGGTGCCGGACTTCTTGCGGTGGTAGCTGGATTCGATCTTGCTGTAGCCGATCTTGGTCGACAGCGAGCCGGACGCCAGGTCTTTGTTCTTGACCATTGCATCGCGCTGTACTTCGCCGTTGGCCAGGGTGTGAGCAGCAGCGTAGGTCAGCAGGCTGTCCTGAACGGACTTCACGGTGTCGAGGGTGATGCCTTCAGGCAGATGCTTGGCGAATACGTCTTCGGCGCCAGTAGCTTCGGCCACGCCAGTGGTTTCGTCCAGAACGATGATCGGCTTCAGGTCATCGGCCAGGGCGCGTACGGCTGGGTTCAATTCTTTGCTCATGTTGCGATTCCTTGTATTACACGGGTTAGGGGTATTCGACTTTCGAACACAGGGTTTACTACGAATGTAACTATCTACAGAAACCGAGGCTGTGATTGCAGCTGATTCTCTAGTTGGTAATGTGTGGTTGTGTTTGATTTAAATACAAAAAAAAGAAATCATCAGATCGGCCGTTGGCCGACCGATCTGATGACTGAGGTTACGCTGCCGGTTTGGCAGTCGCATCCGCAGCAGGGCGAGCATCGACGTTGACAGTTACGTCAGCGTGCGGCTCTTTCTTCTTTTCGCCGAACATCTTGGTGGCGAGCTTGTAACCGCCGACCACTGCAACAGTGGCTACGACAGTACCAGCGACAACTGCGCCCACTGGGTGAGCGGTAGCCAGGTCTTTCAGACGTTGCAGGTAAGAAACGGATTGAGCAGCAACTTGAGCGATTTCAGCAGACATGGTGTATCTCCAAATAACAAATTGTTTCGAAAGGTTAGGTGTGTTGCGAGTTTACAATGTGTAGCTATAAATCTTTTAGTTCAGGTCTGCTGGCTTCTCAGCCTTAGCTTCCATGAAACCATTGCCAGTAGCTTTAATAACTACGGCTTTCAGCATGTGGCCGATGTTGCGATTGTAGCCTTCAGCGGAACCGATTGCCATCGAAAGCAGCTCATCGGAAACCTGGCCTTCAATGAAGATGCCGCTGAAGGACGATGGGATGTTGCGTGCAACGATACCGCGCTCGCCACCGGTGTAGCGTTCGAAGAACACTGCGTTACCGACAGGAGTAACCACGCCGATGACCTTGCGGTTGTTCGGCATTGGAGTTTGCATCTTGAAGCGCTGACCAACTTCCAGGCCGGTGTCGTGATTCACCAGATGGTCGAAGTAGCCAGTACCGTTGTTGAACTCTTCGTTGTATTCAACAACGTTTTCAATACGATCGAAAGCAGCTTGCAGGGTTTTGATTGCGTTGGACATTGTGACCTCCACGGTCGTTAGATAGATAACCGGAATGGCTATCGTAGTGTTTATCTACTCCAACAATGTGTGACTGTAATTATTTTGAATACGATTTATACGGCACAAAGCCCGGCCAAGAAGGCCGGGCGATGTATGCTGCTTACGACCTGTTGCATGCCGCTGTGATAATCGCAGCGGACAGTGTGGTCGTGTAGTACGCTTGCTCATACGTCTGGCTAGCCAGCCGCACCAAACGGTCCAGACTCGTTTCAAGAGCCAAGGTTACTTCCACCAACTGCTTCTTCTGATCAGAACTCATCCCGTCGGTGTTCTTGCGAGCAGCCTTCAGGTTTGCACGGATCAAATCAGCATCAACGCTGTAGTTGGTGTAACGGGTGTAGCCCAACACCATCTCAACGACTTTCTTCATATCGCCAGCAGATGCTTGTGAACGAGTGTTACTCTCGTCCTGCGTCTCGTTATAGGTGTTTACAGCCCCGCGGATAGCCATGCTGGCTATCACAACCTTACGAGCTGCATACGCCGCACCGGTGATTATAGGAAGCCCTACGGCCAATCCACCGATAGCGATGATCGTAGTCCAGCCCAGTCCAGCCCAGGCACCACCAACAGCGCCCAATGCAGCCCAACCGATGGATTTGCCCTGAACCCGAATACCGCTAGTACGAGTGTACTTAGGGATAAGTAGGTGCGGATAAGGACCTTCGGTCTCTGAGGATTCGATAGTGCAGTTACCCATGAGGTAACCTTCATCCGTACCCAAGTTGGATGCAGCGGCGAATGGCCGTGCATTGGACAGACCGTTCAGTGCAGCCAGAACGCCAGAACCACGAAGGTTGTTGGACATTACGCCCATTGCCTTAATAGCCGATTCGATCTGATCGTGAGCATTGGACAGGTACTTCGCTTCGGAGCCGATAGCCGCAGCCAGGTCGGTGACCTGACGGTTGTTCCGAGTCATGAACCGGGCAAAGCCTTGGTTACGAATCTTCACTGGCCGATCGGACAACTTGTCGATGTTCTTCTGAAGTCGTTTGGCAGCTTGATCGAGTTGATCGTGAGCTTTGTTAAGCTTACTTTCATCCCGACGCAGGAAACTCAGGAGCGCACCTTCTTCGGTGTAGTCCCTGAGATAATCCACATGCTCCATAGCGATAGAGCTGACACGACGAGCATCACGAGCAATACCCGACAGACGCTCAGCCTCACTACCAGCCGCTTCGAAACTCGAAGCAGTATAAGGTAGCTTAGCCGAACGCATGATAGAGTTGAACTCACGATTCATCGATTCGGTGGAGAGGAAGGCTGCTTCAGAACTGATTTCGCCATTCTCTTCGGCACGCGCCACGGCATCAGCGTGATCTGCCAACTCATTGAGCTGGGACGACAGATCTTGAGTTTCTTCGATCGCATCGAAGTGCTCAGTAACGCTAGGTGCCGCAGCGGTGTCTTCCACCAATACGCCAGATACGCTGACTTCAGGACCATCGCTGGATTCAGCAACTACTACGCTGGATTCAGTTGAAATGAGATCCTTGAATTCACGCATGACTGCCCCTTATTCGTCGCCGGCTTGTTTGCCAGCTTGTTTGGCCACTGCGGTAACAACAGATGCCATGGTGGTGATGTCGTAGAACGCCTGCTCGTAAGCGCAGTCGGCGATGATCACCAGACGGGAGATTGCGTCTTCCAGAGCGCTGATCGCTTTCTTGGTAGCAGCCTTGTCTTCGGCCGACAATTCGCCCATCGAAGCTTTGGCTTCTTTGAGAGACTTATCGATTGCGTCGGTATCGACTTTGTAGTCGGTGATCTTATTGAAGCCCTTCACGGTGTTGATAGCGCTAACCAGATCGGCAGCAGAAGCTGCGGACTTGGCTTGACTACCCTCACGGTTGACTTGTTTACCGGCCAGGTGGCCGACAACGCCGCCTACTACTGCACCGACTGCGAGACCGACGATAACGCCGACAGCAACACCGATAGCGATGTGACGACCAGTACCTTTGGCATCTTTCTTCGCGGTGTCGCGAACGCGTTTCAGTTTAGGAACGCCGTGTTCGGCAGCACCGTCAACCAGGAACGCGTGGTTGCCCATCAGAGCAGGACCTTTGGTAGCGCAGCCACTGAGATCACCCAGGAAGTTACCGCCCAGGATCTTCGATACAGCCGAACCCTTGGTAGCGCCATTAGCCTTCAGGCCGTTAGCCAGAGAACCGATGGTAGCCAGGGACTTGGTGACAGCGTCGTGGCAATGGGACAGATGCGCAGCATCTTTCTCGACACCCTGCTTCAAGTTCATGACAGGAGAATCGCCTTGGGTCAGGAACCCAGCAATCCCGTCATGAGTGATGATGACCGGGTGGTCTTTCAGGGATTGCAGGCTGCCCGACAAGGAAGCTTCGGCAGCGCCCAGTGCGTTGATGCCTTTGGCGATCTTGCTTTCATCACGGTTCAGGAAACGCGAGATGGCACCTTCGTTGGACAGATCCAACAGGTTGGCGCGGTGACCTTCAGCGATACGCTGTACGCGACGGGCGTCGGAGGCCAGATCGCGCAGGCGGTTGCCGGATTCGTTGGCCTCGAAGCTGGACGCTACGAAAGGCAGACGATTGGCACGCATGATGGTGCGGAATTCGCGATTGGCGGATTCGGTGGACACTGCTACGACTTCAGCGGCAGGAGGATTTTCTTCCTGAGCATCAGCCAGAGCTTCGGTACGTTCAGCCAGTTCTTCCAGCTGTTCGGCGATGTCCTTGGTTTCTTCAACCTGCTCCATGTGACTGGACAGGGTATCGTCGCCAGCGGCTACTTCTTCGACCAACACTTCGGTCAGAACTTCTTCAGCGGTCTGGGTGGCCAGCTCAGGTTCTGGCGCTACTTCACCAGACTCGATGCCGTATTGAAGCAGGAGATCTTTGCTCATGGATGCAATCCTAGTTGTGTTGGCTAATTACCAGCCGAGAGAGGTAGGGACGAAGATTTGAGACTTGGTCTTCTCATAGAGAGAACCGAGGATCTCTACCGCTGGAGCAACGCTTTCGAAGCTCTCTTCGGAGTTGTTCTGACGCGTGTGGTCGAAACCATTGCGCAGACGCTCGAGGTTGAACTCAGCCTCGTCAAGCTGACGAGTCACGCTCTTCGACTCCATGCTCGGAGTGTTGTACTTTGTGGTCAGGGCAATGCCCGGATCAAACACGAAGTCCCAAGTGATGATCTTGGTCATGTGTTTGGTCATGTTGCCGAAGTTCTTCTTCGCAAAGCAACGGATGGAGAAGTTTACGTCTTCATCCGGATTGTCCAGCATGTCGCCAAATGCCTTGGCTTCCTTACCAGAAGGCTTGACTTCGCCGATCAGGGCGATGACCTTACGGCCACGTTCGTCAACCACGGTATCCAACGAAGGACGAACGCGGCGAATGTGGCAGCACATGTTGGCTTCAACGATCGTACAGATACGAACGAACCAATCTTGGTCGCTCATGCCTGGCGGACGAACTGGGTGACCCCACTCGCCACGGATACGACCAGCCTGCATCATACGCAGGAACTCTTGGTCGTTCTCCAGATAACGCATTGCAGAGGCGGTGTCATAAAGCCAGCCGCCGTTACCGAAGGCACCGAATGCCCCCAGCAGGATTTCTTTATAGCCGTTACCTACATCCTTCAGAACGCCCTTCTTGCCGCTATTCGCCAAAGCGATGCTACTGTAGGAGCTGACCTGACTGGAGTTCGGCAATTGAATGGAAGGCATGCCCATGATTCTATTCCTTATCGACGCAATACCGTCTCGAACCGTTCATTACGATCGGATGGATTCGCCAACGTACTGGTCATACCTGGGTCGAAATAAGAGCCGCCCAGACGGGCCGTCATGTTGGTTGAGCCAATACTCACGTTACGAAGAGCCACAAAGTACGGTGACTTAGTTGCCAGCAGAGCTTTGGCGTTCGGAACCTGCCGCCAGTATCTGGTCGGGTTATCCGGGTCACGGCACAGTTGCGCTGCGATGTATTCCCAAATAGCAAGATCCGCGCCTAAACGCACACCATTGTATTTAAGGGATTCGCGGAAGATGAACGGAATGTCGGTGTAATCGTAATACCACGGAATACGACCTTTACCTAGAAGCTCGGTATAGATGCGGTGAGGTAGGTTATCCACCACGACCGGTTCCGTAGACGCGATGACCTTTGAACCTTTGTTGTAGCTGAGCTCGATATACCCGACGTCATCGATCACGATACGACCCACACGGTCAGGCTCTGTCTTCAACATAGCCGTAACAGTGGATGGAGCGTAATAGTTGTCTTCGGTGATAATGGCCAAACAACCGAGGATGTACGAGACATCCTCGATCACAGCCAGACCACGTTCAGCAAACCGTTCAGGGATATGAATCCGCAAAGGTTCCATCGCGATGAATGTGGTGCCTGCCTTCTTGAGACAAGCATCCACACGGGCCTTCGAGCGTTTATATACCGATGAAAGCATACGTCACGCCCCTTGATGATTAAGCAGCTTCAGCCTTCGTAGGAAGCATCATGCTGCCAACCCACTCACTCAGATACTGAATGGTGGCGAGGGTAGCTACTTCTTTCGCCGGCAGGCCAGGCTGCTCTTTCTCGACCTTGAACATGATGTCGATCACACGGGCCGCGTCGGTGTGGGCGTACCAAACCACGCAGATAGCCGCAGTGATGATACCCGACGGTTCGAATTGCAGACCGTTGTGTTCGTACAGAGCGTCGATGAACTGACGCAGACGACCCCACGCCTTCTCGGCGTTGTCACCTTCGATCACGAACTCGCCCTTCTCTGCGATCATGTTCACGTCTTCACGCAGAACAGCTTGCAGAGCCTTACGGGTGTGTTCGTGCTTGCTGATGCTGACAGCCTGCTTGCGTGTAGCGTAATCGCGAGCATAGACGTCAGTCAGTTCAGCAATGATCTCAGGGTTGAGCATCTGCCCACCGATGTACTTCCGGCCGATCAGTTCGTTACCGATCACGGCTTCAGAAGTCAGACCTTCGTTCAGAAGGATCTTGTAAACCTCACCGGTTAGTTCGATCACGCCCAGCTCTTTTACAAAGTTACCCTTATACAGGGACTTGTTCTTGATCTGGATGTTCAGCTGGTCGATCAGGCTCAGCGCACGCTTGGCAGCGACGTTGGACAGAACCGAACGAGCATCGTTGTACGCAGTCAGCGAAGACTGCACGCCTTCTTTCGGCGTTTCGATGTTACGCAGAACAATAGCCAGCGGCAGAGAGAACTCTACCGGCATATTGGCGATACCTACGCGGCCGCTCAGGACGTCAGCGATTGCGGACAGGCCACGACCTTCCTCGGCATTCAACAGTTCCTTGAGGGATTCGTTGAAACCACCTTCGTCGGTCAGCTGCGCCAGGGTTTCGATTTCAGCTGGGGAGTAAGTACCCAGAGTCAACGCACCCGGCATGCTGGCCATTGGGTTGTTTTCCCAACGCTCAACGAACTGCAAGCCAGGAGCCAGCTTGTAGATCTCAGGCAGGTAGTTGAACTTCAGCGTGAACGGCAAAGGAACGATGTCCAGACCTTCCAGACGGGCAGTGAACGATTCCAGTACACGGCGAACGTGAGGGATCACGGTGTTACGGGAGAAGTCCAGAGTACGGCGAACCGAAGTGGTCACCAACTCGATGCACTCGGACAGCAGAGCGGCGTGGGTTTCGCCACGGCTTGCATTCAGCAATGCAGCACTGATTGCATCGTAGCTCGATTCACCCGGATTGAAACCAATCAGCGGAGCGTCACGGACGATGCAGGCGAGAGGAGTGTCAGCGTGGGCATCCAGCGAGATGCCTTTCTCAGCCAACATCTGGGAAAGGGGAATTGCTGCGGCAATAGCGCTAGGCTCAAGCATGGCATTTCTCGCTCAGTACTTTGTTCAGGGAGGCAACGGCCAGAACTTTGACCGAGGACTGGGTGATCTTCACGCCGTCAACTTCAGCAGCAACGTCGTTGCCGATAACGTTCAGCGCGACATCGCCGATCAATTGGATGGCGGTTGCCAGAATCGGCAAATTCTTAATTTCGTTGGGAGACATCAGGAAATACCTCGACTATATACATACAGCCACTCCCGGTCTTCCGGGAGTGGTGTGTTTTTATTTACTCGCCAAAGTAATCGGCGTATGCTTCTTCACCGATAAACCGCAGGACGGTATTGGTCGTTCCGATATCGAACGGACTTGTTACGATCCGGTCAATAACCGACTTGGCACCGAAGATCGCGTCGATGAACTCACCCTCAAGTGTCCGGTTGCTACCGATGAGGATTTCACCGACTGTAGACTTCATCTGGTTGGCAATTACCAGCTTATCGCCGATACCCATTCCCACCGGGGTGGTGATGTAAATCATGATGATTGCCTGACGGTCTTCAAGCGTGTGTCCGTCGATACGAACGTTGCGTCCTACGCGAGCAGGAACGTATTCCTTACCCAGACGTTTGGCAGAGCGTTTGCGCTCTTTCTCCGAATCAGCCACGATTTCCATCAGGCTGTCGGACATCGAGTCGATCTCACCGTTGTAAAAGACCTCGACCTTGGCAACCTCACCCACGGCCTTAGCCTTAGGCGTCATCGCTGCCCAGTTACGGAGTGTCTCCCGCGTAGCGTCGTCATAAAGCCCGGCAGCAGACGAAACCGCGCCTTCAATCGTGCATAGAATTGTGTCAAGGTCAGTCTTATCACCCACCTTAACCAACCCACTAATGCCGTCATGGAAGTCGACTACAATCGTCTTGAGCTTACTAACGTAAGTACCCATACGTTTGGCGAAATCAACAGAGATGGAGCTACTGTCTTCTACGGTATACGTGGCTTCACGAAGTGCGATGCGACCAATGCAACCGTTCATGTAGTCAACGCGACGCTTGTCCAACAGGCTTGGTTTGAAGAAGCCTTGGTTGTAGGTAATGACGTCGAACTCCTTGACCTTCTCACCAACCTTAAGGGTAGTGGCGATGGTGTTCGGATAGACAGAACCTTCGGCAGTCGTGTGAACCAATCCAAGCGGATACTTAGCAACAGTACCGTCTTTCATGGTAATGGTGATTGCATCAGCGGCGATCTCAGTAACCTCGCCATCTTGCTTCGCGGTAACAGCAAACTCAGGACTCATCCGAGAAGCGATCACTCGCTCCATGCCGGTACGAGCGCCTTGAACTTCTGACCCCACAGTCATGATACCGTGACCGTGTTGTACTTGAATGAAGTTCAGACGTTTAGGGTCATCGCCGTCCGCACCGAAGCTGAGCAAGCCTGCGGTAGAGAACAATGCGGATGCACCATCCCGTTCTGCGTCGTACATCCGAACCGTACCACGTACAGAGGTCAGGTTGGAGTTCGGAGACAGATAGGTGATGATTGCCACGTCACCGGAGTCAACCGTACCTTCCGAGATAAAGCCCATGTCTTCATCAGTAAACAGACGGGTGTTTGCAACCATCGCACGACGGCTACGACCACCACGACCACCAAAGGTGATAACTTCCCGTTCCCGCAGACTGTGGATCGGGTTGATGTTGTTTACTGGAGATGTGGTTGGATCTTGCACCAGGGCGTTGATGGTGTCGTTCGGGTTAACCACCACAGATGCCCGGCCAGTAGCCGAACGAGTGGTGTAAGAACGGATAGCCTTCGAGAGTGTCTCGTAAACCACACCCGCCACACGTTCGTAACCACGAACCCTTTCCAGACCTTCTACCAGACGATCCTTATCTTCACGGCGCACACGCACCATGTTGGTTTGGAGCATCTCGGTAGCACGAACCAGAAGACCAGTGAAGGTCGTAGGTTCTTTCATCCATTCGAGCAGGTCCTGAGTAATCGGGTCGATGAACAAAGTGTTCAACGCATCCAACTCACGAACATAGCGCGAACCTACACCACTGCGCTCAAGTACAGCAGCGTACACATCCCTGTCGTTAAACAGTTCAATGTCGTAGTTCCGGATGACGGAATGGTAAAGGTTAAAGCCACTGAGCAGCATACCCGCCATTACGTCGCTGCGCTTGAAGATCAGCGATTCGTTCTTAAAGCGGATTGCGTACTCATCAGCCTGAAGGTTCAGACGTTCGCCAACCAATGCGCGTCGTGGAACGACGTTAAGCACTTTCAGCAGTTCGTCGATACCCAGTAGGTACGCCAGTGCAAAGCCTACCGGAATGGTCTTCGAGTAGATCTTCATCTCAGCCATGTACATCGGCGTCGAATCAGGACCAATCTCGATACCGCACAGAGACTCAACCGTACCCAGGTCTTGCAGCTCATTCTTCCAATGAACGTAGATCATGCCGTTAGGAGCCATGACCAGCGGACCCATCTTGGAACGACCGCAGAGAACGTAGCCGCCTTTCTCGAGCGACAGTTCTTCCTTGGTGTAGTTGAACTTCTTGATCCGGTGTTTGTAATCGAAGTACAGATCCAGCTTATCAACCGTGAACCCAGCAATGCTACCGGCGATAGTCGAGTAGACCATCGGTACGTCAGCTTTGAAGTTGGTTGCATCAGACAGTACAGCGTTGCTGATGTGCGGATCATCTGGATCAAGACATTTAACAGTCAGTTGACCCAACAGCCATTTGCCATAATCGAACTTCTTACGGTTCGACCGTTCAACGAAGATCTTCGAGTAGTAGCTGGAGAGCGCCACTCGGTTAGGACCTACCTTACGGATCGGCAAGTCGGAACGTTGTTTCCGCATGCGGTACTCAGTACCGTTATACAGGAACGTGCCATCTTCACGAATAGTCGGAAGCTCGAACTTAACTGTGGAAGGAATACCCACAGCCGGCGCAAACTTGACGATGTGCATCTCACGATCGTTCACGGCATCGATCTTACGATCAACCACGTAACTCGTAATCGCTACGGCGCCTTTCTGCATCGAAGACACAGCACGCATGATGTCTTTCTTCAGTACAGACTTGATGTACTTCTGATCAACAGCATCCACACGGCTAAATGCCAGCGACTTATCAGTCACCACGGAATCGTTGGTCAACTCCTTAGGATCGACCAAAACGTCTTCACGAGTGATCTTCATCGCGTCAACGAAGCTACCTTCACCACCGTAGGGGTTAGGGAGTGTCTCGTAGACGGTTGAGAGGCGCTCTAAGCGACGATACTCACCTTGGGTAAGCAACCCCTTGCCGTACAGCTCATCGGCCTTGTTGAGCATTGCCTCGCCTTCTTTGGCGACGCCTGCTTTCTGGGCCATGAGGTCAACGTTGATAACCTTCTGTTCAATCAGGTCACCTTCTTCGTCGACTTGTTCGGAAGTGGCGTACATGTCCTTCAGCTTGTCGAGCTCTTCCAGTTCTTTCTCAAGCTTGGAGAGTTCAACGTCGTCGTCCATCAGCTGATTGGAATCACCCAGGGCGGTCAGGTCGTCTTCGAGGTCGAAGTCTTGCGAGTCGATCTTCGCGTCATCTGGGTTAACTTCAACCAGAGGCTCTTCCAATACAGCGTCGCCAGTTTCGGTGGCGATAGGAGTAGTGCCTTGGTGGATCGTGGTCATGAGCTTCAGGAAGCGCAGAGCAAAGGTCTTTGGTTCTTCACCTTTCTCACGCTGCTTCTTTTCCTTTGGATCTGTGTCCGCAGGAAGGTTCTTCTCAGAACGGAATGAATCCAACCATCCGAGGTTGATCACCACCCAGCCGTTCAAACGACGAACGATCAGGTTGATCTTGCTGAGGTTGTCGTACTCCAGTTTACCGAACAGACTCTTGGAGCGTTCAGGACCAGCCCACATGAAGAGATCAGCCAAGAGCTTAGCTTCAGGTGTGCGGAACTTAGCCAACGTCTGAGCGGTAAGGTTATTCGAATACTCACGCAATGCAGCGAGAGGAGGGATGACATCAGGGAGGTCAACCTCGATGAACTGTTGGCGATTACTAACCTTCGCCAAATGGTTCATGTTCAGAATAACTTCGTGGTAGATGTTGTACCACATGAAGTACGATGCGCGGAACGATGCCGAATACTTGACGATGTGCGCCAGCATGGAATAGTTGAAGACGATCAGCGACTGTTTATCAGTCTCTAAGCGCTCCAGCTTACGCATGGGACGAAACGCTCGGTTCCGGCGGCGGTACTCAGTGATCATACCCTCGACGTTGCTGAGGGTCTTCACAGGGTTCCCAATTGGATCGACATAGCGACGCATGTGATCGATGTACAGGAGCGCCTGACGAGTCAAGAAGATCTGGTCAGACGCTTGAGGACCTACGGACACACCGTCAACGTTGGCGTAATGCAGGATCGACAACTTTGGCAGACAGAGTTTGGCAATCGGATACAACTTAGGAGCATTGATCTCCGATTGCCGCCACAAACTGAACTGTCTGACGTATGCGTCGAGATTTAACATTTCAGACATGATTGAGATATCCCCGTGGATCAGTCAACCGACCTACGAATAGTGTCAGCGTTCTGAACGACATGATTGAATCGACTGGTCAGGTTACGAATGACCAATTCGGAGGTATCGTAAACAACAGACGCACGAGGAGCGCCAGAAGGCTTCACCCATGCAGCGCGTGTTCCGAGATACCGCTCAGTTTCTTCGAGCGATTCTTTCATCATGACTTTGGTGGACGAACCGGTGTCACCGTCAAAGTCAGCGCCGAGGCCGCTAAGACGGCTTGGGTGCGGTGATTCAGAATCGTGATACGTGGTCAAGCCGAACTTCGGATACTCAACGGCCATGAACTCATCGCCAGTCTGCTTCTCCCAGTTCTCATCCAACTCCCAGCGAACTTCGCCAACAGATGTGGACTTAACGTAGATGCGGGACGGGTAAGTCGAGTCATCGCCGGTAACCGGATAACGAACGATGTCCGTGAAGTACTTGCTCCACTTGGAATATCCGCAGAGGTAGATCAGTTCGATCAACGTCATTGGGTGGACATTGGCTTTATCAAAGCCTGCCGGCAGCTCATCGATGGAATCGAACACCTTGAAGGTATCCTCGCCCAGATAAACCAACGACAGATAGCAGCCGTTGATCATGATAGGACGACCACGAGCTTCGTTATCGATCAAGTGGTTGATGACATCACGCTGACCATCTTCAGTAATCCAACGGTCACGCTCATACGCCGAGAGGGAAACCCACGTACGTTTGAGAGTCTTCGGATCGACCAGAGAAACGTCACCTTCACCAGCCGCCATGACCTTCGACAGGAATCCTGTGCGGAGCCAGTGTATGACCAACGGCGCAAGACCCACTGCTGTCTGGTAAACACCCAACACCGTACTGTCAAAGCTCGGTACGTTAGGGGAGTCCAAACTGACACCGGTGGTGTTCATGGAGGTCAATACGTTACGAGTACCTTCACGTACACGGCGGGATGCCCACTTATCTTTAAGGAAGCCATCTTTACCGCCCTGGAAGCGCTCCAGATACTTGTACAGCTCGTTGATGATCAAGGTCAGGGAAAGACGTGCCTGATCGTACGCCGACGACTCCATGTCGCTTGAGCGGGTAATCGTGTTGGTGATGGAAATCGCTTTGAAGTAATACTCGTTGATCTCGTGTTTAGTCACGCGACCATCTTCACCCATCTCCACGTCACGCAAACCAGCAGGCATAACGATGAGGTTCTTCATCAACCATCGGTGACGCCACTTCTCAAGGAACTTGATCCGCTCGTTACGCGCTGGAGATTTGTTAGTCTTCAGCTGGATCTTGTCGAGGTAGCGCATGAAGAACGAGAAGCCAGTTTCAGCATCCTCATCAATGCTCGCAACGAAGTCACCTTCAGCCTCGTCGAACTTAGCCATGCGGGTGCCGTCAAGAATAGTCTTGTACAGATCACGCTGACCTACCAAGTCACGATAGACCTTGGGGTGGATGATGTTTACTTTAAGATCAATCTTGCCGTAAATCTCATCACGTTCGGTAGAACCAACCATCCCGAAGATTCGAGTGGAATAAAGACCGTCATCGTGGAAGTCGCTAGTAGCGCCCTCGGTGATGTCAAGTCGTGTAATTGGAGCGATGTGCTTAAGGTCTGCATCCGAGGCATGCAGAATCCAGAGCAACGCGGGTAGCATGTCAGGTTTCAAGACGCTCACCTCATTTAGAAACAAAGTTGTATGAACGATTGCCTCCCTTATAGAGAGACGGATTTATGGCCAAGAAAGACGAATTCGATTTAGGGAAGGACGACTTAGACGACTTGAACTTCGATGATCTCAACTTCGACGATATGGATTTCGGCGAAGACTCGATGAAAGACAGTCGCAAACCTGTCGAGCATTTCAAAGACACGTTTAAGACCAACGTTAAATCGAAGTTAACCGATCCCGGCTTCATCAAGCGGATGATCAAGAAAGTCGTCGGTAAAGGCTACGTCCAAGCCTTTGATGCATACGATGCATTAGACTCGACGATTGCCGACATCATGAAGGATAACGCTTCCGAGCTGAATCCTTACCTGATCAAATCAAAACAAAAGATGGACCGGATGAATCCAACTCTTCGGAGATTGATTCCTGGGTCCATCCGCGATGCCGTTGACGCAGCAGACGAACCGTACCGCCACGACGAAGGTCCTGATGAACTTACTCAGAACATCGACGGCATTGATAAGCTTCTTGGTTTCCAAGCCAAGCAGCAGATGCAAGGCGATTACCGCGAAGCTGTAAAAGACGTTCGCGAGAAGAAACGCTTTACTGCGGAGATGAAAGTCTCCACAGCAACAGCTAAAGGTATCGGTCGACTGGTTGGCTATCAGGACACTGTTCTGGTTAACTACCATCGGAAGAGCATCGAGATTGGCTATCGTCAACTCGACGTCGGTATCCGTACCTTAAAGCTTCACCAACAGCACTATCACACGAGTGAGATGTTGCTGAAGGACATCCTCAAGAACACTGGCTTGCCAGACTTCCTGAAGATGAGAACGACCGAATTGGTCGAGCAACAATTGAAACAACGTCTTGCTGGCGCTGCCATGCAGGGTGTTGCTGGATCTGCGAAGAAGTTCTTCGGTGGGATCAAACAGAATGCCTCCGACATGCTCGGTCAAGGTCTTCAGTTTAACCAGTCGTTGAATGAAGGTTCCGAGATGGGTGTTAACCGCGCTCAGATGGCGGGTAGCATCCTCGGTTCTCTTGCAGCAGACTGGGTAGGTGATAAAGCTGAAGACGCTGGTAACTGGGCAGCGAAGAAGATCAAACCTAAGTTGGGCAAGATGGCTGGCGTGCAGAAAGGCGACAACATGTTGCGCCAACTGTTCGGTGGTATCTTCCAGCGGATTAACGACTACGCTAAGTCTGACACGGATTACGATAACAAGTATTGGGCACTTCATGAGGGCGCTAAAGGCCTGATCGATACGCACGAGACTGCTCGTACCGTGAATGGCAACGGGATCATGGATCTCGATAAGCCTGCGCAGTTCGACAACATCTTCCACAAGTCGGTAGTGGAGATCATCCCTGCTCACTTGGCATCCATCGATCGCTGGGTTAAAACCATGGCGACCGGTCAAGATCAGGAAGAGACCGCGTTCAGTCATCACACCGGTAGTTTGGTTTCACGTTCCACGCTCAAGAGTCAGCACCTCAAGCTCACACTTAAAGGAAACCTGCCAAACGTACGTGGCATGGTGGATGAGATCCTTGGTGAGATGGGGGCAGGTGAACTCTCCGGCGAAGCCCGCCGTGCTCTGCGCTTGCAGTTGACTGGCGACCTTCAAGAAGGCATGGACTTCAAGGCTGAGCGTTACGTCGAGAAGAATACGTGGGATAAGACAGATCCATCCGTCGCGAGCGAAATCATGGACTTCTTCCATGACAAGTTCAAACTGGATAAGGAAACCAAGCAACACATCGGTGACCAGGATAACCTGTCGTTCCACAACGACGTGCGTGATAAGTTCATCGACGTATCGAACAGCTTGCCTGACTTCGGTAAGGCAATGGGCGAGCTTACATCTGCCACTGGTCGTCGTACTTGGCGTGAGCTTGGGCTGACCCGATACAACGGTAACCAATCTGACTCGATCCAGATGAAGGAACTCTACCAAGCGCTATTGGCTGGTGATGAGACCGACATCGTTAAGAAAGAGGACAAGAAGGAAACCGCTAAGGAGAAGCTGCAACGTCTGAAGGCTGAAGAAGAGAAGCGTCAGATTCGTGAGCGAGGTTCTGTTGACCTTGAAGACGATGATGATCTTCGTGCTTATCAAGATGGTGACGGTAAAGGTCCTCGTCCTCCACGTAAGAGCAGCAGCTCGAATCGTCCGAAGAAGAACCGTCCTGACCTCGCCCCTCCGCTTCCAGCGCAGGTTCAAGCCAACGTCGTAATGCCGGAGTCGATCAAGGCAATCGTTGAGTTCCCAGAACTCTTCAAAGCTTCTGATGAAGAGACGCACAAACGCCTCGATGCATTAGTAGCAGCTGCTGGCGCGGCTAACGGCTTCCTCGATTACTTGGCGCACAAAGCGTCCGGTGCGATGGGTGACGACACTGAAGTCCCAGGTGATGGTGGTACTGGTCCTTCTGATGGTCCGAAGAAGCGTCGGTGGAGAGACTATTCCATCGGTAATGCTGCGGCTCATGGCGCTAAGGCTACAGCGGTCGCCGGTAAAGGTATCCTCGGTTACATCAAGGGTACTTACGGCGCGATGTGGAAGGTCGGTAAGTTCGGTGCGAAGGCTGGCTTTGGTGCAGCTAAGCTTCCGTTCAAAGGCATCAGCGGTCTTGGTGTATCTGACGTTCACGTCATGGGTGATGAAGAACCATCGCTGCTGGCGAAAGGCATTAAGAAGGGGTGGTACTTCGACGTTGCGACTCAGAAGACCATCATGTCCATCAAGGACATTACCGGTGAAGTTAAAGACCGGGAAGGGAACGTAATCATTACCAAAGAAGAGTTCGAGAAAGGGCTCTACAACGGTAAAGGTGAATCCCTCGCGAGTTACGGTTTGAAGCTGGGGGCTAAGGCCGGTGGTATCGCCGCTAAACTTGGCGCTGCTTACATCGGTGGTACGTACGGCTTGATGTGGAAAGGTATCAAGATGGTGAGTAACTTCGCCGTCAACCAATTCACTCAGTTCGATGCTTACTTCCCAGGCGACACCGAACCACGTATCCGCTCGAACCTTATGAAGAAGGGTAAGTACCGTAACGCTGACGGGTCCCCAATCATGTCCCTCAAGGAAATCAAAGGCCCAGTCTTTGAGATGTCCGAGAAGGGTGAGATGAACGAAATCGTTTCTCAGGAAGAGATCGATAAGTACAAGTCGTTCTATACTCGTAATGGTTCGCTACTGTTCACCATCGGTAAGGGCTTTGCTCAAGTCGGTGTGAAAGCTGCACAGCTCGCAGCTAAGGCTGCGTTGGCGTACGGTAAGTTTGCTATCAAGATGTACAAAGGCGTTGCTAAAGGAATTGGCAAAGTCGTTGGTGGTGCTTACAAGTTCGTGGCTGGGCGGTTCGGTAAGAACGGCGGTATCGGGATGCTCGATGAGGAGATGGCTGCTGCCTCTATCGAGATCGGTGTTGAACAACTGAAAGTACAAGGCCAGATCTTCAACCTCCTGAAGGCCAAGCTCGATCCTGAAGGTGTTCACGGTGACGTCGATGGTGACGGTGACCGGGACAACTCGTGGGCTGACATCCTGAAGCGTAGGAAGGAAGAGAAAGAAAGCAAGATGGCTGGTAAGGGTGGTGCTGGTAGCGAAGCTATCGTAGATGCCATCAAAACCATGAACAAGGACATGGACAAGAAGTTCGATAACCTTGCTGAAGTCACTGAAGAAGCCGGCGAGTCAAGCTTACTGGAAGATGCCGCAGATCTTTCTGATCTGGGTGGTGGTGATGGTGGTGATGGTAAACGTGGGAAGAAGGGTCGGCCTAAGAAAGGATTCAGGTCTGGCCGTGGAGTCCGTGGGAAGATCGGTAACGCCGCCAGTAAGGTTGGTCGTGGTCTGAAGAAGATCCCAGGCGTTGGGTCGATGGGTCGCGCAGCTGGTTGGCTCGGACGTGGTGCTATTGCCGCTGCTGGGATGTTACCAAGCATGGCCACGCTTGGAGCTGGTGCTTCCGCAGTAGGTGGTGCGCTGATGACCGGTGCTACTGCTGTCGGTGGAGCCTTGGCTACTGCTGGTAGTGCTGTGGTTGGTGTTCTCGGGATGCCGTTGATCCTTGGTGCGGTTGCGGTTGGTGGTATTGCTTATCTAGGGTATCGCTACTACAAATCGTCTCAGGCGAAGAAGTTCCCCCTGCTCTATCTTCGGATGACGCAGTATGGGGTGGCTCCTACCGATGAGGATCGAGTGAAACAGGTGCTTGCTCTCGAGAGCCTGTGTAAGGGTGCTGTAACTGTCACTCGTGATGGTAAGGCTTCGATGGACCCTAAAGCCATTGACGCTGACGCATTCCTGAAACTCTTCCCAACCAAAGGTCCTGAAGAACAGCACAACCTGTTGTCTTGGATCGCTACTCGCTTCCGGCCAGTGTTCTTGGCTCACTGTACTGCCATGCAGTCTATCCGTGGTACTACGGATCTGGTGAGTGCCGATGAAGGTATCGGTAACGGTGACCTCTCTGCATTCCTTCAGATCGTTGACCTTGCTAACATGCAGAAGGTTTACGACGATACTGATACTTCTCCATTCGATAGCGATCTCGATTGCGATGCGGATGACGTTGAAGATGCGATCAAGATGGTTCGTGATCGTAAGGAACAGAAGGCTGAGAATAAAGCCGCTGCCGTAGCAGGTGGTATCGCTACAGGTGCAGCCGCTCAGGTTGCTAAGAACACCACGTTGGGTGTGGCTGCTAATGGCCAGGCTCCAAACGACATCGCTAAGGGGCTGACTATCGCTCCTGGTATCGTAGGTGGTTTCGGTGCAGCTGCTCAGGTGGGTAACCGAGTTGCCAGTGCTGCGAAGAAGAACCTCGATATCCCAACGGCTGTGCGTTTCAAGACGTACGGTTTGAAAGAGATGTCGTTGGATAAAGCTCAGCAGCTCCAAGCCGTGGAAGACATCTACTGGGAAGCAGTGCAGTATTCGGGCACTGACAAAGCGATGATTGGCGGCAATCAAGAAGAGCTGGCTCAAAAGGTCATGGTTATCTTCAAGCCTGCTGATGGTCAAGCTCACGAAGATGCTACGCGGTGGTTGAACTACCGTTTCATCCCAACCTTCCTCCAATACTGCATCTCGTCTCGTCGTCGTTTCAATGGCGCTGCGAAAGATGCATCCCGTAACCTTACGGGTGTGTTGATGAAGGAGGTTCTACAAGAGACCGTCCAGACTACTACAGCCACCATGATGTCTTCGGTGAGTGTGTGGTCCATCACTAACAGCCCTTGGGTTGGTTATGAGTTGGAAACTCTTCCTGGGTCAGTGACGTTGTATCTTGACGGCATTGATACTGGTGATAAGAGCAAGGTCCTTAACGTAGACGGGATGGAAACTCAGAAGCGTACAGCGGGTCAGGACTATGGCACTAAGCTGAGCAACATTGCCATGGGTAATACCTCGGCTAACGGCAACCGTGGAAATATCGGGGTAACCGGTCCTACTCTGTCGAACATGGGTAAGGTGTTCAGTGGCCAACAAGTCGCTGGTGGTGTAGCGGGTCAAGCTCCGGCTGGCCAAGGTACTGGTGCATTGCTGATGTCTGGCAAGTACGGTGCTGAGGTCGTGCATCCGGGTGGTGGTACTGGCGGGGATATCAACAAGCTCCCTAATGGTAGCGGTAAAGGTTGGGCTGCGATGGGTCCGATCATTACAGCTGCGGCTGAGATGGTTGGTTTCGATCCTAAGATCGCTGCGGCTGTAGCTGGTGTTGAGTCCGGATTCGATCCGAATGCGTCTAGCGGTATTGCGCATGGGTTGTATCAGTTCGTTAAAGGTACTTGGGGCGATATGATGACCAAGTACGGCGCGACATATGGGATCGCTCCCAATACGCCGATCACAGATCCTCGGGCTAACGCCATCTTGGGTATGTGTTACCTGAAAGAGAACTACAACGGTCTTAGCAAAACTCTTGGCGGTAAAGTAACTGACGTCGATCTGTACGCTGCTCACTTCTTGGGTCTTGGCGGGGCACGTAAGTTCCTCTCCGCTCCTCGTGACGCTTCGGCTGATCAGTACGCCAGTGCTGCCGCTATCAAGAACAACGCATCGGTATTCCGTGATAAAGGCGGGCGGATGCGTACGGTTGGTGAAACGATTGCTGAACTGGATCGTCGTGTAGATATCGGCCGTAAGAAAGCTGGGCAGTCGTCTACAACTACTCAATCGGGTATCGCTAAGGACGTTGGTGCGGCTGACATGGCTGCTACTGCAACGGCTGCAACGGCCGCGCCTGGCACCGGTGGTGCAGCTGGAGCTGATGAACCTAAGGAAGCTGAAGGTCCTACTTCGGTAGGTGGCGCTGTCGCCGCAGCGGGTGGTCTTACCGCAAGTGCTAATGCGGCAGCGGCAGCATCCTCTTCAGCGGCTGGTAGTGGCGCGGCTCCTAGCGCTATTGCTACTGGTAGCACATCGGCAGAAGCTATCGCTGAGATCAAAGGTGGTAATGGTGCAGGTACAGGCGCTCCCGCTGTAACCACTCCATCCCCAATGATCCCTCAACCGTCTGCATCGGCAGCGGCAGCCACTGCGTCGCAACAATCTGCAATGAAGACGCAGGAAGCAGCTAATGTTGACCTCAGTGGCGTGATGCAGAAACTACTGGAAGTCAACCAGGACTCTAACACCACACTTCACGGTATCTTGGCTAAATTGGATAACCTTGGTGGTGGGACTCCTCAAGCTGGCGCTCCTACTCCACCGAAAGCAGAACCAGCGCGCCGGACTCCTCTGGACAACACGCGTGCTAACGCTGTGACGTAACAATACCGGGTGGGGAAACTCACCCGGCTTCTTTCCCAACAGGATGTATCTATGGCTCGGAAATATATCCTCGATAGAACGTGGGCGGGTAATGCGTTCCTGGCTCCTGCCAGCGCTTTGTCCGATGCCACGAACAACACCAGACGTTACTACACCACTTCTTCTCGCAAGTTCATCGACACCTCGATGGGAGGACATTTCCAAGTAAACCCTCTGCCTCAGTTTACAGGCAACTGTGACTTGAAGCACAAATCCCTTTATTCCAAATCTTACGGCGTAGGTCGTTGGTGGAGTGAGGTGCTTGACGACAACTCTCAACAGATCCACATTCGGGCAGGTGTTCCGAAGTTCAACTCGATGACGAACTTCTTCGGTAACTTCTACAACGTGTACGCAGGCTCGATGGCTCGTACAGGTCGCGCTCCGTCTGTGTGGTTTAAAGCAGGTGAGGTTGCAGGCTTCATCGGTACGATCCCTTTCCAGCCGTTCATTCTCGCTGGACAGATGGTTGACTTCTTTGCAGGTATGCCACGTTCGAAGTATTACTATCTGAAACCAACCATGTATCCGTACTGGTGGGCGGTAAGTAGTTTCGTAAACGGCATGTTCGTTAACTTGGGTTTGTCTCCTCACTTCGTTAACGATGAACAGAAACGGTTCTTTGACCCGCTGGCTGTTCCGGATAAGGCTGACTCCGATTCGATGCACCGCATCATGCCTGACATTGTAATGTCGGCTGGTGGTATCGACGTGTTTGCGTTCTCTACCAAAGCACAGCGTCTGGCTAACCAGTATCGTGCGATGATGGACAACGCCATGTCCGGTCTGACTGCTGACCCTGCACAGCGGGCTGAGCAGTTCCAGAAGATGATGGGTCAAGCCATCGAGACAGGTACGATTCAACTCAGTGACCCAGGCTTCTCTCTGGCTGAGTACGAAGAAGCGTACATGGCGTTTGGTGGTGAGTACGATGCAAGCAAACCACCGAAGACGGATGAGGACTCCAGTGAAGAAAGCTACGTCACTAAAATGGCGAAGCAGGCTAAAGCTGAAGCACGTATGGGTGCTGACTTTGTGACGTTCCGTGTGAACAACACTGGCACTAACTCCGATAGCTTCAACAACGCCATCACTGAACCGTCCATCAAGACCGAAATCAACGCGATGTCATCCAAGGCTCGTATGGCGCGATTCAACATCGCTGATGGTAACATCGCTGGACCTATCGGTGCGGTTATGGATATCGTCGGAGACGTCGCCAAGGGTATCTTGAATGCTGCTCAGGTAGAAGGGTTCATCGCTCTGGCTGGTAACGCCTTCGCTGACATTCAAAAGGTGTATGAAACGTCCTCGGCTGATATTGGCCGTACCACGTTCACTATCCACCTGAGATCGTGGGCAGCAGATGACTGGGTTCGTTTGCAGAACCTGTTCATTCCGTTGGGCGCTATCTTGGCGTTGGGTCTTCCTCGTGCAACTGGTCGTGCTTCGTATGACGGTCCGTTCCTGTTGGAAGTCTACAACCAAGGTCGTACTATCATCCGTGAAGGTCTGATCTCCTCGATCAGTATCGAACGTGGTGTGGGTGACGTTGGTTACGCTAAGGGCGGTAAGGTTCTTGGTATTGACGTTAACGTTACTATCGATGACCTATCCAACGTACTGTCGGTTCCTATCAACCCGAACGTGAGTGGCGTCACTGGTGCTATTAGTGCCGTGGCTAGCGCATTGGGCGGATCGGCTGGTGAAGCTACTGCGGCTGCACTGACCAAGGCAACCTACGGTGAAGATAACAAGTGGACCGACTTCATGGCGGTGATGGCGTCCATTCCTTTGGACGTGCAGATCAACGGTACTCGGAAGTGGCAACTCAACATGGCGCGTAGCCGTGCGGAAGCCGCTCAATGGCGTTCCCCTTATCGCATGGCATCTGGACTCATGTCTGGTCTGTCAGGGGATCTCATCAAAGCGCTATCCAATCCGACGGATCGTTCGTAAATAGCATAGAGGCCGGGGGAAACCCCGGCCTTATGTCACTTGATGCCCGGCATGTAAGCATTCGGGTAGAGTGTCTTCACGACTGTACCGACGTTAGCGGTAGCCTTACCGGTGGCAGCCAACGAGAGAGTACGCAGCGGAGGAGACATACAGAACAGAGTTTTCGATGAAGCGCTTTGCTTCAGGAAAGGACCCAAGTTCGGAATGTATTCAGCACCACGAAGTTTCTTATCCCAGTTAGCATTGATACGAACCAGTGTGTCGAGAAGTTTCGTACGTTGCGCTGGATAATCGGCAACGGTGTAGGTCGGATCGAAGTTGTAGCCTGCGATAATGGAAGCCACGGCATCAGGGTTGTATTCGAGGAACTTGGTGATCCCGATGTTATCGATGACCTTGTTGATCATGTCGAGGTTAGAACCACCGACGCCAGAACCAAGAGGTCCATTAACAGCAGCCACCGACATGTAAGCGAAGGCATTCTGTCTGACCTGTTCGGTACGACCCATCTCGATAGCTTCATCGACAAGATCGTCCAGACCGTAGTCCATCAGGTTCTTGGCGATACCACCGATGATTGCACTTTCGGCTTCGATGTTGATGAACTGAGTCAGCTCACTATCGCCAGCCATCGCATTCACGAACTTCAACAGATCGCTAGTGCTATCGATATCAGCAGCGCCGATAAGCATACTGGCGTTCTTGTAGAGTACCTCGATACCCTTCGTAGCACCTGGACCGATCAACGACCCAGCGGCATCACCCAAGACATTCTTGAGAGAACCACCTAGAGTGCCGAGCAGACTCGGTAGACTGGAACCCATCGCACCGAGAGCTGTGTTGAGCATCCCGATCTTATCGATGTTCCCGCCTTTGGCTTGTTTAACCAAACCTGCGAGAGTCGTGATAGAACTCTTGTTAGCAAACAGCCCGTCGACTGCACCACTGTAGATCCCCTTAACGGAATCGTACATGCTGTTGCGAGTCTCGTTCTTTGAGATCTTGTACGCGTCGGAAACAACCATCGCGTCACGGGAGTTGCCTTGGAAAATCGTGTTAGCTAATGAAGCGGCCATGGTCATCATCCTGAGTGTAACTGTCACACCATAGACAAAAAAAAAGAAGTGGGGATAATGGGAGACCGAAGTCTCCCATTATTTAACGCATCTCTGCGCGGATCTCTTCAAGCAACTGGCAGAAAGCTTTAGAGCTCTTTGGCACCACCACGTTCGTCGGGTATACGTAGTAATGTTCGAAAGGCAAGATGGATTCCTCCATCAATTCTTTCAGCTCAGGATGTTGATCAATCTTGCACCGAATGCCAATCTTGATCTCTTCCATGAAGTTAGGGAACCAGACCGTCTTCAACGTGCCTCCAAAACGACGTGCCTCATAGCCGTTCATGGAGCGAAGGTCTTCGTAAATCATCCCCGTCTTCAGATAGAAGTGTAACCCTTCCATCGTACGAAAGCGACCGTACGTAGGATGGGTTACTGCAACGTCCGCTGGATTGGTCAGGAGTCGCCCTAAGCGCGTCTTGGCCTTGGTCCAGACGTTGATGTGATCTTCACCATCCAGCATGGGATCAGGAACTTTAGTCTTCATCGCTATCATCGCCCTTCTGATTGTCGGAGGTGAGTACGTCAATGCCGTCATCTTCCCCCTCATTCATCTCAGGCATGATTACATACCGGTTCTTGATCTTCAGTTTACTGGTGAACTTCACGCCTCGTGCATCTTCTCGCTCGATCGAGATTGTGTAGCTCGCCGATCCAAGAATCTGGATCGCTGTATCGAGTCGATACCAAGGCACCTTGTCCTTAGCCAGAGCACGGGTGAGGTTAGACTTCTCTTGGTTAACCTTGATCAGATCGATCTCACCCTTACGATTCGTGTACATCTTCTTGTAGTAACGCTCGATGAGCTTGTCCCATTCACCGGGACCGATCCCACTGTTAGCAAGCATATCGCGGAGTAGCTTAGCCAACGCATGAGAAGTCTCATCGTACTTCTTGTTTGGATCTCGTAGCAATTCCCTGAACGTTGAGTTCTTCGGAGGCTTTGGCATCAATGTATCCTTTGGGCGTGTCCGACCTTACGCGGGAGCGATGGATCGGCAATGAGGACAGATGGTTATTACTTTGCCAGCTTATGCAACTCGTAACTGGCGTTCAGCACTTCAACAACATCACAAACAACAGAGTAGAACTCTCTCCGCATGTAACTGTAGTACGGATGGATAACTACTATCTCATGTGATTCAAGTAGGTTATGTATGACCATGACCTTTTCGATCACTATATCCAGAACGTCCTGTGGCTGCCTGTAGCCGGCCTTAGTACTGAAATAGTAATCTGGTAAAGGATCGATCCACTTCGTACGATCACGGTCGTTCCAGCCGTCAGGAACGTCCTCCTCGTTGGCAGTGCAGTGGATCAATGTTTCAAGTTGAGCGAAAAGCTCATCCACATTCGTCGACATTACCTCAACGGTGATATCGTAATGATGGACACCGATCGGACCAAGCTTAAAGTCCTGTGCGTAGTGAGCCATCATCAACATGCGGTCCCACGCATCTTCAGGCCATTGTGTGGGTAGTAACACCTCCTCGCCTAACAACCATGTCTTTAATCGTTTGAGAAACATAACCCCTCCTTAGAGGGTAAAGGAGATAGAAATGGAAGAAGATTTTGTAAGTGACGGAGAGATCCTTGAAGGTGAGCTGCTCCACGCCAAAGTTCCAGTAGCGTCAGCATCGACAGACCCAAGCGATGTCCTCAAGTTTACTCAAGGACTTCGTTATCGGATCGTCGATGACCTACTCGGCGAAGAACGCCGTATCCCGGCTGACATCAAAGACCTGACCAGCGTTCTTCGCGACATGGACAAGGCAGCCCTGACCACCCGTGAACTCGACATCGCTGAAAGTGATTCGACTGACGGTCGTCTGGTTATCGACACCTTCCGTCAACTCAAACAGATGATGGGTCAAGACGCAGATAACCGCCCAGTCAAACCACGTACCCGTTCGCCACTGGATGTCAACGCACTCCCAGCGGTATCGTTCATCGAAGGTGAAGATGCTCAGGGTGAGAATATCCTCAACATCTCGAACTTTGTAACTGCTGAAGAATAAACGGGTTGTAACAAGCCCACGACGTTGGGATGAAGTGCAAGGCCAAGAACTTAACCAGATACGCAGACCGTGTAGCGAATGGGTCTCTGATTTGTTGATCTGGCTTTGGCACATTACCCGACGTCGAGATTCGAGGCGTGATCAGTGTCACCAGCGGAATGCGTTTGTCGATTACGCTCTGAGTGTTTGGGCCAAGCCAATCCTCATGGTTGTAATACGCCATCAGCTCGTAACTGTTGTCGACATACGGTGCACTCAAATCCTCAGGAGCGAGTCTTACGATGTTGACGACAGCCGGCCACTGGAAGTAATGCTCCATCGATGCACGGATAACATCCGCTTCATGGGCTTCCAGATTGTAGGGATAGACGTTGATATCCACCTCGATGGACTCGATGTCTACCTTACGATCGATGCGGGTCAACCCCTCATTGATGTCTTTTCGGAAATGATAGACGAAGTCTGTCATCTTCGAGTTGAACAGGGTTTCTGTGTCGCGAGCAGCATAAAGAGCTTTGTACTGCTCACGGTCAATAGCCCCGTTGGTAATTAGGTCGAAATGATCATCCGTCCGGTCACGATACAGATTGGTAAGCACGAGCGCATCGGCGAGTTTTTCGTCGATGCGCTTGAGTGTGCCGTACCGAGTATCCAGGATCATATCGATGTCGATAAGCGCCCTTTGTCTCATTGAGAACCTCGGAGTTAACCTTTAGCAGCTTCGTTCTTTAACGCTGTCAATACGCGCATCAGATCGGTCATCGACATCAGGTAGACGAAAGCCGCCCACTTGTTGAAGTTGAGCATCTCACGATACGTCTCGACATTGGCAGCCATCTCACGTAGTGAGTCAGGCGTACCGGCAGCGTCTTTCACCCACGCCAGAGTTCTGGCCAGAGGACCGGCGATTTCAGTGTTGAAGGCGGTGTCATCCACCTCGGCAAGGAACATAAACTCGCCAACCATGTTCATCAGAACTTCCATGAACTCAGGATCACTGACGTCCGTTTGGACCTCGATGAAATCCCAAAGCTTCAAGCAGCCTGTTTTAGAGTGCAGGGAAGTCCGGAAGTTGATCTGTAGCTTCGAAGCAGTGGCGAGAGTCAGCATCGAACCGATGCGTTCAGGCGTACTGCAATACCTGAACACGATATCGGTAATCAGCTTCATCATTTCAGAGCGTGTCGGGCATGGCATCGGCAGGCACCTTAGTACTTGGATCGAGGTTGTTACCAATGTGCATGCAATTAAAGATAATCGATGCAGTCTTGGTAGATTTAGCGATACCCAACCCGTCCAACTGTGCGTAGCTGACCTCACCCGTCTCGATCAGCAGACGTTTGTACTCGCGATAACCTGCGGTGTCACCACCACGGATCTTCACGAATTCAAGCATCGTGTTGTCAAGACCACGAGACAAGAGCGCCACACCCTCAGGAGAGGAGATACGGCTGCCCTTAGACTCGCTTGTAGGCTGTTCGGTCAGGTCGTCGATACGTTGGTTATGCTCAGGGATAGATCGCTTCTTAGCGACCGTCTGAGCCTGTCGACGCACTGGAAGATCGAGAACCGGATACGCGTGCGGAGTGACGTACTGCAAACCCGTTGAAGGGTCAGTCATTACCAGACGGTGATCCAAGCTACGTCCCATGCCTTTCGCAATCTGGTAGTTGCGAGCAATACTTACCCGCTTACCTGAGAGGTTAGGAACGTAGAATGGAATCCACTCGCGGTTAGCGATGTCTTCCTGAGTTTTGACGGGCTTGAGCTTACGCAAGTAAGATTCAAACTCGTCATCATTCATTGCCTCGAGTTTTTCCCTGAAGATCTTCACGTTCGTATCGTCGCCGGGAATGATGGACGCGATTCGCTCCAACATCTTTTCCGTGACTTTCTTACGTTTAGCGTTCATGTGGAATTAGCCCTCGGGAAGATTGAAACGCACCAGAGTCGGCAGGACGTGAGTCTCGAAATACTTCAGCCAATACACTGGCGCGATATCGTTTCGCAGACACTCACACTCGTCCAGTGTAGAGATCCGGATTTTGCTCAACTCGTGACGGAAGTACTTGTTGAGTGCCCGGAGTTCGTCTTCTTCTGTCTCCGCGTTCACATGGAACGTGGCATTAAAGTTAGCCGCGAGTTTCGCGTTCTGATTAGACAGCAGGTCGCTGACCTTCGTAACCAGTGAATTGGCCATGATGTTATTTTCCTGTTGATTCCTTTGGAACCACACACTCAGCGACTACGGCAATGTCAACTGGCTCTGGGAGTCCCATTTCTTTACGTGATTTTGGATACCAGTAAGGGTGATACCGACCGGCCCGGATACGAAGGAGGTCCATAGCGGATGTGAACGGAATGTCCTTACCGGCTTCGATTGGCATGAACCAATAGCGAGAATCCAGCAGCGCATCCCAATCGTACCCCATGGCCTTGATTTCTTCATACAACTGCGCCGGAGTGCAGCGTAGGCCGTCATCGAACTCAGTCCAGTACGTGAACATCCAGTACAGGGTTACGAGAATGTAAGCCGCGTGTTGCAGGCGTGGGTTCTCGCGGAACTTCTGACGAACGTTGGTCCGTTGCAGTTTGATGTCAGGGCAGAGCGACAGCGCGTAGTTGCGGTCGTTACCTTCGAAACCAAACTTACCGCCTTCTTCTTTCAGGAAGACGAAGTTAGACATGTACGGCAGGAAGCCGTCCTTCTGAGAAATAACCAGAGGGATAGGAACGCCTGAGATGCCGAACTTGCCACGCTGGTTGGTAACCTTGATCTCGATCAGGTCGGTCTGCTTATCCTCGTCACCCGGCTCGTACGGGTACTCTGGCATTGCATCTTTACCACTGCCGTTTAACATTGGCGAGAAGTGAGTGATGATGTAGCAGTTGCCGGTCTGGAACGAGAAGTTCTCAGGCACACGCTTGAGCTTGATATCGCCCTTCAGCCACTTCAACGTCTTGATAGTAGGGGAGCGTGGGTCAAGTTGGTACGATGCACCGACGTGCGCCGTGCCGAGGAAGTAGATCGCATGACGTGCAGCAAGGTCGTTGATCTGATCGACGATCTGACTCTTACCGCTGTTGACACGCATCGCCAACATGTTCATGTCTTTGGTGCCGACTTCGTTCTCAGCCAACATCGCTACGGCGTTCTCGGCTTTCAGGCCAGAGAAGGAGTCGCAGAATTCGATGACCGGGTTGAAGTACTCGTACGGCTTACCGTCCTGAGGGTTCAGGATCTCAAGCTGAATACGCTTCTCTTCTTTGAAGCGCTGCTTGGCGAATTTCTTGACCAGCTCGAACCATTGAGTACCATCGTAGTCAACGGAGTTGGTGAAGAACATCCGGCCTTCAGACATCAGACATTCAGGAACACGGTTGTACTTCGATGGAGCACCCATACCCAAACGGGTAAGACGTTCGACACGTTCGGCCACCATGGTGGTTTCAGTATCATGTACGTGAAGTGCAGCATCAGGGAAAGCGCGCAGTACCGCACCGCAGCAACCGGCTGCGATGGTGGACTTACCCATGTTTGGCAATGCAGCAATAGACCAGAACAGGGCGAAGCCGCCGTTCAAGATCATTTGTCCTTTGTGACCCTTTACCCAGCTACCCGACGAGATGTCAAGGACAGTGCCGGTGTTTGGCATTGGGTAGAACGCTGGCGCGGGTTTCCAGAGAGATGCGTAAGACATGTCCTGCTCCGTTGATAATTTCACACAACATACACACGTTGCGTAAATAAATAGACTCTGCTATGGGTTTACCTAATTTTGCACTCTGAGGGAGCATCTGCTCATGTCGAAAGTTAACAAGACGCTGGCTGACTACACGTCTGAATCCGCTAGCACCCTTCCAAGCTTGATCGAAGAAGGCAGCATGCTGTCCACTGAGTCGAAAGCTCTGGCCTTCCTGTCCGGTCTTGCGACCACCTTCAAGAGCTACATCGAAAACTTCACCACGTACTGCAACGGCCTGAAGCTTGGCAACTACGTCAAGCAGAAGATCGACACCGAAGAACTGAAGGAAGTTCTGGTTGGTAAAGACTACCAGAAGACCCGCGGTATCTACGTTGCCGTTCCACCAGGCTTCAGCGGTCAGTGGGTGCCTTTCCTGCGCTTCCTGATCGAGACCATCCTCCCAGCTGTTGAGACCACTGAGATCACTCTCAAGGCGGTCAACACCAAGCTGGCGGTTGCTCTCAATGAACCTGATCGCCTCAAGGCACAATCGGGTATCAGGGATCTGGCGAAGAACCTCGCATTGATTCCTCAGGAAGACTTTGACAAGATCAAAGGCTTCTTCCAGAACGGCGGTCGTAATCAGACTACACTCGGCAAAGTAGTCGAGCGTAATGCTGACATCGAAGAAGCGTTCATCCTGATCAACAAACTGAATGCTGACGTCGGTGCGGTAGACTTCGTCAATATCCAGAAGCTGATCAACCGTCTGGTTGTTCTGGTTACGGAACTGCGTAAAGAGCTGGACGGCAAAGATGGCGATGAGATGTCTGGTCTCGTCACCTCCCAGCTTTCTGACCTGTTCTACAAGGTCGGCATTACCGTTACCGCAGGTGCTGTATTGGTCGATATGACTGAACAGTTCACCAGCGCCATGATGAATGCTCGTGACGATATTGTCGTCGCATTGAAGTCATAAGGGCATATACACTCCCCAGCAGTTGTCTGCTGGGGAGTGTATGCTGCTCACACCGTTTTGACGCTACGGAAGATCGCCTCAACGTCCCGAAGGAGCAACTCGTCACTGTCGTAGCGTACCCAAGAGGGCGCGCAACGCATCAGCTCGGTAACTGCATCTTCGATCCGAATCTTCCGTTGTCTGTAGCGAGTATGAATGGTCGCGAGGTCGATCTTACCCCAGACCATCTTGCTCATGGCCGCAGGGAACAATAACGCTTTCGACCTCATAACTAACTTGAACCGATCATTCAACTCCTCCATCGCACAAGCGGTGGGTTTGTCGATATGATTCATCCAGCACCACAGCGATGTAACGAAGATAAATCGTTTTATGCTGTGCTTCGGACTTAGTTCACCATCATTGACTGGATGATGTTGTACAACTACCGGATAATTACCCGATGCCAGTCTGTCGACGTTCATTAGTGAGACCTCTACGATCAGTTAGTCTTCTGCTTGATCGTGTGATAGTAGATGTTTGATGCTGTCCGTGCCCAAATGCCGACATCACCAGACAACAGCTCTACCATGGTAGCGTAACGTCCTACGTTATCAGATTCCCTCCAGCACACTACTTTAACGGACTTAACGTCCTCTGCCAGAGCCGCCAACTGGTTCCGTGTCAGTATATCGCCACCCAAGACCAAACGCACTTTACCGATGAACGGTTTGGGTTCATCCTTAGCTTTCTCCAAGTTGAATGTCACCCCTACATCGAGGTATTTGACAATTTGGGAAATACTCGGCTTGAGTTTCCGGACGACTTTCTTATCGCCCTTCTCCTCATAGAGTAAGTCCGTAATGTCGGTGAGGACGTAGTAATCATCACCTTCAAGGACTCCATCTAGAACCCTACTCATGCCGTCCCAAGACTGCACACCCCTGAAACCTAAGCCTGCTGGCCGCATCTCCACCAGTACTGGAACGTCCTTGGAATCGAGCAAGTCGACGCCTTTCTTGGACGGATACAGGAAGGTGGTGTTGTAGTCAGAAAGCTCTTTGTACGTCTTGGGAGAGAAGATTGCATCCAAGTGCGCAATCACAATAGCGCCGTACTGCTTGGCATCTTTTGCGATAGCTGTGAGACGCAAGGTTTCCATTACTGGATCGGGCTCTTTGACCCGTACCACGCCAAGGAAGTTGTCAGCGTACGGTTTGCCGTACAGTTCGTCTTCCTTATCTTTCGTGCCGTGCGAACCAACGTAGTAGACAGTTGTGCCGTCTGCTCGTTTGTACTCGAGATCGTTTGTTGCGAAATACCAACGAGGGGCTTGGAGAATACGCGGGATGACGTTCTTGTTACTCCAATACCCTTGAGCAACTTTACGATCGCGGATGATCGTATCGTCCTTCTTCGTTCCTAACACCAAACCTCTCCCGGCGTGGGAGTCAGCGATGGTGTTGCCCATTTCCCCATTGTGAGCCTTGACGTGGTTCATCTCAATGGAGATCTTCGACTTCAGGTCATCCCAGACCTCTTTGTACTTTTCCCACAGAGGGCGGTACTTAATTGGACCGCCCTTCTTATTGAGCCACTTACCACCCTCTGCCCATGCCGGTAGGAAGTCAGTACCCTTCACCACGAACATCGAATCACTGAGCAATACCGCTTTGATGATCTCAGGGTTTTCTTGAAGCCACAGCAATGCACGATACATTGCTTCGAGTTCGACCTCGTTGTTGCTCCCGTAATCCCTGCGGCCGCCAATCAGATCGATGTACTCGATCGGAGTGACCTTGTTGCCCACGATATTGTCACCGAGATAGCCTTTATCAGAAGGCACGGCTTTCGGGTTACCCGTGCCTTTCTTTGGAGCTTCATCGATGAAAGTGTAACCGTGAACACCCCATCCGCCGATACGTTTATCGGCTAAGAAACCGCCGTCCGTATAAAGGACCGCTCCAGTTGCTACTGGTGTATCAGCCATTCTTGAATTCCTTAAGAGGTACGCCTAGAGTATTGGTCAGTTTTGTATCTTTTGAATCAACCACTCACGGAGTACCACTTACCGTACATTTGTAATCTGCCATCACACGCTTGAGCTCACTTCGCAACAGCTTGATGTGTTCATACAGCGCGTCCACTACGGCTGGGTCGTCGTCTGGAGAGAGATTAGTGAGATCCGGTAGGTCAGGGATCTTGTATGTCTCGATAACAGCCAGCTCCATGCGTTCGCACTTCTCAGCATTATCGGTGACTTTACGCGCTTGCTTCTTTTGCACCGGCTGAGATTTCTTGTGCTGCACTTGAGGCGCAGGGCTCTCAACCGTATAAATGACGATCGATGTACTTGGAATCACCGGCGTGCATGATCCCAAGAGAAGCAATGGAAGTTGCAACATCAGACGCATATTTAGACGTAAGTTCAACATGGTTATTTACCGTTATCATCGAGACTCTTCAGACGCGACGAGGCGTAGTCCTTTAGGGACTTACCTTTCTTGCCTTCGCTCGCTACGTTGGTGGTTGGATGGTGATTCCCCTGACTAACATCAGGTTGCACCGGTCGGCAGAGTTTAAGTTGATCTTCAAGCTCCTTGATCCGTTTATTCGCATCTTCCAGATGTGGTGTGGTGAAAGCACCCGACTCTTTCATCGCTTCGAGTTCTTTATTCTTTACGGATAAGACATCGACGACGGCGAGGAACAGGATGAACACCAGGACTAAGATAGACAACAAGAAGGTAGCCGTCTTGTTATCGCCGACGAATGCTTTTAAAGTCTTATCTCGCAGAAGAATTTCTTTCAGAAAAGGAAATAAGGACTTTAGTAAAAGTAGCAGGGTCGAGAGTGCCACTACGATAGTCCCCTAAAGTTCTTGAAAAATAATATAGTTCCAGGCTACATGGTGTAAGTTTTTACATCACTTACGGTCATACCTTTCGCCGCTCGCAAACCGAGGTATTAACAGTGAATATTTTCAAGGCGTTTGCCCAGATCGGATCGTTGGTGGACAACACGCTTGGCGTGGTCTCACCGATTGGCGAGCTGGCTGACAGATCCAAAACAGCTGCCCGTGAAAAGACGTGGCATTCCTTCTCCGACTTTGGTGCTGAGACCCTCGTAGGGTTCTCTTACAAAGTCAACGATGTACCGACCGTAGTGTCGGATGAGATCGCCTTCTCGTGCTTGACTGCGATCAACTGGATCTACACTCAGGCCAAGCTTGGGACCTTCACTGAAGAGAAGGATAGCTTCACTCAAGCCTTCATTCAGCACTTCGGTACTCAGTTCGATCTGATCGACTCCGGCATCCAAACGGCATTCGGTAACTACTTCTGCCCTGAATACATCAACATCGCACCATTGAATCAGTCGGCTACTACAAGCTGGCGGATCTGGTTCGCTGATGATTCGTTCTACAACCAATACGACGAGTTCACCATCCTGCCGGTTCCTCCGGTCGTGGCACTCGATTCGTTCTTCGACGACTACGATACCGTACTGGAAATGGTTCAGGCGATTCAGCAGTCCGACATCTTTAACCGCATGAACATCGCTAAGGGCGTCTTCCCTGAAACGGTCATGCGAAACGACGTGTTTGCCTGGACTGATCCAACCGACAAGACCAAGACCATCGACACCAACTGGGTGACTGTGATCTACGGTCCGGCTGGCGACAACCTCGACGCCGTCAAAGAAGCTATCCGGGATTATATCCTCGATAACAGCGAACATGATCGTGACGATTGGGCAACGATCTTCCCTGACCTTTTTACGTCGACTGAGTTCATCGCGACTCCGCTCTACATGAACTGGGCTGTACCACAGGAAGTTCGTCAAACCGGCATCTGGGCCGGCATCGCTGGCGTACAGCAGTCGATGCAAATCTGCCACAAGACCTGTAAGGGTGTTAAGTACACCGATGCTCACATCGATAAGGTGTTGAACATCGTCCCTTCGCAGTTTCGTTCCGTAATGCTGGCTGTTGTTGGTGGACCTGAGAACCGTGACGGTATCGATCAGTTCATCGAGCGTTACCCTGACTACATCAACGTGCCGACTACTCACGTAGACTTCATGCAGATGAAAGAGGAAACTCGCCAGTTCTGCCTGATACTCGCTGAGATGCTGATGCACGCTGAAGAGATGACGCGTGACTCTGGCGTTCCTACCGGCTTCAACCGTCTGATTCGTGATGACGTGGTTTACATCGCCAAGAGCTTCAACAAGTTCCTGTATCTGGTAGTTACCAAGTACAGCGTCGATATCGCTCAAGCGACTATTCCAGTCACTCCATGAGGTATTGACGTATGGCTAGAATCACTCCGCCATTGGGTTCGAGGGGTCTGTTCGTTTTACGGGCGCCCTTCAATGCCAAAGCAACGGTTGTCTACCGCGTTACTGGTGAACGTTCTTTCGAAGACCTCATCACTCGCGGTGTAGATCCTCTAGCACTGGTGTACACGCCTGTTAACTTAGTCGAGGCTGACTATCAGGCTGACGTCGCCGCAGGTGCTGCGATCATCACGCTGATGTCTGACAGTGAGAAAGCAATCTACGTTCCGGATACGTATATCGAGTCGTATCCGAACATGGGCGTTGTTCCTCACAGTTGGATGGTAGCGACTGTTGATCTCGGCATCTTGCCGGATAGCTACGATCTCACCCGTTTGACGCAATCTGTAAAGCAAGCGGTGTCGGATTATATCGGCGTTGAGAGCACGGTGTCGGTTGCCACGATCCCAACTACCGATGCGGTGACTCAGGAACAAGCTGTGGCTGACGCTGCGGCACGTTCTGCTGCCATCACTATCCGTACCACCCCTTACGCTGAGAACCTCGTGCTGTTGGCTCAGATAGAGGCTTATAAAACGGCCCAAGCAACATTTATCGAAACCATCGAGAAGCTCAACGATCGCATTGCAGAACTGGAAGGTTCTGCTCCAGGCGGCTGATGACAAACATAAGGCCCGGCTCAAGGCCGGGCTTTATGCTGTTTACATCTCTGGAGGAAATGCAGCCGGAGGCGGTGGGGTCTTCAAGCGGAGTTCTGCACATCCATCACCGGCAGTAAGATAGACGTGAACTACATCATCCACTTGATACTTCTCCCACAACGCTTCTTCAGTCTTGTAAGGAATTCGCAAGCGCATCCTACCGTAACTGAGACGAATATGGATTTCGTTAATACCGAAACCCGTTACCAACGCTTCGCCGACGTAACCTTCTGGATTGTTATCCATGATTAATTCCTCCATGTTGGGTCAACTGAAGAGGAACTTCAGTGACGCCAGTTCTTTTGCTGCACCAAACACAATGAGCGCGGTGATGACAAAACTACATCCCACCGACGCACACAATTTGTGCAGGAACTTCTGCCCACGCTCCATACGCCAGATGATCGAAGCGATGATAAGGAAGACGATCAGAAAGAAGATACCGAGTACCATTAGGCAAACTCCACATGTTCATTGTAAGTGTGAGGGTAGTTGATGTTACGATCGTCAAGGATAATCGTCTGCGAACTAGGGAACGCCGTCTGACCGATCAAAGCATGACTAATGATCAGAATCTGGGAGAACCGTGGATCGTCAGCCAATTCCTTAATCAACGGAAGTAACTTGTACTGGTGGGTTTCATCGAAGGAAGAACCCAACTCATCCAAGTATAGTGGGTAATCGGTTAAGTTCATGCAAGCGTAACCCGCCAGCCTGAAAGCCTGATCGACAATATCTTTGGACGAACCATTACCTTTACTAACGTCGCTGCGAGGAACCTTATCGACTCTGAGCGGGAACTTGTAATCAATCCCCTTCTCTTCATCGACATTACTCGGTGAAACGGTGAGCGGGTATTCCCACACTCGCTGAATGATCTTGTTGACGACGTTGATCACCGTGAGCATCTGGTGAGTGATCTGTTCCGCCAGCAGACCTTTCTTAGGACACATGGCGTCCACGAGCTTCTTCATTGCTGCTTGCTGAGTAGCCGCTGCTACAAGTTGATTCTCGAGATCCTTTACCAGAGTCTCGTGAGCATCCTGTTCAGCCAAAGCGTTCTCATGAATACCAATAGACGTCTTGGTCTTCTTGATGAGATCTTCAATCAGAAGATCGCCTTGGTTGTTGCAGTAACGAATCAGTTCAATGCGAAGTGTCTCGTACAGCTCTTCAGCGTGGCTGTAACGGCGTTCGTAGTCTTGCATCGCCTTGCTCAGGCGTACCACGTTCGCTTTGTCATCACGAGCCATACTCACGTTAGCGAATGCAGCTTCGTACGCAGCCTTAGCCTTGTAGTAGTTCTCCATGACTGCGGACATCTCACCGCCTTCTTGGTTGAACCGACTGATGGCATCCATTACGATGTCAAGACGTTCTTGCGCTTTCTTCCGCAGACCTGAGTTGTGAACATCACGCTCATACGCAGCATACGCCGCTGAGAGACCACGACCGATCGAAGTCCAGCCCTTCTGATCAAGGTACGAGAACAATCCCGGATAACGACCCTGATACTTCTTCCTGAGATCTTCCATATGTTCGTAAGAATTGGCGACCTCTTGGACTTCTTCAAGTTTGCCCGACAACTCTTCCAACTCAACGTCAAGACCCTTAGTCAGTGCCTCGCCTTTATTCAGGCGTGTCTCCAACTCTTCAAGCGTACCTGGTTCAACCCCCGGCTTAAACGAATGAGTGCAGCTTGGGCAGATAACCGATTCACATTTGTGGATGTGTTCGATCTGACGCTGGATGTCATCGATTGCTCCGCCGAACTGGTTAGCCTTCATGCGCTTAAACATGATGACTTCGGAGATGGCCATCACATCACCCAGAGTCTTACGCTCAGGAGGAAGTCCAGCTGTACCCATCCGAAGATCAGTAATTGCATCAGCGGCTGGAATCAGCAAGCTCTCGTGAATACCGGTAACCAACGCTGGCAAAGAGTTGAGGTCTTTGCGAAGCTGTTCGATCTCGGCCTGTAAGATGTTAGGATCTACCTTCAACATCTGCTGGGCTTTAACCTTCAGAGTTTCCAGCTCAGACAAACGCTCACCGTGGACCTTCATCTCACCGGTGTACTGGTTGAAGATCATGTCGACCTCAGCCAGCGTGAAGTCCATATCCGCTTGACTGCGCATGTTGGCGATCTCAGGATACTCTTCCATCAGCAGGTTACAGATCTCCTGATCAGTTTTACGGATGAGGTCTTGAAGCTCGAACTCATTCATAGCGCCGATACCAGACTTAGGCTCACGCATCAACGTGTCCAGAGTCTCATGCAGCTCATCAGCTTTCTTACGCATCTCAGCGACATCGACAGGGTCCATCAAACGGGACTTAGCCTCAACCAAGTGATCGCTCACCCAGTCAACGATGTTATTCGCCTTGCTCAACATCCCACGCCATTCTTTATACTTGGCGAAGGCGTACGTGAAGTCAGCTGTAGCGAAGCGGCTGATCCACTGCTGACGCTGGAGAGCGTTCATTGTGGTGAACTTAACCTCACCCGTCAGAAGCGCATGCAGGTCGCGAGTGTAGCCGATATGAATCTTGACCAACTCGAGTTGAGCAGTGATGGTTCTGCCTTTGTTAAGGTTCTCACCACCGTCTACTATGAATGAATAAGAATTCTTATCCCCGTACCATGCCTCGCATTTGTACGTGTGACCTTTGTGGATAAACTTCGAGCACCAGTACCCGTCCTTATCGAAATCATCAGGATCAGGAGGGAGTGGTGAGAAGCCAATGCTGATAAGACTTGACTTACCGCTACCGTTAGTACCCAAGATCATCTGAGTTTTAGTTTCAGGTGTGATCTTTACGGACTTCTTTCCGTTGAGTGCGGTACGGTTGCAGTTTACTAATTCGATGTACAGGAACTGCATCGCGGATGCTCCGTGAGTAGTGCTATTGTATCATTAAGACGTTTAGTTAAATTTGATTTAAGAGGATCTCAGCATGGAGGTATCCGTTTTCAGGACGGTCGGTATTGGTCGTATCGATACGAACAAAGAGCTGGGTAGCAAGACCGTTGATGTGGTCCCTATTGAATGGCTGCCGATGCGTGATGGTGAATTGACCGGGAACGAGACAGCTGAGACTTATCAGACCAAAGACATCGATGGTAACGCCGTGAGTGGCGGTATGATCTCCTCCAACAGCATCACAGCGACTTGGCTGCCTTCTGGCTCCAACCGGTTGACTGCACCGGATGTACGTCGTGGCGAGCGTGTGGAGATCCTGCAAACAGCGGACCACGATAAGTACTATTGGCGGACCATGGGTCTGGATGACAACCTCAGAAAGCTTGAGACGATCATCTTCGGTATCAGTGCCACTCAAGACGAAGGTTCTACAACTCTCGGTCTTGACAACATGTACTGGTTCGAACTCTCTTCCCACAGTAAGATGTTCTCGTTCCGTAGCTGTCAGGCGAATGGCGAGCCTTATCTGTACGAGATGTTCTTTGACTTCGCCGAAGGTACGTTCACTGTTAAGGACGACATCGGTAACTTCATGTTCCTCGCTAGTGCTTTGAACCTGATCCACTTGCAGAACGCTAAGGGAACTTTCGTTAAGCTTGATCAGATGGACATCAAGGCATATGCACCTCAGGACATCAACGCTAAGGCTGAACGTGATTTCATTGTTAATGCTGGTAAGAACATTAAAATGAAAGCCGGTGTACAATCCGTGATTGATGGTGGTGGTTCCGTTCTTACAATGAACGCCGGCGGCACTACCCTCAAAACACCTAAATTCGCAGGTACTACTTGATGCTACCTATTTCACTCGTAGGCGAATCGCAAGCAGGTGGGGTTATTAGCGGTCCAGGGAAGCCTACATGGACCGTTCTCGGTAAACCGATATCCTTGCTAGGGGATGACGTTACAGGACACGGTACGGGCTCTCACGCAGGACCTAAGATGGTTGAAGGTTCCGCATGGATGACTATCGACGGTATTCCTGTTGTCCGTACTGGTAACAAAGCCTCATGTACTCACGAAGCAAACGGTAACCCGTGGATGACATTACCAACTTAACAGCATAGAGAGCCGGGGGAAGCCCCGGCTCTTATGTCACATCTACGCTGAAGGCTAAGTCAGGAACTCAGTCCCCATCTCGAGCAGATACGCAGAAGCGTAATGGCCGAGGTTGGAAGATTTCCGAGCGCCGTTGAAGTACATGTCGTCGGCAGGCTTCTTCGTGTCATGCTGGAAGTTACGAATCAGGTTCTCGTAGATTGCGAGGGAGTACATACCCGACTCAGGCATCGCCACGTAAGCCGGAAGCAAACCGTTCTCGAGCTGCATTGGGAACTTCGGCAGTTCGTAGCTGTAGTAGCGACCAGGCAGACCGGTGCGTTCCAGAGCATGTCGCTCGTAGTAGAAGTTCTTAGCATCCAGCAGGATGATGAACGACTGCGGTAAAGACATGTACGCCGTGATGGACGCGTCGCTGTTCGCTTGATTCAAGTCCAGCGCATCGCCATGGTCTTCGTTGCGTACCATCGTATCGAGGAACGCTTTCATGTTGATGAGTTTGTTGGAATTGTAGTAGCGGTGTTCCAGCGGGTATTTCCACCAGTCGAACTTAATCGAACGATCACCAATGACGGTGTAACATTCATTGGCAAAGTGGAGGTAACCGCCGACAGACAACATGACGACTTTGTTGGTCAGATCAACGCCAGGAGTGTTGATGATGAAACCGTTCTTCATCGGAAGGCCACCATAAGGCAGGACCATCTCAGGTTTGATCGGAATACATGTCAACTTACCGACGTTCTTGAAGCTGATCAGACCCAGATCGTGACGCTTGGCAAACTGAGTCGAACGGCCACCTTCTTTGATCTTCCAACCACGAGTCGAGTAATCGGTGATGTGGAGAAGACCATTGACCGTGGCAAGGCCGTAGTCAAACAACATCTTGTAATCGAAGTCAGACTTCGTTACCAGAATGTCTGTAAGTTCGCTATCAGGCAGTTGTGTACCTTCACCCGCAGTTGGGTGTTGGAGTTGGATCTTGTAGCCAGCCGCAAAGAGGTCATTGTAACCGCACGAAGCAGCTTCTACCTTCATCAAGGTGTCCGACGTTGGCAGCGTTTCATCGCCTCTCGACTGAAGCCACTGATCCACAGTAATGCCATCAGCAATACGGTAGATGACATCTTCAATCGTATCCAGATCCAAGCCGACCTGATGATTAATGGTCGGATGTGTCAGGATCAAATAGACCGTACTGTTCTCAGCCATCAGAGTACGAACTGCCGCATCGCCTACCTGCGCTTCAGTCAATCTCTGATTATCGCCTCGTTGGCGAATGAGTGCTTTTACGCAGGTATACATATAAAACACCTCAAGTAAAAAATCATATGTTCATTACCTCGATAAACCGTTGAGGCTCATATTTTAATGGGGACCAGTAAATGGCTACCGATGACGTCACGCAATATCTTTACCCATTGGATGAAACGGGCGCTGCTCTAACGAACAAGGTCATCAACGAGAAGCGCACACTACAACCTCCGCAAGAAGAATTGGAGTTCCACTTCATCCTTCCGTGGGCTGGTCCGTTCTTCCGTGACACCATGGTTCTCAAACATACTCCTACTGGTCGGACTCTGATCCGTGGGACGGACTGGGCGCCTGGTCACCGCTTTAATGCTGCGAGTTACGAGTTGCAGAATAAGCTTGGCGGCGTCTACGCCAGTATCCTGCTTTTCGACTTGACTCTCTCCGGCGAGCTCGTTCAGACCTACCAGACCCTTGGTGGTAACTGGACTCTTCCTGAGAACAAGATCCTCGAGATCATGTCGAACAAGATTGCCGACCCACGCTTTGTCACCTTCGATGAAGTTAGTGATAAACCAGAAGTCTATCCACCGACCGAGCACAACCACCCGGCAGATGACTTGACCGGTATGGCTGAACTGATCGCGTCGAACTACGATATCGCATCTGCGATTCGTGAACGTACTAACGATTGGTTGCAGAATCCGCCGATCCTTATGTCTGAGTTCTACACAGCAGACGAGATCGACGCACGTCTTGAAGCATTGGGCTTCGGTGTATCTGCTGATGACGTTGAGAACTTGGTTGTTTCGATGACTGACTCTTACAACACCGCAGCCGATCAACTGTCCAACATTTAACCAAGGATGCCATCCCATGAGTTTAAGCGAGAAGATCGCCGAGAACAAAGCGGCGATGAATCGACTGTACAGCCTGACGGCCGATATCGTCAAAAACAAACGTAAGTTCGCTGTACTGGCCGACAATACTCTCAAGGTTGGCGGGATGGCGTTAACGGCACTCACCGCGTTCATTCGCGGTGCAGTGAACTCGCACGTTGGGTTGACCGGTAAAGCTGCTCACAACGATAGCGCGGCGTCGGTAGGTATCCTCAGTAAGGATCAGTGGACTGCTGTTCAAGCACCGCTGCTTCCATCTGGCATCTGCCCCATCTCTCGGTTCGGTAGTAACAACTATCTGCCGACAGGTATCTTGGGTACGTTCGAATCTGGTACAACCACATTCAACCCAAAAACCGCTGCGATGATGTTCGAAGATGACGGCACGCTAGTTTATCTGCGTAACGCAACCAACGGTTCTGTACGTGGTGTGTTCTACGCTTACGTTGCAGGGGCTACCAGTAAACCAAACCAACAACCGACGAAGACAAACAAACGGTATCATCCTTCCTTCTTTCCAGTTGGGATGACTGCACAGACCGTATTCTCGTGCTCGAGCACTGTTGTTTTCGGCCAGCTTCAAGATGCCGATGGTGTTGCAGGTGATTATTTCCTAGCGTTGACCAACGGCACCATGGACGACAGTAAGCATACTGGCGGTATCGTAACTCAAGCCACGTTCGCGGCGATGGGTGGTGGTACTGGTGAGTGTTTTGTCGCTGGGGATCTCGTCATCTACTACGGACTAACGAACGTTAGCTCCGGCGCTAATCCATGGGAAGTCGACGTCTCTACGGTTCCTCTGGCTGACGTAGTTGCAGCAAACGGTGGCGAACTGGATGTGACTCCAGTGACCGATATCACCACAACTGGTTTCGGAAACGTACTGTACTCTAACAGGAGTACGATGCGGTTCTGCGATAAACTCATGAGTACTGTCCCTGCTGACAAGCCGATGGTTCTCAATAGCGGTACATTCAGCTCGGTCAACGCGATGTACTACGGTGTTCCAGCGCTTGCATCGGCTGTGGGTCCTGATGGAACTATTCGCACTAAGGTCTGGTCTCAGTCTCGTTACGTCGTGACTGGCGCGGCGTATAAGACAATGACGTTTAGCTGGACGTACAATCCAGTAACGAAGGTGGCTCAGCTCGACCCTGGGTTCGACGTTCAGAACACCGCTACATCTACAACGGTTACAGCTGATATCTACAGCGGTCCGGTATTTGATGGTCAGACTCTCGATGCCATGTCTTCACCAGGCGCTCAGCAATCGCAATACGCGTTCGATGACTCCGGTAACGTGGCGCGGATCTCAAATCAGAACACCGTAGATGGCGTCGGTATTAGTTACGGTAAAGTCACTGGTTGGACGAATAAGTTCAATGCGCTTAAGTGTCTGGTTGCAGAAACCACTATCGTTGCTGCTGTGACTAACCGGGCTCAATACGGTTCGCCAATCGGCGGTAACTTGGTAACCCCTGTTCTCGTTTCTCCAACTAAACTACTTCTGTGGTCAGATGGTGTTGACGCGGCCGGTAATTGGAAACGTGGTGTAGCGTATACCCAATTGGAAGGATCTCCGACCTACAATTACTCGTCGCTATATCTGTCAGATATGACTGGCTATAAACCGTCGACTGTTCGGAAATATGTAGCTGACGACGGGTTGACTGAATCGAACTATGTTTGTTTGGTGCAGGAGGTCTCATCGGGTGGGGTCATTACCGTATCTGGTAAGCGGTTCATCAGTGGCGTTAAGCTGACGGGTGCGTCTAGTATCAGTCCAGAGTTGGCGGTAGGTCCTACAGTCGCCATCAGCGCTGCTTTGATGACCTCGCTCGAAGGCATGCTCAGTTCACAACTGACAGGTCTTGGCTATAGCGTCGATACGATCAAAGTCGATCTGGTAATCCCGACTGCCACCACATGTCCACCGTTCGTCATGTGTAGTTTCATGACAACTGACAAGAAGCACGGCATCACTGTAGCCCAGGTTAACCTGTCTGCTGATGGTGCAGGTAACGTGATTGCAATTGCCAGCATTGGCGCGATACTCGCTCCTGGGATATTGTACACAAGCACTGCTGCGAGTATTGGATATTCTTCGGTTAACTCGAATAACGCTGGCGCCTGCTGCATCTACGAAGTGGCTGATGCTTTCCTCATTGGTGCATCGAACGTCTGGAACGTAAACGTACCAGGCTCTGCCGCTCTGTCCAGCATTGCGTTCAAGTACAAGAAGTCAACCGGGTTGTTTGTCAGCGCTAACGTGTTCAACAACGTTCTCTTCAACCATTATACCAACACCCGCAACTTCGTCGCTTCACCTGACTTAGGGTTTGGTTATAGCTGGTCTACGTTGGCTGAATCAGGTATCTCTGACGATGCGACTAAATTGGTATTCCTACCAATCGCTAAAACTGAAGCTGAGTTCGATGCTTGGGTTAAGGCGACAGTACCACCTATTGAGCAGCGTACAGTTCTCGCTTCCCAAGAAGTGGCGCAAGGATGGATCGTTTACTTCTCTGAACCTGTGCCTGTTGTGATTGGTGGGAAGTACTTCGTGATGCCGGTGCAAAGCATCGACTTGTCCCTTCTGTTTACTGCGGAAGGAACCTTGAAGAATAAGACGTTCTACATTTATCTGAAGCAGTCAGGTGATAGCTGCTCGTACGCGATTGAAGCTGGTCCTTCTCCAGAGGGTATCGGTACGATGTACCTGGGTACTATCACTACGAACGACGTGAAGATCACTTCGATCGTTACAGATAAAGTCACTCGCATTGGCACCTTCCGCCTCAACACTGAAGCGAAGGGTTCGTCGATTCCTGTGAGTAACGGCTTGCCTTCATCCCCAGACACCTTGGAATGGAGCTGATCAAATGTCAACGCTTCTGGAAAAGATTGAAGAGCTGAAGACGAAGGTGACATCGTTCACCAACCAAATCACTCGCATCTTGACCCGGAAAGCTCCAACGGCCGGTACTGCTGACGACAGTACCGCGCTCAATGGGGTGATTCCGTCGAGTATGAAAACTCAAATCGATTCGTCTATCTCAGCTCACGCTCTGTTGACGAACAATCCACATGGGTTAACCCCAGTTATTCTGGATGCACCAACACCTGCGGCTGTGAATGCAACAGCGGCTGAGAAATTGGTTCAAGGTATTCTTCCCGTCTCTCAGTTTGGTGATCTCGGTGGGACTATCGTCTTGACTGGTTACGTTCAGTTCGTTCTGAACTTCCTGACAGAGAACCCTTTGCTCATGTGGGGTACGTATTACAGCCTCCCTGCGCAATCGCTCGACTTCGTAGCGCTGTTCGGTGACCCTGCTAACAAGACGTACAAGGTGTACGTCGAAATTGTCGGCGGCGTTGCCCAGTACACGGTGTCTGAAACAACGCTAATTGAAACGTGGACTCGCTTCTTCATTGGTACTGTAACGACCAACGCTAACACGTTTACAGCAGTTAACCTGACCGCAGTGACTAAGCTTGATCATTACCGTATCTCCAAAGATGCTGTTGGTGGGGCGATTCCTAGCACTGCTGACCTGCCGGTCTTTAACGACCACATCGGTAACGATTGGTTAAGTTAATCGGAGTAACTCATGGCTGAAGATAATTCCCAGCTAATTCAGATAATGCACGATGCATTTGATGCGCTTCGTGTAAAAGTCTTAGCGGCATTAAGTAGGAAGCCGGATACCGCTGGTTTGGCCGACAACTCCAAACTAATCGGAACGGATACAGCAACCACACTCATTGACGCCGGCACAGCTATTGGTACAACGCACGCTGCTGATAGGAATAACCCGCACGGAATCACCGCTGATAGTCTTGATGGCGTGGATAACGCAACGGTTAATGCAGTGTTGGGTATCGCTATCCCTCGTGGATCGCTGCCTATCAGCCGGTATGGTGATTTCGCTGGATCGGCTCTACCCATCTCGTTTTCTGGATGGGTTCTGTCCTTCACGGCTCAAGTTCCATCGATGATGGCTGGGTACGATTTACCAGCTCCGATTATCAACATCGACCTCAACGCACTCGTACCGAATGCGGCGAACAAAACGTTCTTCGTTTATCTGCGGTTCGATGGGTCTGTAATCAAGTATCTGGTGTCGCCAGATGCATTTGCCGAGACAAGCGGTAGGATGTACATCGGTAAGGTCGTCACTGGCGCCGCAGGGATCTCTTCCTTCGCTATCCAACGGGTTACTCGCATCGATACGTACCGTGTCTCTGCAACGCCTGTAGGTTCTGCAATCCCTGTTACTACCAGCACGCCTGACTTGTTGGCTCAACTTAATCCTGCGTGGATTTCGTAAGTCGCAAATCCTTTGTACTCAGACGGCTAGTAATCTCCAATCCTCTTCTTTCGGGGTTATGCTGAAATGGCTAACACTATCTTCAAATATCCTCTCGACCTTTTCGGGACAAGTCCTGATAACAAAGTGATCGATGAGGCGCACTCGATTGGATCGGTGAAAGGTCGGATCTTCGTTGCTGACTACGGTCCATTCTTCGGCGGTAACGTCATCATCAAGGATGCGGCTAACGGTCGTGAGCTGGATGCAGTCGATGACTACAACCTGGTTCACTACTACCGGGAAGCGTCTAACGCCGCCGGCCAAGCTGTCTACTCGGCAGTGCAGATCGTTAATCCAGATGTCAGTACCAACATCCTTCTGACGTGCCAGTACGTAGGTGGTGAATTTTCATTCTCTACCTATGCACTCAAACAAGCCATCGAGGCGTTGCAGAATGATAACCGCCCAGTGGCGTGGGGTGACCTTATCGGGGTTCCTTCTCAGTTCGTTCCTGCACCGCACTTACACAGCGCCTACGATCTGTACGGCATGAAGTACGTTGTCGAGTCCAATGCTGATATCGCTGCGGCTATCCGCGACGGTGATCTGGCATCTCGTCAACTGCTTCTGACCCAGGTCGGCAAGAAGTTCGATTCGATCGATGACTTCTGCATGAAGCTCGCTCTCTGCTTCGAAACAGCCGCTGGCGAACTGGCGTTACTTTAAACCAAAGCGCATCCAGGAGTTTCTACGATGTCGAAGACTACAGCCCTTGCTGCTGTTGCTGCTGGGTTCAGGGAATTCAAAACTGAACTCATGGCTGCGCTGGCACGGCCAGCTGATCGTACCCAGCATGCTGATTACGCCGACAAGCTGGAAAACAAAACAGCTGCCCAAGTTCAGGCACAATTGCTTGCTGAAGTAACTGCACACACCGACAAGAAAGGTCAGAATATCCACAAGGATGTTCCGAACAGTCTTGGCAGTTACAACAAGGAAGAATTCGACGCCAGCCTCGACCTCATCTTGGATGCGGACTCTGGCGTTCCAATGTCTTTCTACGGTGACCGTGAATTCCTTCCACCGAACATCACTGGTTCCTTTGAGTCGGGTTCTAACCTGACTCCTTGGAGTACCGTGGCGATGATGATGGAGGACAACGGCACTCTGATGATGTTGCGGACAGGTACTGACGGTGACTCCAAAGGGGTTTACTACGGTTACATCCGCAACGCGCAGACAGAGACGGACCTCACTAAAATCATCATGTCCAACACCCGATACGAGCCGGCCTATTTCCCAGCCAGCTTGAGAGCAATGGCGATCCTTCACGGTAGTCAAGATCTCATCATCGGCGTGATGTGTAACAAGTCTGACGGAGCTCGTAACGGATACTTCGTGTCGCTTACAAACAACACGATGGACCACACGAAACATACCGGCTTCTTCATTCCTGAAGGTTATCTCTTCAACGTAGTTCTTCGGAGCTACATGGAACATACCGGCGCCGGTCCTGCTCAGTTCGGCGTGCCTATGGGTTACATCAAAGGCGGTTGGGCTTACTTCCTGATCGATCTCTTCGCTGAAAATAAGATCGGTTATCGAGTTTGGCGATGCCCTGTCGCTAATCTGATCTCAGGTTCGTTGGGTGGATTCGAACGTGTAACTGGTTGGACCATTAACCGTGGATCGGGCGGTGTTATTGGTAGCGATGACATCCAGTTGTTCGATAGCGGTCAAACTCCGTTCGTCATGACTGGTAGCCCAGCTGGGATGCACTCACTCGTTAACGCGAGTTGTGGTAGACAGGTAATGGTTCGTGAAGACGGGCGTGTCAACGTTTTCCAGCAGTTCTATCAGCAGTTCTACGCTGTGGATGGCGCGACCTCAGAGGTTGGTCGGAACTACGTTTTCAACTTCCTGATCCCTGACAACAAGGTTATTGACGTTGCTCGTTATTACAACCAAAAGGCTGTGATCAACTACAATGGCGCCGTATTCACGTTCAACGATAGCCCCGCTGCCCCGCTGGCTACGTCTGGTATTTTCTTGTCTACGCTGGGCGGTCAATCGGCAGCATCGATATATACCACGAAGTTCAACCAGATGTGGACTCACCAGACATCCACGTATTACACATCGCGGACTCTGTACCGTATCGATTATCCTCAGAACGCTGACCCGTTCACCATCTTTGATGCTCGCACACTCTGGGGACCTAAAACCCTCGGCACTAACCTCACTGGTCGGTATGGTAGCGGTTTGACTGAGTCATTTGCAGCTCACTCCAACATCGGCGATTACGTGGTCAGTTGCGTGAACAACGCGCGGAATTCAGCTAACCAATACGGTCGCTGGGGAGTTAGATCTGTATTGGAAGGTAATCCAGACTACCAATACTCGTCAGTTACTGCCGCATACGCCTATCGTGGATTCTCGCCTACGAAGAACCGATATCAGTTGAACACTCTGGGTATTGCTGAAGGTAATGCCATCCAGTTGCTTAATGAATCGGGTCCAGGTGGCTTCTTCGTTAGTCAGGCGCGTTTTACCAGCCGAGATGGGCCGTTGGTTCGGGCGTACAACATCGATACCAACATGAATAGCTCAGGTACTGTGCAAACATCGCCAGCGGTGATGAACAGTCTCAAACAGCAGATCATCAACAATCTGGCTGCGCGAGGTATCGGTCTGTACTACGGACCGAACACCGCTGAGAACCTGCTGTTCGAGTTGATCGTACCTCAGCTATACGGTGGCTTACCACCATTCGTCAGCGGGCTGTATATCGGTAGCGATCGTGTCACACGCATGTTCCTTTATAGCGTGGACATCGCAGGTAGTCGTCAAAACGTTACCGCTGCCAGTCTTCAGACGGGTACATTTGCGCAAGTGAATAGTGTCTACGGGGCTAGTAATTCCATTTCCTTGGATTATTGGGCTGAGGCTGGTCAAACTGTAATTCGTCCAACCAGTAACGGTTATACACTCGGCCTGACGCCACCGGTAGTTAACCTGGTTTCAGGTGACCGTGAGCAGCTGATGATTCTCGCCACATGGACTGGTGGTGTTTGGTCGTTCATCGGTGATCCCTTCTGGAACTACGTTCATGTCGCACCTTGCGGATTCTTGAACTTCCCTAACCGTGGATTGTACTTCACGAAATCATCCGAATTTATTCGTGGTCAGATTGACTGCGGTACGAAGATGATTGGGACATTGGTGGCTACATCCGCGCCGCCGTCTCAGGGACTCAACCAGTATTACGATGCACAGATTGCGAACATCAACAACTCGATCGTGATCGTATCCCAGAAAACGGTGAGTGCGTGGACTGTTTACTTCTCTGATGATGCGCCGGCTATGTTGGATGGCGTCTATCAGTCGATTGGACAGACTACCTACGAGCTAACGCCTGGGGTGGACATCAACAAGACGTATCACGTCTGGATCGTGAAGATCGCTGGTGTGTTGTCGTACAAGATCGTTGATGGCTCTACAGCGACTCCGGTTGCCGAGGCTTCTCTGTACCTAGGTTACTTCACCACTACGAACGCTGGTCTCAACGCAGTTATCACTGCGAAGCGGGTGGCTATCGGTGGAATGGTTCTTGCTCGTGCATCGCAAGGTTCTGGTATCCCACTCACGTCCGGTACGCCTAACACACCTGGCCGCCTGAACTGGAGATAAACATGACGGAAGAAGAGATCCGGCAGAACTTAGAGACCAAGTTCGGGTTGTGGAAGGAGGAAGTAAAACGCCTCATCGACCGAGCCGCTCAGTTCGCCGTTCGTGCGTACAACTCGGATCGTATCAATGGGTATTCGCTTGCGGATCTTGTTGCCATCATCCGTGGGGAAGTCAAGACTCACGAAGACACGGTCAACGCCCACGGCGATACTCTCGCTCTGTTGGGTGGCATGTCGAAGACTCAGTTCGATCTTCAGAAGGTCAACTACTATCCAAAGGATGCAGTACCTGTAAGTAAGGTTCCTTTGGTAGCAGTAACGGTAGGCGCAGGGATGTTGAACGTCCCTGCCTTTACCATGATCTTCCAAGGTCGTAAGGTCAACGTAGCGGCTGCTAACCTCACCTTGAGTACAGCCGCCAGGCAGTACGTGGTGGTTAACGTCACTGGACTTGCGCCTAACCGCGTAGCTTCGGTTGCAGTTACAACCAACGTGACTGAGAGCTTGAACAAGATCATCTTCGGCGCTGTGAACTATGCTGGTGGTGTTTATACGCCGGCGATGGTTCAGATTGTTCGACTAGGTCAGGCTGCTGTAACTCAAGTTCCTCGTGGTCTGGCTATCCCTGCATCTACTGGTACTCAGGCTGCGCCTTCCAACATCAACAGTGGTTGGACGACTTAAAGGAGGTCACCATGGCAGGTCCTATTACGGCCGGGTATCTCCTGGTCAGTAAGTACTTCAGGCACTACGATGAGCAGATTAAACGTCTGCTCGCTCGTAAGCGCGCATTGGCTCTTGAAGCGGATGACGCTGATCTGATCGGTACGTTTGATTGGTTAGGTCTGTTGAAGCCGGCGCGCGATGCGCTGGCGGCACACAAGGCGTTAAGAAACAATCCGCACAACGAGTCTATGGATACCATCGGCTCGTATACAGCTAACACCATCAACAACAAATTGGGGCAGAAGGTTCCGATCTCGATCGTCCCTGTCTCCAGTTACGGTTGGGTGGATGAGTTGACTGATCCGCAGGTGAATGCGTCGTGGACGTTTAACGGATGGGTGGCATCGTGCAACCGTGTGATGAACACGATCTTGTCCGGAACACCCTACGTTCTTCAACCGACGTCAATCAACCTACTGGCTATCGATCCAGCGCCAGCGAACAAGACGTTTTACGTTTACGTTCGTTCGACGTTCGGTATCGTTACTTATCAGTGTCGGGCTGACTCTCCACCTGAATCGGTATCGGTAATGTACATCGGCAGGATCACCACTGGTCCTGCTGGTATCGTTTCGATGTCGTTTGCTAACTGTCTGCGGATTGACACATTCCGCGTCAGCCATAGCCCGATTGGTTCTGCAATTCCTGCCACACTCGGCGACTACGACAACCTCGTCAAGCTTCCATCGTCGTGGAACCCTCTATAATGATCCTTTAAGGAAACGATTAGATGACACAGCCAGTACCAGAACTTCCTACCAATGTCCAATCGACTAACCCGTACGCCGGGCTGGATCGTGGGCTGTTTCTGTACCGAGCGCCTGGGCTGGCTCAATACGCTCGCATCCACGCAGCACGCTGGGTCTGTAACGGCCCTAGAGCTTCTGTGGGCGTGTTGGAGTATCAGGTGATGACTTACTCGAGTAAGCCAGAAACCGCCGCGCAGTACGCAGCTGGGACGCTTCTGGATGCTCCCAACGGTACTAAGTGGTTCGACACGTTTACCCGTGGACTTGTAGCGACGCCGATCATGGCAGAATACTGGGCAGTTAACTCCTACTACACGCATTACGCGGAAGCAGGGGCTGAGATGCTCGGTACTGTTGAGAAAGCAAACATCTTGGCTCAAAGCAAGGTGTTCGTCGAAACCATGGCCAAGTGGGCTGGATTGGACGCTGTGGAATTGACCATGACGTTCAACGCAGTCGCTGGCCAGCCTCTGAGCCTCACGTCTCAGAACCTCGGTATCGATTACACCCGCGATACGGTCCAACAGCATGTTGACCTTGTCATCCTTCCGACTGGTGAGTTTGACGCAGTGCAAGTTGCATTGTCTCATCTCAAAACCATTTAAGGAGAAGCCTCGTGGCACAAACTCTGAAAGAAGTAATCATGGAGACCCAGGGCTATCTGAATGCCGCTGGGTTCCCATGTGGAATCGCTGATGGTATCTGGGGTAACAGGTCTCAAGGTGCGCTTGACGCACTGAAGGCAAGTACCGTCGATGCCTCGCGTCCATTCGGTGTGAACAAGATCCTCTGGGGTACGAAGTTCACTCAAGCCGAACTCACCAAGCTGGCTGAGATCATCAAACGTCTCAACCTCCCGCCTGTCATGATTCAGGACTTCATGTCTTGCATGGCGTGGGAAACCGGTGAGGAGTTCAAGGCCAGTACCCGTAGTCCTGTATCTTCGGCGACTGGTCTCATCCAGTTCATGAAGGCTACTGCTATCGGTCTGGGCACTACCGTCGAAGCTTTGGCGAAGATGTCTCAGGTCGAGCAGTTGGAATACGTCTACCTGCACTTCAAGCCGTACGCCAAGAAGATTTCTAATCTCGGCGATCTGTACATGGCGATCATCTGGCCAGTAGCTGTTGGTAAGCCAGACTCGTACGTCATGTGGAAAACCGGCGATGCTCAGTTCGTTCCTAACAAAGGTCTGGACGTGAACAACGACGGTATCATCCTGCGTCAAGAGTGTCTGCACAAGGTCAACAACAAGATGGCCAAAGGCGCACAGTCGAAGTACGTCAAAGCGGCGTAATCAGACAAAAAAAAAGAAGTAAGCAGAGCGTGGGTTGCCCCACGCTCTGTATGCCGTTAGGCGGTTACTGGACGGTAGAAGAACTCGTACTGAAGCTCTTCACGCATCTGACCCATCAGGTATGCTACCTGATCAGCACGGACGCTCAGACCGGTGTATCGTGCGATGTAATAACCCAGGTTAGCGTAGATGCCTTCGTCTGCATCCGGAGCGCCTCGCTCAGGTTCGTAGGTTTCGTTGAAGTCAAAGTCACCGGGAAGCCTGGGAGGATGCGCCATCTTCTGCCACAGTTCCAGATGGTAGCCCTTCGCAGCCAGATCGTCGAGGATCTTCTTTACTGTTTCAGGAGTGGTGATGCATTCGAGGGTGAACTCGAGGTTATTGTGGAAACGTTCCACTTCTGGACTGAGTGTTGCTTTAACTTCAGGCATTGCTACTCTCCTTTAGAGCATGTCTTCGCCGGGTTCGAATGAATCATCATTGAGTAAGTGGCGAATGATTTTGGATTGTTTCTGGACGAAGAGAACGATTGGTTCTCCCTTGTGTTCTTTCATCTGCTTGCGGAAGTGCAAGCATTGTTCGAGATACTGCTCAGCCGTATACTCGGCGTGGAACAGGTCTCTCATTCCGCTTTCCAGATTGTCTTGCGTGACATAACGCGTCTGCGCTACAGACCACACCAGAGGACCCCCGCCAAGAACCTTAGGGTAGTCGTACTGGAACTGCTTACGCGCCATAGCGCACGCTAGCATCAGCGCTACGTCATGATTGATGAGTACCCCGAAAGGACACATCAGGATTTCGTACTTCTCGGGCTTTGTGCATTTAACGTACGGAAAGCGATGGACGTACCGAAACGGTACAGCCAGCCGTTCCATGTAGTCTGCTAATGGTAGTTTGTATTCTTCCTCGTAATAGCTGTTGTGGATTCTGAGCGCCTCTTTGTAGGCGCGGATCTCTTTGTTCTGCTGATGCTTCTCGTACAGGTCCATACCTGCTTTGTAAGTCACCAAGAGGCCACCAGCAGCAACTACGCAGCCTACGGCGAATCTCATCGTGCCACTGATCATGATGTTGTTTCCTCGGGGGATTGCTTATCGGATTTGTAATGTATCACCCAAGTAAATTTGACTATACAGCAAAAAGCCCCCTCCCCTTCCCTAGTAAAGAACTAGAGAGGTTCAGTCGTCTACGACTCCTTCACGTTAGTCCATCGTCGACTTCGTCCCCTAGACTTCTAGTCTAGGTTACTACGTCTTCTCTAGAATAAGGAAGAAAGCTCTTTAACATAAAAGCAAGTGTGATAGTGAATAATTAACACGCAGCATAAAGCGGGGTGGACAGGACCATTAAGATCCTGTCCACCCCAATCACTTACAAGTCAAGCTTGAACTCATCTTCAGGGGCCGCAGGCTTACCATCAGTTGGTTCATCTTCAACAGGTTCTTCTACAGGAGCCTCTTCTTCCACTGGTTTCTCCTCTTCAGGAGTTTCTTCAGCATCTTCAGGCTTCTCTTCTTCAGCCGGAGCTTCCTCTTCCGGTGCAGGTTCGTCCAGAGACAGCTCATCTTCAGCTGCTGGTTCTTCTGCATCAGGATCGGTAATGTCCGGCACTGGAGCTTCTGCATCGAAGTCAGGTTCTGGCTCTGGTTCATCCTGACCAAGTTCCGCCATGGCGTCTTTCACTTTCTGGTCAAGCTTCTTCAGACGTTCCTGATCCTTACGATGCTTATAAGCATCTTCAGCCACGATCTTGATGTAATCACCCAGACCAGCGTTCAACGCTGCAACGTGCTGCTTCATTTCTTCGTTGAGGTTCATCAGTGGGCTGCCATCTTCAGTGTTGACGAAGATATCCAACTCACGGAAGAATCCACGCTCACGCATCCAACGACGCAGCTCGATACCCTTGAGCGATGCGATAACTGTTGGAATTGCTTCTTTGACCGTGTCGCTGGTGTAACCGTGGAAGTACTCTTCGGTAACGTAGGCTGGCAGGAGGAGATCCAGAGCTTCCGAATACTTGGTGTACAACTCGATCTGTTTGGTCAGGTTGTCAGTGCTAGGCGCTGGCAGGTTAACGACGAGAGAGTTCAGGAAAGCCTCGAGGAAAGCCTCAGGATCTTCCTTGTACTCATCAGGGATGAGCTTCTCGTTGTTATCAATGATGTCCATCAGCTGTTCCAGCAGAATCCCCGAGTTATACGTGAACACACGTACGTAGTCAGTGATCTGTGGGTTAGCGATGTTCTGAAGCACCATGACGCGTTTCAGGAGCATCAAATGGTTAGCCACCACCGTCGTAGCAAAGTCAGGTTCATTCACGCCATCGACCATCTCAGGCGTCAGAGAGAACACCCGATGCAGGTCACTACGCAGCGAGTTCAGCAGGTCGGTGTCAACAGGCACGTAGTTGCTTTCACGCGGGGTAATGGTGGTCGATACTTCAGGATAAGCAGGGTGGCCCGTTACGTTAACCGAGTAACCCGACATCTGAAGTTGTTCAGCCAAACCTTGAACACTGATGATACCAGTTGGGAACTGGTGATACGACAGCGCCATCGCTTCGTTCGACAGGAATGTAACCGTACCAACCGGGTCACCGTCCTTAGCGTCCAACGTGATGTTGATGTCTTTACCAGGAATCGCGTTCTTCACAGCGCCGATGATGTTGGCTACGAGCAGAGTTGCACGCATTGCTGCCAACGCCTTAGCGTCGTCAAGGATCGATTTACCAACACCATACTCGTTCACATCGAAGCACATGTAGATCATGAGCTCAGCAGGAACGTACAGCAGGATGGTTTGCTGGTTCTTCATGGTACGTGCAAACATCAACTTGTCGATGTGCTCGCTACGAGCGATTTCAACTTCACCACCGAGCAGACCAGAAGAGATCCGAGCGATGATGTCGTGTTCAACCACCTCACCGTGCAACTGAACCAAACGGTCGATCAATGCATCACTGGCATTCGAGATACCCCCGTTGAGGGTTTCGTTTGCCATGTTGAGCAACTCACCAGAGACTTGGCTACTGGAGCCAACCTGATCACCACCCATTGCACCGCGACGAATGTCGCTGTAATAATCCACCCGCCGTGAGAATGATAGCGGGAATCCATTCTGATCCTGAGCTACCAAATACCCAACGATGTTGGTTGGGTCACCCGGAACACAGATAGGCATCACAGCTTCGATAGCGAGGTGATACTCAAGAGGGTGACCGATGGCTTCGCCACCAACCTGCTTACGAGTAGGCACGACCTCAAGGCGGCTACGCTTCATTCCCTGTGGGGGTTTGAAGAACTGGCTGTGAACTGCGCCCGGAGATTGAGCAGCTTTCTTGCCAACACCTGTGCCTTCACCATTAGCATTCTGAGAAGCATCAGCTTCACGCTGAGCCCGACGGCGGCGACGGGATTCCATCGAAGGGTTACCGTAAACCGATTCGCGCATCTTGGTGCGTTTGGCTTCCATCACGGCCGGCATACGGAATGCTGCCAAGTTGTCGGTAACGCGGATAGGGAGAGAGATCTTCTTACCCTTTGTTTCTTTAGTATCACCCATCATCTTGATGGTATGATAATCCGCCATATCCGTGGTGTTTATCCTCCGTTGGCTTGACTCCAAGCTGACGTAGTCGATGCCCTTTGCTGTCGGTAGAGCCAGACCGAGGATGCCTTTTGGCTTATACCAGCCATTCATCCATTCGCCGTCAAAGCTAGCCACGGACTCCATACTGGCCGATTGAGCGCCGTTGATCATCCGATCGATAGAAGCCTCGGGGATAATCATGATTGGGTGTGCGCCCGACCAAACCAATGCATCATCAATCCAGCCGGTGATCTTCTTGTCGAGGTTCTTCTCAGTAATGAAGAATTTCTCGATGACATCCACCATCTGGGCTGTGAGCGCCGTTTCTTTGCCGTCGATCTTGCTACTGAAGATCAATGTGGTCGACGATAGATCGCCTGGCGATACCACAGCGCTGACCAGGATTTCTCGAGCAATGTTCAAGTCCGGCTGAACTTGGAAGATGTTACGAATGTCAGTGGCGTCACGAAGTGTGCGGCGTGTTACGGCCCCCACGGCACTGAGATCGACATCCTTGAGTTTACCGCGGTTCGGATCGGTACGGTCAGTGACCAGACGACCAAGAACGCGTTCATCAGCCTTACTTAAATTCCTGAACTGCGAGACTTTCTTCTGCGCGCGTTCGTCATCTGCTGCCATTTAATCCTCTCCTACTAAGATCGGGGTAAGTCATGAATGCCTACTACAGGCTTTACATCAAAAGCATTATAAAGCTTGTCGCGACACTCGTGATTAAAAGTAGCTACACTGCCGACATGATGAACCGGCGGTTACTTAAAGCGGGGATAGCTGTCGATCTCAATGATCCGTACACCTGGAAGTACTACAGGAACAACGCGGGTTTGTATCATTCCAGTAACGTGATGATGCAAGTAACCTCCCTCGATGACAACACGATCATTGACTTCACACAAGCCAACTTAAAGATCCACGCTGCAACGAGAAAGGAATACACCTACGGGAGCAGCTACTATCAGGAATTGGTAGCGGCTTACCCGGATCAACAAATGCTGATCAACGGGATCGTTAACCCGATTGACATAGGGACAGCTATCCAAGCCGCTGACCATACTATCCTCAAGTATGACGCGTCTCTGGTGGAAGCCTCAGAGCAACAGTTGATTCCTGATATCCAGCGTTACATCACCCATTGCTTTAAACGGTGGGATAACTCGGACTACGCATTGTTCGAGCCGTTCTACTATCCAGCGTTCTTAGGTATCCTTTATACCCGCCTGACTCAAGTGGTATTGAACAGTCGTAAGGCTGTCTGCAAAACGGATCAGGCCCACAGTTACCACCTGCGTCAATACATCAGCAGCTTTAACCAAGCTGTAGGTGATGAGTTCGATCTCATGACGCTGAAGCAGAAACTGTTTACGTACCGGAACATCCGTTACTTGAACTTGAACCTCGGTCGTGGCGAGACGTTCGATCTGATTACTCAGAAGTATCTGACTGACCGCGGCTTCTCGTTGGCAGGCTACGATCTTGAGCACGACTACGAAAGGCTGACGATTGATCTGAAGCCACTGGTTGTATTCGTTCGTAAGACCATTAACGGCATTGAGCCTGCGATGGGTAGCAGCGTTAAGAGTCCTCAGGAACTTCTGGAACTCGAGACTCCGCTAGCTCGTGACAACATCGTTATTCAGGACGACGTCGTAGAAGATGTCTTCGCTGAGATGAACAAGTTCAAGGGCAACAGGCTTAAGACCAAGGTACTCGAATCGAACGTGGTTGACCGGACTGATGCTGAGCCATTCACGCTGACAGAGGTGTTGCTCAACCATTGGATCTACTTGGCGCATTACAAACGCTTTAATTCAGTGGTCGTGTTCACTAACCCTGCAAACGGTGATCTCTACCGTCTCTCGGTTAAGAATGCCTTTATTTTCTACCTCTACGCCTACAACCGTTCTATCGGTCAGAAGCTTTCTCATGTTCCGATCGTGAACGCTCGTCGTGTTCGTCGTATCCCTTTGCCTACCAAGGAAAGGTTGATGAGCATGACAACGCGTAAGAAGGTGCCTGAATACTACATCGACTACATTCTGGATACTCAGGTGCAGATCGGTACGTACGTCAGCATCGAAGCATTCCGCGACACCTGTAAAGAAATTCAAGCTTTGATGTTGCATCATCGTGACATGCGGAACTACAACGGCGACTACAAAGCCGAAGGTGAGCTGCACACGATCATCGACCATTGCTACATGGACATCCGCATTGACCTTGCGGGTGAGATGAACTACGACAACTGGTTGAATAGTGTCGGCATCGACATTACCGGAATGGGGGATCTCGAATTCTCCATGATGGCTGACCAGATCTTCAACACAGCTACAGGTAGTAATCTTTCTAACGCAACGCGGGTGCGTGAAGTCCACTCTGCGATGCTTCGCGTCATGACAGCGCTGTCTTCGTACACGGTTCAATACATCGGTCAGATCAACGACAGTCCTATTAAGATTGTTGATGGTAAGTTCCCAAAGCTTTCCGTTCCTAAAGAATGGTCCGACAGTTACTACGACGTAGAGAACCCTCTGCCTACTATCATGAATCTTCATGAAAACGGCAAGATGTACATGCAGCAGTTGATGCCGTATCCGAAAGTCAACATGACCGCCAGAGACCTACGGGTAATGGCTAAGGTCCCTGCTGACGTTGGTATCAAGCTTGTAGGTAGCATCGAGCTGAAACAACAGATCGACATGCCGCTTCCAAGAATGACGTTGATTGAAAGTCCTCAGACTGACATCAGCGAGATTGTTCAGACGGATGTTGTTGGGTATCTTCCGATCCCTGACCAACCGCTGGGTAGTCTGATCATCGACGATAGTCTCGTCGGATATGAGCTCCTGACCGAAGCGCGTAGAAAGAACTTCCTGGGTATCTAAGGATGCACTCATGAGCATTGCACCAGAAACACTCTTGAAGATGCATCCACTCGATGCGTTGAGGGCTCAAATTGGGGAGAAGTTAAAAGCTCCCCTCAAAGCCACACATCTGAAGATAGAAGCACCTGTATCGCTTGGCGGTGTCAATACCAGCGTTAAGGTGTCGATCGACAAGAGTAAGGCTCCGGTTAGTCTGTGGGATCGAGTGGGTACGTTCACATTCGAATACCAACGGCTTAGCCTGCCAGCTTTCTTGTCTGGGGTGAATCTATCTGTAGCGGCTGAGATACCATCGACTCCAAAAGACTTGATGGGTAATCTCTTCTGGCCGTACAGGATTCCAATCGGTGAAACTGACTTCGTTGAAGACAGCTACGATCAGTTAGGTACAGTCGCAGTAATCTCAGCCGCCGACTCGTATCGATGGGTAGGTGAAATTGATTGCGTGATTGCCCGTCTGGGTCTTGAGATCGCTGGCCGCATTCTGGTTAATACGCTGACGTTGTCTCACACCGATGCGTTCATTAGCCTTAATATCAAGAATCAGATTGCTACGCACCTGAACTTGATGAATGCTGCCTCGTTGGCAGAGCCGATCCAATCGAACATGTTTACCATCTCTCAGGTATCTGAGAATGGACCTCAGGATGCCGGTGACAACACCGCGCTCCTGTTGACGTTCAACGGCGTTCCATACATCGGGGCACTAACGGTCTACTACGGTCGCAGATCGTGGCCATTGACCTTCAGACGCCCTGTTAAGTTCGGTGGACCAGGCTACGCTAACATGACACAACTCGCTGCGTTACTTTCAGCGCAAATGGGATGTGTGATTGCAGCGACTGATATTAAACCAACTGCGATGCCTACTATTGCGGTAGGGGCTAAGGCTTCCTTCCCAGTGACGTTTGCTAACAACTCGTTGGCTTACTGTGGCGCCATCTTGGTTGAATACACTCGGACATCTTAAGACCTAACGGATAATCCCATGACTGACACGCTACGGTTATTGAAGTTCGATCCTGCCGTGGCGTTACTGATCATGGCCAATAACCATTTCAATCTCCACTTGAGAGCAGAGTTCGCATCCATCGGTCCTCCGATGATTGTTGAAGGTGCTGTGACCAACGTGGTGATCACCACGCATGAGTCTAGAGATGAAAACATCTATAGACAGCATACAGGTCAGATGACGTACCGCTACAATAGATTGCACGTAGCGGACGTCTTCGGTGGTATGAGTCTGGATCTAACGCCGCCCATTACGGTAAAGGGCGTGATGAACAACATCGCGTTGGCTTCAGGCTTGGTGATTACGGACATGGACTTTGAGAACGCACTCGTGACGGGTAGCAGCTTCATCCTCAAGGCCAAACCGAATTCGTTGAGATGGGTTGGTGAAACGACAGTAACGCTGGGAGAACCTGGGACTTCGATCCTCCTCTCCGACGCTTTCTCGAACAATATACTTGACGGATTGTGGCCACCTGCTTTATAGGGCCTGAGGTGATAAATGTACACACTCAAGAAACCAAGGATAGCTCGATACAGCAAGCCCTCTAAGGAGCTGCTGGTCGACTACATCAACGCTACAAACAACCGGTTGCTGAAACCTGAGCAGTTACTGTTCGGTCTTCCAGTTAATGAAGGTGAGGAAGGACTGACGTCGGTCGATATCAAGTTCGCCTCGACCAACGGTTGGAGTGAAGAAGTTCAGCGCCTGATGTATCGCCGAGTAGACATCGATCAAATCTTGAACGGTGAGCCTTGTGCGATTCACGTTCCTGAACTTACAGATGCTGCGATCATCACTGCACTGCACGAACAGTACGGTCTGTTCCTGGAGTCTGCGTTAATCACCATCGAACTGGTTTCTCAGGAACCTATCGGTGAGGGACTGCTGCCAGCTCTTCAGAACACAGATTACCTGATCACTATCTCTGGCGATCACTTGATCTTCACAGGTAGCTTCAAAGTGATCACGCGTCAGTCTCTGACGCTGCTCGGTGCGACTATCGATTCGCTGTTGGACATCCGTCAGTTCTATAGCGACAGCAACCAAGACTTGCCTCCAGTTGATCTGATTCTGGAAGATGGTGAGCTGAAGTTGTCGGATGCCTTCATGTCCCACGATGATCGTCGGGCAACTGAGTCGTATCTGTACACGATTCCGACTGGCTACGTGTGGACAGACCTCGTAAATCTACCACAGCTGCTCCGTCGTCTCACTGGCGACGAATGGGTGTCAGTGCCTGATCAGGAACTGCCTTTCAACGTCCACGGCTCAGAAGTCATCTACAACGGCTTCGTGAGCACTGCGCACACCGTGAATGATCCAGCGTACAATTACGTGTTCTGTCTCGATCTGAGCAAATGGTGTAACAACATCACTGGTGTCCTCAAGATTGCGTACCGGTACTCGGACAGCAAGGTTCCCGGAAACCTGCCGTTTAACCACGCATCCACACCACCACTCTTCTCACGTTAAGGGACAGCTATGAATACGGTACAAGCCACAGTCTACGGCGCTAAGCTTCTGGTTTCGTTACTCCTCGGGCAAAACCCGGTGATTGATGCCAAGTCCACCATGAACGAGCGTCTTGAAGTTCAAGAGAACGCACGTCCTACCGCCACTGAGCGTGTGAAGCTCTGCATTCTCATGGCCGGTAACAAAGGTCACACCGCATCGATCGGTAATAACGGCATTGCCAAGACTTCGATCTTGGACCACTACGCCGACAATGCCTCGCTCTACAACCCAATGCCGATGGCAATGCGTCCTGTGGATGACGACTTTCCAAAGTCCATCCGCGACAAGTACGCTCTGCGTGTAGAGATGCTGGTTGACGGCGTCAACTACTACGCTTACTTCGGTCTGCGTATTCACGTCTCCACGGATGATGTGACTGTAGTGATGAAGAAGATCACTACCGAAGATGGTATCGTTACTGAAGTTGTGTTCGTGCCTAACACCGCGAACCTGTACCCAGAACCGATCCAGCTGCCATCTACCGGCGCCTCTACCACCACTGACGTGAAGCTGGCAGTATCTGCCTTGCTGCCTGTCGTCTTGTCCACCACTGACGTGCAAGAGTACGTCAACGTGTCCAAGATCTTGTATGGTGGTGACGAGGAATATGCGATCATGTCGGAGTTCGCACTCTGCACAGCCGCTGACCGCACCGTTACCGTACAGACCACTTCGGGTACTACCCAGTTCAACGAAGCGATCGGTACTCAAATCTACGCGTTCGCTGCTGACCACAAGGCGTTGTATTACAACGAACAGGAATTGACTCTGCAATTCGACGTCGGTAACCAAATCCCGATGCTCGGCACTCAGTCGATCCCTACCCTTGAAACGATCGGCACCGGCGCTTAAAAGGAGTGGCGCTACTTCGGTAGCGCCTACCAGTCATGTTCGAACTTAAGCCAGGATTCAGCGGCCATTGGATATATCGAATCCTCGGTATCGACAACGGCACCAATACGGTCGGGTTTACGATTGTAGACCACGATCTTCGTACAGGTATATCGACTGTAATCTTTGCTGAAACTGTTACTGCTGATAAATCAGCTTATAACAAGTACGCGGGGGTTGCATCGAACAGAGGCAACCTTGACGCTCGGTTGCTTGTTGTAAATGACCGCCTTGCAGAAATACTGGATGAGTACGACCCAGACATCGTAGGATGTGAGGCTCCGTTTTCTCATCTAAACATCAGTACCTACCGGACGCTTGTAACGGCCATGAAGTATTTGGACGACACTTGCTATAAACATAGACGGACATTACAATTCGTCGAAGTTTCTCCCGGTAAGGCAAAGAAAGCGGTGTGTCCGGAAGGGCAATATAAAACCGATAAAGAATTAATTCGTCAATTTATTATGGATGATGTGAACATCGTTGAGGGGGAGGGTATCTCAATCAAGGATCTTGACGAACACTCTGTTGACGGCATCACTGTGTGCAGATTCCTTGCGCTTGACGCCGCTAAAGCATTTACATAAACAGGGAGTTAATGTAGATTAATGATGGCCTTAGGCCGTCATGCACTTCACACGACATCTGGTGGTTCCCATGAACGTAAGAGATGCTATCTCGCTTATGGCAAAGAACCCGGCGGTGGGCTTCACCTGGGAGCCTACGTTGATCACATTGGTCAACGGCTTCCTTCCAAGTGATCGTCAGTTGGACCCAAGCACCGCAGAAGCTAAGGAGATCCAGGATGCACTCGCAACCCTGGACGTGGCTACGCAGGATATGATTCTGACCTCGAGTCTCGGCGTGGCTGCCGGTGGTCAGAATCCGACTCCTACCCCTCTCCAAACCCCTGCGACAGCTCAAGCGCCAACAGCTCCATGGTCGCCGAGTGAGCTTCAAAAATTGGTTGGTCTCGGTATTCTGTTTGTCACCACATTGGTTGCTGCCAAGAATGGATTGAACATCCCAGAAATCATCGAGCTGATCAAAGTGCTTAGTTCGATGTGATAACTCACTGCTAGGGTGGTTACACAAAAAAAAGAAAGAGCATAAAGACCGTGGGTTTACCCACGGTCTTTATGTCGGCTTATGCCATCAAGTAACGAAGTATATCGGCATCGCATTCGGATGTTTGATCTGATAGAGCCGCCGAGCCCACGCTTCGTCCTCACGCCGCTGCTGTTCACTGTATTCAGTAGGAAACAACGCAGCATGAATAGCCAGCGCTAGTTTGTTAGCGTACATGCAGCACCTCATACGTGTACGTTAGGACTGCGGAAGTAGGTCTCGTACAACTTAGCGACCTTCTTGTTCACTTCAGCCTGACGGTCCACTTTCATGGCAGGGGTCAGGATGATGAGTTCATCGTGAGTGAATGGGATCTCTTCAGGGGTCAGTTCATAACCATCCGGAAGTTCAGCGTCGATCTTCGCCCATGGAACTACCTCACCCTTACCGTTACGGAAGATGTCCACTTCAAACTTGAAGGGAACGCCATCACGGGTGGTAGCTTCGATGACATAGCGCATCTTGATGAGACCCTGATCAGCCATCAGTTTAAACTGGCCGAACATTACTTCATCAGAAGGACGCTCATTCTCAAGCTTACCCTTCTCTTTAGCGTCAGTCTTGGTGGTTTGTTCATAAACCACTGAGCTGTCTTCGTGTTCGGTCATACGAACGCGTATAGAGCCGCTGGAGGCGTTCTGATCAGACTTGGGTACAAAGATCCCCCATTGCTCCTGACCCTCGTGATACGTCGCTGTGGTGACGATCTGCTGAAGATCATAACCCGAGATGTAAATCTCGTTTTCGTATTCCATCCCGGAGGCTTCAAAAGAAGCTTCTTCTTCAGGATTAGCAAATGCCAAGCGTTCGATGATAGAAGTCATCGTCATCCCCTGTTGTTTTCAGGCAAAAAAAAACACTACCTCTCGGATAATGCACCGAGGGCCCATTACGGGCCCACGGATTCGTCCTACAGTATTACGGTTAAGTTGATGGGTGCGGCCACATTACTGGCCACCTCTGTGCTTGGCGTAGCAGGAACCTGATGGTAAAGCTTACACAGCAGCCAGGATGAAAGATTCCAGGCGGCAAGCGTAAGGCAGTACTTCAATCAGGCGGTTGTCAGAGGTGGACAGCAAGAGGCGAGGCTTCAGGCCCGGCGGGGTTTGCTGCTCGAGGGCCGAGTACAGACCACGCAGGGTGGTGAAGAGTTCACGGTTGGAAGACTGAGTAACAGCCAGACCGGTTTCGTCCATGGTCAGAGCCAGGCCGATGCCCAGTTCGTCGATGGTTGCAGCGAAGCTCGCTACTGCCAGAACATCCAAGAAGACCAGAGCCTTCGGATTCTTCACGTCGGTGATCAGATCACCGGCGATGTCGGCGATTTCTTCAGCGGAGACGTAAGCGGTGGACAGGGTGGTTACGTGACCGACACGCTGAGCGAACTGTGCTGCTTCGGCAGCGCCACGCTTGGTGCCGTACGCATCCAGGAAGCGGCCGTAGTGGCGGCTGAAGTCCAGCTTGGTAACCTTGTCGAATTGGAACTGGTATTTCGCGGAGCGCAGCAGGTTTTCGGTGAAGCGTTTGTTCAGAAGCTCGAATACCGGCTTCTCGAATTGTGGCTTCAGTTCTTCCAGCAGCTCAGCAGCCTGGGTCAGTGTATTGGCAGCGCCGACTTTGGCAACCAGATCCAGTTGAGCATTGTCTTGCACTGCGATAGGGGTACGCAGGAATTGCACGTCAACACGCACCGGTGCATCTTCCGAGTTCAGGCGAACACGCCCTTGGAATACGGCACTGATAATGCTGTCGGCAGCGAGAGCGTTGGAGAAGGTCAACTGGTCAGTAGGGATCTGCTTGATCAGGTCACCCAGCTTCAGACCAGGCTTGTCCAGCTCCAGGCTGATATCGGTAACGCCTTCTTTCAACGCCTTCAGCGAGATACCGCCGGTAGGTGCTGCTTTAGGAGCATCGATCGATTGGGTATCTTCACGCAGGCTGTGTGCCAATTGCTTGTTTTCGTTATCCACTTCAACTAACTCCTCGCGGACTTCGCCGCTGCTATCCATGACGTAATACTTGATGTATTGGTTGACGTCGTAAAGGGTTGGGACGGCGGTGATCAGTTGTTCACCATCGCCAGTAAGTTTCCAGCCGGACAAGTGAGCGACACGCCAATGCTCATCATTCAGCCAGTAATCTTCGTACGGGTTTGCACGCGTATGGTCAGGACCATCTACGTGAGTGTTGCGAGCTTCCAGATGCGGCAGTGGTTCTTCTGGATGTTCGTATTCAGGTTCACGACGTTCGGGCTCACGCTCACGGCGTGGTTCTTCGCGACGTGGTTCATCCCGACGATCATCGCGATCATCTCGTTCATCAGTAGCAACACCGATGTCAGAGAGAACGTCCCAGTGATCAGCACCATCGTTAACCGAACGGCTGTCACGAGGACCACTACGGCGAGTATCACGTCGATCACGATCACGACCACCGCGGTCACGGTCACGATCATCACGATCATCACGGGTATTCCAACGAGCACCACCGCCACGGCGATCATCGCGATCGTCATCACGATCGTCACGACCACCACGACGGCGTCCAGCGCCGGCCAGCTTAGCAGCCAGACGCATTGCATCTTCCATACCGCGCTCAGCATCACGCGGCAATTCACGAACAAGCTTTGGATCGGCGAAAACGGATTCAGCGAAGTGACCATCCACCATCGCTTCAACGCCAAGACGGATGATGTCCTTCTCGCGATCGCCGCGCTGACCCAGTTCGTCTTCGATGTTACGAAGATTCGCAAAGGTCAGTTTGACCAGCTTGTCCATGTTGCTGTTGTTATAACGATGCTTGCCGAGGTTTTCAGCATAACTGCGACGAAGATCCAGAATGAAATCATCCCGAACATCGACGCCATCAGCTTTCGCCTCGATGTAACGGATGGTCTCGTCAAAGACGAGGTCCCAGATCCGTTCCGCTTCACGAGAGTCGCTTGCCATACATCTTCCTATTCTTGAGTTAAATTAGTTTCGGCCGATAGCCGCGTCGATATGTGCAACGATTGGCTTCATGTGTTCTTTCCGCACAATCGTATTCTTCTCGTCCAGTTCCACTGTCGGGTTGATCGTATTACGACCCAGTGGGGAGTGCTTCGGAAGGATAAGGTGGTTACCCCCTTCAGCAATCGAACCGTCGAGCCACGATTGTGGATCGTTCACGTTCAAGTTCTGGGATTTACGCCCAGCACTCGTTTGCGCCTGCATTACCAAGCGAGAGGTGATTCGGAAGAACATGTTGTCGCCAGGGGTAGACACGCTGGACATAAACGGTTTGCTGCTAGTCTTGCGCAGGTTGAAGATGATCGTGGGCATAAAGAACTTACCCAAGATCTTGTTGTAGTCATCCGCTGTGTGCTTACGCTTCCGGTTATTCGTGATCTCGAAGAGACACCGGAAGATCTGCTCGTAGATGTCACGCAGTACATACTGCGCAGTCACCAAGCGTTTACCATACATGGAGCCAATGGATTCCGCTTTCGAATCAATCAGGTGATCGATCTGAACGAGAATGTAAGCAAAGAACTCGTAGAGGTTTTCAACATCCAAGTTCTCTTCATCCAGCAGAGTCTTGCGTACTTCGATGTCCACGTAATCATCCAGGCTGATGAGGTGACTCACCACGTTCTCAACCAGCTTACCAACAGACATCTGGTCGCCAAAGAGAACGTAACCCATCCAGCGCTTCCAGATGTCATCGCCGAGCAAGTCTTCAACCAGCAGATCCTGAGGGAACAGATCGACCAGATAGAAGAACGCCAAGGCAAACGCCATGGTCAGCTGATTGGTAGCAGCTTTAGGAATGATCAGGCAGAGGTTTGTAGCGATATCGGGGTAATGCACACGCAGCTTCAATGCAGCCGGCCGGGACTTGGCTGATCTGACTACGGTATACTTTTCAGGGTCAACGGGGTTCTCGGCCAAGAACTCTTCGGTAACGATTGCAACATCGCAATACGCAAACCGAGCGAACGTCTCTTTCAAGCCATACCGGCAGAAGAGATAATGCGGCAGAGTAGACATCACCTTACCAAGCGTGATGGTATCACTTTCCGACTTCTTGTTATTGTTGGCGGACCGGTGGTGCAGCCAAGAATAAGCAATGTACTCGGAGTAATCTTCTCCATCTTTCAAAACGGTGTAGATCAGGCGCTTGAATGTAACCGGAGCGCGTGACATACGGATGAACACAAAGTCCTGGCCTATCGATAGGCCAGGGTCTGTTAGTACATCGCCGATGGCGAACTGTTTACCTGTAATGGTGAGCAACCCACCGCGCCTTGGAGCAGGCAAGCAGAAATAGCGCGGATATAGCGGAACGCCATTACAGGAGAACTGATACTTCACCATGTAGACATCGCTTTGCGCTAAGTCGATGGAGGGGGTGGAACGATCGGACCGTGTCAGCGAAGATGACATAACGCTGTACGCTTCCTGAGGACTACAGATGTAAGATCCGTTGTACTCGAAGTCATCTGGATAACTGTTTTCAGCACACGCAATAGTCTGATCTACGAGTCCCTTAGCATCGTCCAAGCCACGATAGGCGAGTCCATCCAGAATGTCCTGATTGAAAACAGGCATCCTCTTCTGCAAGTCGTCAAATAACCAAGTATGCATTCCATCCCCTACCCATCTATGAAGGTTTCATTTTAGCCACCATCGTTAACACAGTTAGCGACGATGTGATTATCCCACCGACCAAACGAATCCAGTCGCCCAAGTTTTTAGTCTTCTCTTTAACATCGTCTTCGCGATGTTTCCAGCGAAGCCATTCCTCACGCTCGCGAGCGAATGCCCTTTCGGACTCTGTCTTCTCTCGCGTATACGTGTGGTCTGTGTCAGCTTTCTCCCCAGCTCGATCGAACTCTTTCATTTTCTGTTCGTGCGCTCTGCGGGCTATTTCTTCTTTACGCATTTCTTGCCAACTAACACCAGCTTGGGCTTTCTCAATACTGTCAGCTAAGTTGAACCGAGCATCTGCATCTTCAAACGACAGATGTTCAGTGTGGATGGTTGCACCAGACCCAATGACGTTCTTCACTGCGGCTGGTCGCCGAGTTGTGACATGTACACCGTCACGTAACCTTAAATCGCGTTCAATTGGAATATGGTGAACGGTATTGCCTAACAGCATAAACCGATCATGTCTATTCCTAAGAGAACTATTGTCTACGGCTTTGATCGAGAACAGCAGAGTATCTTTACCCAAGTGAGGTAGGTCAGCGGCTAATCCATACTGCAACCGATTAAAGTTACTGAACGGATGCTCCTCAAACTTCTCAACTTCTGGTTCGAGCGAGATCAACAGATCCAACTCTTCCAAGTACACAGTACCCCCGGCATTAACAACATCATTCAGTTGAATCTCCACATGAATCGTGAGAGTAGTCAACCGGCCCTGATGAGACCAAGAATTCAATCTCGCTTCAAAGGCACTAATGATTTCCGCTGCTAACCCTTGCGGATTTCGATGCCGGTCTAAGAAATCAACATAGGTCGATTTGTAAGATTCCTTAGTCATAGTCCATTCGAGAAAGACGTCAATGTATTCACCGCCCTGAGTGTACTGCTTCGGTTTGAGAATCGAATGCACGCCCATTCTGGTCTTGACGCTTATAGTCCGACTTGACGCATTAACGTAGCGCATTGTAAACGCTGCGTTCTCACGACCCTTCAAATCGGGATCGCTCAACTCTGCACGAGAGGTGAACTTATCGAACGGAACAAAACGACGTCCCGAACTATCCATAACCTTATTGCCCCTGTGTATATAACTACGGTCCCCAATGGTTTTACTCTTTTCCTACTACGCCTATTTTAGTAATGTATGTCTGTAATTTCTTTATACGTGAATTGCCGTAGACGGCATAAAGCCGGGACCGAAGTCCCGGCTTTATGTTCACCCATTAATCCCACTAAGGATTAGGCAGCTCCGGAACTACTTCCGGAGGTAGCTCCAAGTTACGGAGCGGGGCTGCTAACATCAGTGGTATTAATGTCGCCTTTGATACGAAAAGGCAGGGTGCTTTCCAGCAGCTCGTCGACGCCTTTGATGTTCAGCTTGACGATGATCGGCAGGAAGTTGTAGTGCTGGAAGCGAGGCTGTACAACAGCTTCGTTACCAGGACGGTTGTTACGGGTAACGCTGATGGTCGACACGAGGGTCGGAGTCAACAGCATTGCACCGGCGGACAGAGCGTCCACGCCTTCGCCATCGCGAACGATGGTGAGGTACATCACGTCCGACAGACGCTGGTCGACATCGGCTTCCAGCTGGTAGCTCAGGCCGGCACCCAGGGTGCGGCTGTCGCCTTGGATCGTCATGAAGCGCTCGATCTTCTTGCTGGTAACCAGGGCAATGCGCCACTTCGAAGTGATCTCGCCACCGTCCATGTAACGGCAGGCGTTTTCGTAGTTGGTGCGTTGCAGGATGTCGAACGACACGGAGCGCAGGGTGTTGACCAGCACTTCGATACCGTTTTCCACGTTTGCCACAGTTTCCTGCGACTGAGCGGTTTCCATCAAGTCAACGTCCAGTTCCTGAACGTAAGGGTTGACCAACCAGCGGCCAATACCTTCGATAGGCAGTGCGTTGATTTCGAAGTCACCACCGGTCAGCTCGCCACGCAGGCCGCCAGTCAGACGCATCAGGCGCTCGTGGTAACCGATCAGGGTGCCCACCGCTTCGTTGTTGATGTAGGAACCAACGGCGAAGGTCAGCCAGTCCATTACGGTCTGGTCGCGGTTTTCGCTCAGTGGGTACGGTACGAAGAACGGCGCGCGCTGACGGGTCAGCAGACGTTCGGTCACGTTACGTACGTTGAGCATCAGGCCCAGGTGACGGTGGTTGGTGTTGGTCAGGCGAGCATCAGGCCACCAGGCGGAAGTAGCCAGTGCAGCCAGGCCATCAACGATGGTCTTGCCGACGCCAGCAGCCAGGTCGATCTTGTCGCCAGCGGCGTTCTTGATGTACATCACTTCCAGCGAACCGGCGTTGATGTTCACAGTGCCGCGCTCAACGTCAGCTTGACCGTTGATGATGGTCTTCAGACGAACCTTGTAATCGCCACTGGCGATAGTACCGAACACGGCGCCAGCAGGAGCGGCATCGTTGTAGGTCAAGGTGTCTTTGTTGATTTCCAGGGTGGTCAGCGGGAAGTTCAGCGCCATGGCGCGACCGCCTTGCTCTGGAGTCTTCACGAAGCGGCTGTAAGGCAGACCCTTGGTGTCGAAACGAATGGTGTCTGCGCCGAGGCTCAGGAACACGGATTCGATACCGATGTTGCGGTCCAGGGCTTCAGTGTAGTCAGCCTGACCAACGCGCTGTACGGAATCGATCTGGCCGATGCCGAGCAGGTTGATGGTCTTACCAACGGCCAGGCCGGAGGTGGTAACGGTACGACGACCGTTGACGTATTCGAACGGGGTGATAACCGAAGTGGCGACGAAGTTCGCAGCGGAAGTGGCGTTATAGCCAGGGATCAGCTGAGTGCTGTTGTCGTTCAGAACGGTGAAGTCGATCGCGGAGTCCATTACACGGCGCAGGCCGAAGTCCGACTCGGAACCGTCCAGGGCGTGTTGCAGGGTGTTTTCGACGTACAGGTTCGGGATCTGGATGTCGATACCGCCTTGCTCTGGGGACAGAGGCACGGTGCGGTAGATCATTTCCATCGCCGGACCCTGGCGAGCGATCTTGTAGTTCAGACCGATCGAAATCGACAGGTGGTCGATCAGCGACTGGTTGTCGTACGATTCGGTGGAGTAGACGCTGTCGTATTCGGAGCCGTCAGCGTGAGCGTAACGGGTGCCGTCGGTCAGCGACTTGCCTTCCATCGAGGTTTGCAGGCGCAGCAGGTCGGAAGGCTTGCTACCGAATGCTTTCAGGAACGATGCAGCGGCCAGACCGGCAGGGTTGGCGTATTCGGCTTTCTGGTTCTCGATGCTGGTTTGCAGCACTGGAGCCAGTTCACCGGCGATTTGGGACAGAGTGCCGCGGGCTTCGAAGCTACCGTTTTGCAGAGCGGCCAACAGGTCGCTAGCTTCGGTGCTGTAGCCGGTGCCGTTCAGCAGGTGATCTTTGATCTTCACTGCGGAAACGTGTTCCAGATCCGGCATACCGGATTTTTTGTCAATTACGATCTTGCTCATGAATTGCTCCAAATTGCAATTTGGTGTTGCCGAAGGATAGAAGCTTCTATTTTAGGATCGACGCCGACCTGTCACTAGTCGACTAGAGACAGCGATCCTACGTCCCGCAGGCGTTATGGAAACCGTGTGTTTATACATATCACCGTAATAGCAGTGATTTGCATAACATGTATCACTTATCACTCGTGTTGGTCGTTGTTCGTCAACTCACGAGTAAGTTCGACCGCATGACTGCTGCCTGGGTCAAGGTCTTTATTTACTTTCTCCAGATATCTTCTGAAGACAACGGACGCGTAAGCCACATCGACGCCCCTATAAAGGGCGACAGCTTTCAGCAGTTCTTTCATAACATCCTTTACTTCACCACCTTCCCGCTCGACGATGATGATACCATCGTACTTGTCAGGATAGATGTCGAAGTAACCCAGGACGAATTGCGGGATCGCCAACTGTTGTGGATTACCACCGAACAGTGCGAACACAGCATCGTCAGAGCTGAAGCCTTTACCAGCATCGGCATCTGGGAAAACGAACTCATCCAGACCCATACTGTTCAGACGAGCGCGGAACAGATGGTTCGCCAGTTTGTAAAGATCCACATCGTGTCTCGATACTATGCTTTCGAATTCTTTGATGTCAGTCCCGTAGTGCGTCATAGCACCGCTCAACCATTTTGGGATGTAGCGAATACTGACTGGCTTACTCATGAGATATCCCCAATTCAATTTGCCTGCGGTGAGGCGGTATGGAAATTAAGCTACTGTTAGCCAAGGCCATCAGTGCCATGTACTACTCGAGTCATTCGGGCAAGAATGACCCTGAGGCTTTGCTCAATGTAATCGATCGTACACTCGATCACCTTCATCTAACTGATGATGCTTCAAACTCCAACCGGGAACACAACGCTTTGTCCCGAGTTCGGAACTTAGTCATCTGGATGAAGAAGAAAGGATCAGAGCATCCGTACGACATTAACGACCTAATGGGTCGCATCCGAATCGCCGCAGGGGATAATGATCGCCTATATGATCTATTTACCCGCACCATTCTTCTGGTGGACGACCCTGATGCAGCCAAGGATAAACTCGATGAAGCAACAGCCGAGCTGTACGACTTTATCGGGGTAGAGGAGTTCACGAAACTCCTGCGGGACGCAGCGCGTAAGCTCGGCTTTGATCGTGAGAAGGTCGGTGATGTTGCACGCTTCCGTGAAGAGATCATCGCCAAGATGACAGAGCTTCCACTATCTGGTAAACGTCAAGCTGGTGGTGCGATGCGTCGCATTGACATCAGTGACGTTGAAAGCCTGTCGGAAGTCTACGCTATGGCTCAGCTTGCCATTGATCCACGAGCTATCCTCAAGTACGGCTTCAAGGCCGCTAACCGGATGACTGGTGATCAGGAAGGCGCACGGCGCGGTGAGTGGGCTAACGTATCCGCATTGCCGGGTATGAACAAGTCCGGTACTCTGCTGGATCAGCTATTTGCATTCTGTATCTTCAACAGTCCCGTGCTCTTTGATGAGACGAAGAAACCGCTGCATGTGTTTGCTACTGCGGAAGATAAACCCGAGCTGGTTCTTCAGAAGCTATACACACTGTTGATGCAATACGAGTTTGGTCTGCCCGTCGTAACGAAGGGCGTCGACTCTCGTGAGATCGCTCAGTACGTTTTCGACAAGATGACAGCCAATGGCTGGCACGTCATGATTCTGGACTACACTCGTGGTGCAGACGTCGACGACTACATCGATGACTTGAAGCAATTCATCAAAGAAGGCTACGAGATTGTTTCGGCTGGTTGCGACTACATCAACCTGCTGACCAAGAACAACATCGTGGCGGCTGTTGCTGGTGACGAGATTCAAGGAGCGCACCGTCGCGTCCGTAAGTTCACGTCTCCAAACAACATCTTTGCGTACACAGCTCACCAACTGTCTCCAGCGACTCGTGACTTGGCCCGTACCTATCCTGACGACTACATCAAGCGTCTGGTGGATAAAGGCTACTACGAGGGTTCCAAGAAGCTCAACACCGAGTTTGACTATGAGGTCTTTACCGCGAAGACTATTCACCAAGGTCAAGCATGGGCTGAGTTCCAATGGGGTAAGCATCGTAAGATCGGTGCAACTCAGGAACAGGATAAGTATTACGCATTGAAGTTCTTGGATTACCCGATGATGGGCTTCAAGTACGATCTGCTTCTTGACGAAGATCTTTCGTATAAGAAAGTAGGTGCGCGTACTACCAATGGCGAAGGTGGTTCTGATTGGCGCGACTTCGACGATTGATGGAGGTATACGTGAGTAAGCAATATATGTTGTTGTCCGGACATCTGTTCAACGGTGAACCAACTTACGCATTCCGTCACGACGACCATTGGTACTTCACACATCGAACGTTTCATTCCGAACTACATGCCAAACGTGAAGCTGTCGAATGGTTGGCAACCCGTGACATCAATGTAGAAGTCGAAGACATTGGTGTTGAGTTGGGTTGAAGGTAGTAATTGAAACAAAAAAAAGAAGTAATGAGAGCGTGGCTTTCGCCACGCTCTCTATGCCGTTTAGGCAGTTGCCGATTCAGCCGCCTTACGAGCCGCTGCTGCTTCAGCACCTTTAAGCTTCAACTCCTCATCGTCGCGCTGCGCACGCAGATGACGAATATAATAGCCGAGACCAATACCGAAGCTGATCAATAGTACTTCACGCATTTGAAACTCCTTGCATTAGGGGATTGTTGCGAGTGGATGATATCTGTCTGTAATTTATTCGACTGGGCAGTCTCGAACAACTACCCCTGAACTTACGTCCAGTGCGATACCAGCACGTACCACTTCTTTAGAACCGACGCAGCGGCTCGTCCGATCATGCCAGTCGATGTAGACCATCGAGATGGAAAGACCGAACGACAGTGCCGCTGCAAGTAACCACAGAGTCAGATTGTCAACCCTTTCTTCTTCAAACTCAGGTT